TATCTGTCAGAAGTTGATCACCTGAAGGGTATTGAAGTTCTCCAGAACTATTGATAACCGTGATGTAACCCGCTTCACCATTTCCCCACTGCATGTTTCCAGAACCATCGGTGATGATAACACCACTATCCATGTAAAGAGCACCAGTGGCTGAAATAGACCAAAGCTTTGTACCAGTCCAACTGTCTGAGTTAGCTGGCGAAGATTGAATGTTGATTGAGCTAGTTGAGTTAACCCCCGCCATAGCAAACTTCCATGCCATATCGGTTGTATTGTCCAAGCTATCCGAGTTATTGGGATTAACATTATATGCCCAAGTAACTTCGCCATTACTTTTTTCAGAAAGACGCATTACAGCTTCATTACCTGTGTTGCTAACGATTAAGCTTTGATTAACGATCTGCACGTCTCCACTAGTATCAATAGTTACATAACCATTAGCAAAAGAAGCTGAACCATCGTAGTTAAGCTGAGTAACCGAAGAACCCCCGAATGGTTGTACTTGTATAGAATTGCGAACAAATAATTGACCATTGATGGCGACATAACCATAATCAGGGTCGGAAATAAGGGTCGTTAGATAATCCGTGTTCCAAGTATCTGATACTGTGCTGATAGCTTGTTCATTATATTGATCGTAAATTATTCTGTTATTTACGTCAGCCCATTTGTCACCATTAGATGCCAAAATATTACCAAACATCGTGACATTACCGGATGTATCCCCAACAAGATTGCCGCCAGATAAGGAGAATGACCCATCCGTATTGACCCAAGCGGCAGTACCAGAACTGGCACCGATGGAGATGGTATGTGGTTCTGTTCCTATATAAAGAGCACTAAAAGCCGAAGCGAGGGATGGAAAATTAGCATTGCCCGCCCCATCAAGGGCCATAAGGCCATTAGTGCTATTTAAATTTGCCGCTAACGCGGTCGCCACCCCAGAACCGGGAGTAACGGTAGCAAGATCGCCTAGTCCTAAAGCTGTGCGAGCCGCTGTTTGGCTCGCCGCCGTGATTAACGCTTGTCCCGTTGTTGTCGCGTCGGTTAGATCGTTAGATGTCAAAGTGACCGCGCCTGTGCGTCCGGCCACGCTTGTTACCGCTCCGCCACCGCCTCCTCCTAAATTAGCGATTTGCTGAGTAGTCGCGCTATAAGAAGTGCCCCCTTGAACGATTTCTAATAATTCTTCTCCGGTTAGAGAAATCGGAACGTCGGGCAGGTCTGTAATTTTTACGTAAGTAGGCATTTTAATCAGAAGTTAAAGCAAACAAATCTTGCTTCTTAGCAATTTCATTAGACCATTTCCACTGTTCGTAATAACTTAGTGGAGTGTATGTGCCTGATTCTGTGAGGAATGCAGCTAAATCTCCCGAATGTTGAACTTGGGAGTGCAAGCGAGCTAAAAAATCATATCGGGTGTTATAAAGAGGGTCAGCCATAGTTTCATAAATTATTACACTAAATAATAGTTATGTTCTTTGTCTGAATAAATCATATTCCGCTACAATGTATTTGATGATTTCATCGCGCATAATATCTTCAATGCCGAATTTGAAACAATGGACTCCGTTGTCTTGTGCAGTTTCTTTATTATACCAATCGTAAAAATTTCTAAACCCCGAATCTGCCTTTTTACCTTTGATATAATCAATTTGCTCCGTGTCCCCTGCTATAACCATTTTTGAAAATTTACCCAAACGTGTTAAAGCTGTTTGAATTTCATGTTCGTTTAAATTTTGAGCTTCATCGATAATGATATACGAAGCGTTAAATTCGCGCCCTCGAAGATAATTTACGGGTAAACAAACTAATCTTTCATCTTCGTACAGTTTTTTTATTTCGTCTTTGGGTAATAAAAGAGCTAATTTTTCCTCGAAAGGGGCCATGAAGGGACTCATTTTGAGTTTTTCATCGCCGGGAAGAGAACCAAGCCCTACAGCGCCAGATTCAACAATCGAACGAACTAAAATAATTTCCTTTATTCTGCCTAAATTCAACAACTCTAAGCCAACGGCCAAAGAAATGAAGGTTTTCGAAGTTCCACTTGCGCCTTTTACGAAGATGTATTTCGTATTAGAGTGTCGAATAATTTCGATTAACTCTCTTTGTTTTTTTGTCCATTCAGGTTTGGCGAGATGTAGTTCGAAAGAGATTCTATCTCTTTGGTAAACTTTGATCGATTTATCTAAAGTATGAGCTTTCAGGCTCCCGTTGGCTTTCCCGAGGTTTTTCTTTCTCATCACTTATCATTACAATAACTTACGCTCCGATGAACAAAAAACATTAAAACGCAAAATATTGTGGACAAACGGATATTTCATGAACCCGAAATAAAAAGAGCTTGACTTTCAACACATTATACCCTAAGATGAGGAAATGATCCCATCCGTCTGCCGATTGACACACTGCTATTATGCGGGAATAGGTTCGAGAGAAACACCCGAGTCCATTTTGTCGCTTATGGAAAAAATTGCGATGAAAATGGTTCTGGTTAATCGTAATATTCTTCGTTCGGGGGGCGCGGACGGTGCGGACGCTGCTTTTCAACGCGGTGTTGAGGAGGCGAAGGGGCCAGCGGAAATTTATATTCCTTGGAACGGATTTAACAATCTATCTCATGGTTATCGTAACGCTATTCTAGTAAAAGACGGCAAAATCATTCAGAGCGGTGAACAATTAGCAAAACAGTTTCATCCTAATTTTGCTAAGCTCTCTATTGGTGGTAAGAAACTAATGATCCGTAATGCCTTTCAAATCTACGGCTCTAATTTTAATCATCCTTCGCGGTTTGTTATTTGTTGGACAAAGGACGCGGCAGATGGCCTAGCTATTAAGACAAGCTATGCAACGGGAGGAACAGGACAAGCAATCCGTTTGGCGGCATATGCTGGCGTACCGGTAGAAAATCTCGCCAACCCCGATACCTTAGCCGGATGGGAAGAATGGATTAAGGAAACTTCTTGACAAAATGTGAAAAAAGTTGTAAGATGATCTTATGTTGATACTTTTCTTTTTCGGCGCGTGGTTCGGGCTAGTGTTTATTTACAAATTTTTCTTTACTAATTATGGGACGCAAGGAGGAAGTGGAATACATCGTGTTAGAGTACAATCAAGCTATAAAAAATCATTTTGAAGGATTGAGGCGCGTATCTCGTAACAATAAAAAACGAAATTGGTTTCAAAGATTTTTCGATATTGGATGGGACAATGAGCCCCCTCCAGAACTTCCAGAGGAACTAGACCCATTTATTAAAAAAGAAGCTCGTAAATACGGTTTTAAAATAGCGAAATTTATAAAACGATGAAATATGTATGTGGATTTTGTATCGGGCCGGACTTAAAAGATGTTATTTTAATTAAAAAGACGCGCCCCGATTGGCAAAAGGGACTTCTTAATGGTGTCGGAGGTAAAATTGAGCCCAATGAAACGCCATATGAAGCAATGGTGCGTAAATTTAAGGAAGAAACAGGCGCGAATTTGACAGAGTGGTATGAATTCGCTAATTTGATCGATCATGGCAATGAGATTATATGCTTTTTTGCTGTTGCATCTCCTATCGTGACGACAATGACAGATGAAGAAGTAAATTATCATAGCCTTTTCACAACAGACGCGGAAAAAGTAGTTCCAAGTATCCTTTGGCTCATACCCTTGGCGCTCGACCGAATCAAAAATCCTCATTCTTTCGTAGTAGCAAACATTTTTTATAACAAACAAATAGGAACACACAGAAAATGAACATGCCGTTTGGAAAGCACAAGGGAATAGAACTAAGTGAAGTGCCCGCCGATTATCGTGATTGGCTTTTGAAGCAAGAGTGGATTGATAAGTTCGAAGACTTGAAGCAAGAGCTTCTTGATTTGAAGGATACGGGCAAGCCAGCCGAGCCGAAGAAGAAAGAAAAGACCGCGCCCGCTCCTCAAGAGGTCGATGACGATAATCCTTTTTAAAATGACAACGGTAGTTAATCTTTATAAAACTCCTGACTTCGATGTTTATATCGGGCGAAAGGGACTAGGCCAAGATGGGTATTTTGGCAATCCGTTTATAATGGCTAAAGATAATACGCCCGAGGCGCGAGATTCAGTCTTAGCTTCTTATCGTACATATTTTTATAGTAGAATCGAGAAAGACCCCGAATTTAAAAAGCGGGTTTTGAGTTTAAAGGATAAAAGACTCGGTTGTTTCTGTCATCCTAAAGCGTGCCACGGCGATATCATTGCCGAATGGTTGGATGGCGTAAACATTGAAATGGGCAAAGGCGATTGAAGATGAGTAATAAGACGTACAGATTCTTTTATCATTATAATAAACCTCTTTCAAGGAAAACACAAATTCCGACTATGACCGTTCATTTTCGAGGTAAATGTATCAATGCGCAATTACTAACTTGCTTTCCCGGCGCGCAATCTCAGATAAACAAACGCCAGCCATTTTGTGTGATGGCCGGATGGGCTCACGAAGTTAGAACGCGCAAAATGGATAATGGACAAATTAGTGCTTTGATTATATGATCTTCGCTATAATAATACTCGTAATAGGATTTTTTATATTTTATGACAACGATGACTTCCCCGGCCCAAGCGGCTACTAAAATCGACAAGACGGAGCTTACTCAACGCGAGTACAACAAGAAAATAGCCCCTTATCTTTATGGGGGTGACGATACTGAAATCGCGCAAAAGCACGATGAGAAGATTCATCGGTTATTTTTTTCTATATATGAAATTGTACCCGAAGCCGAACACATGATGCTTTATCACGACAAGGAACAGCCATGAACCTATCAAAAGACGAATTTAAAGCCATAGCGAAGGAGGTTGTTGCCTGTTGTCGAGAACACGGAACCTCTTCTACTGAGCAAGTCGAATCCATCCTCCGCAAACACGCAAGCCAAGATGGGTGGGTGAGCGTGCCAGAAGCTTGGTTTCGCTCGTACATGACGACGGTGCTAACAATCTTAAGTGAAGAGAAAACCGGGTACGTGGATCAGCTTCACTCGATAATATCGAGGGCTCGCGAGAAGGCAGTCGAAGCTTTCCACAAGGCAAAGACGCCTCTCCCCACGCCTCCAGCGAAAGAAGGGGAAGCGTGAAGACTTGTCCTGATTGTAAAGGCTCTGGTTATAATTCTCCTGAAGCACCGGGAGATTATGTCGCGGCATTTACCGAATGTAAAAAATGTAAAGGAACTGGTTTGATCGAAAGAAATATAAAGTCTTATCCAAAAAATTATGAAAAACGATGACGTAGCTGGAATAATAGAAAATGAGGGATTGGGCTATGCTTTAGAATGCTATACAGATGGGCTAGATTTCGAAGACGAGCAATTAAAAGAACTTTGGACACAAGGGCGCAAAGCTTTACAAGCTATTCGTGATTATTTAGATATTAACATATGAAATATAAAGAACTACTATACGCGCTTGAGCATTTGACCATAGGAGAACTCGAACAGGAAGTTTTGGTTGATGCCGAGGATTCACAGCATGGCAGAAGCATCTTCAATGGTATGACGGGTCTGGATCGCATGACAGAAGAAGATGAACTTGCGAATCCCGGCAATTTTAATTGGAAGAAAGGACAAGTTTTCTTGACATGAGGTTATGCTATCTTATCAGGAAAGAATCTTAAGTCCGCTCATCATTAATAATGCCCTTGCAACGAAGGATTGTAATGTTGAAGAATCCCGCTTTTTTCTTGACTTGATTACCATTTACTGTTTAGATGAAGATATCGCGCCGGAAGAATACGAGGATTACGCTGTTAATTTGTTGAACTATTTTTATTCGGAAAACTAATGCGACGACTCACCAAAAAGCTGAGACGGGAGGTTTGGGAACAATTCATTGACCAATTTCCTGATTTATCCAATAAAGAATTAAATATTTTAATTGAAGACGTTTGGAAGCAAATTAAAGAAGAAGATAAGAAAAATGAATCGGCCATACATGTTTCAAGTTAAATATCAAGAATGGAAAGACGGCAAAATTGGCTGGACGGAATGGATAGACAGTCAAAATTTTCCTTCATTAAACGAAGCGCGGGCTTATAAGCGAGAATGTCAGAAAATTAATAAAGAAAATAGTCAATCCTCATTTTTCCAGTATCGTATTATTACATTAATTGAGAAAGTTTGTAGATGAGATTGAAAACCGAGCGAAACGGAGACAAAAGAATTAAAAAAAGATTTTTAATATTCCCCAAAACTATTCTAGGGGAAACTCGTTGGTGGGAATTTGCGCAATGGGAACAAGAACTTATCGTTGATAGAGAAACCTTTTGGATAGATAATTTTTGGATTGATTAATTATGATGATTTGTTTATATTTACTGTTTAATTATTTACTTTTGTGCTTTTTTGGCGCTTTGGGATTCGTGGCCCTTTTTCACATAACGATAGCTCTCATTAGAATGATAGAGGATAAATGAAAAAGTATTTAGTAGAAATCACTAAGACGATTCAAGTAGATGCGAAAGATATTCGAGAAGCTCATCTTGTTGCTTTGTTGAATTTGCGAATGGCCGGACGAACACCCATTGAATCAAAAATCAACCGCTGATGAGGCTTACGAGGAGTTATTTAAATTATGTTTATAGTATTACTATTTTGGTTTTGTTTTGGGCTATATTTTCTTAAAGACTATCGTTTTCCCAAAGATTGCGGGCGGCTCTTTCCTTACATGATTTTCTTCGTGTTCTGCGGGCCACTATCGGTTCTTTGCCTTCTCCTATCCTATGCGGGCGTAGTTCGTTTACAATTTTGTTATAGGGAATAATAGTGATATGGCTGTTGAGAGTTTAACTAAGGCAAGAAAATTAGCAAAGAAAGAAAAGAAATGATTTTTCAATTAGGAGAACAGACAAGAGATGTTTCTTGTGGGGATATGGTAACAACCTGCGAATTTATTGGTTATATTCCCGTTGATCGATATACCCCTCACAAACTTTTGTTCTACGACCTAGTTTTCAAATGTTTTAGATTATGTGAATGGAAAAAGTCTCTCGCCGGAAAAACTTATTTAGACGGATGGAATTGTGCGAATAGTATATCGGAGTTATTAAAGAAATGAGCCTGTGGTATTGTGAAGAACATGGATTGGTCGGGCCGGAAGCTTGTTGCGGCAAAGCATCTGTAGCCCGAATAGAAGCAAGCAATCCCGATCCTCTAGCGGCGGGATATGTTGAATTTTCCAAAGCCTACGAGGCTATTGGAAATGACTTGTTTAAAATGGAAATCAAGGTCACGCAAAATGAAATGAGGCGCATGATCGAAGAACCTTGGCTCCGAAATATATTGGAGAGAAAATGAACGATCTAAAAAAACTAACCGAAGGAATGGTAAAGAAGGGAGGGATCAATCTAGGCCCGATTCCTCCAAGACCAGCGCCGCCCAAGGGTCAAGGAGGAGGAGTGGGAGCGTGTAAGGAGCTAGAACTAGCTAAGCTTCAATCCGCTTGCTTTACCATAGGATTGATTTATCCTTTCTTAACTAAACCCGTCAACGGCAATTTTAATGAAGAATTTGAGGCGTTGATTGATAAGTATTGTAAAGGTTTCCAAGAAAATAGCCCCCTGTAAAAATTCAGAATATGTATGTAAAGGGTTCTAACTAAATCGCTTGGGATAATAAAACTAGGCGCCCCCCGGCGCGCGCGAAGCTTTAGCCATGTGAATGATTGGAAAAAGGGGTAGGATGCCGCGCTTGAATCGTTTAGCCACGGCAACCTTTCCCCGCGTTAGATGGTCAGGCAATCGGATTAATAACATATCCTATAATCTCACCCCTCGCGATCCTTCGCTCTAGCGTTTGGATAATGGGCGCTAAGGAAAGCCCTTTCGTGCACATATCAAAAAGCATGCCATCTGTCCAATAGATTCTAACTTTATTCATAAGACACAATGCGCGTTAGTCACCTCCGCGCGTGTTTGTTTGTTTGTTTAGATTGCCATCGGCTCGGCGTCCGACAAGTCAGACAACGCGCAAATGAACTCGCTAGGCTTGCTCTGAGGCTGTACCGTGATGGCTTTGAAGTAGTGCGCCGTACCAATGACAGCTTGGACACACTTGGCAAATCCGCTTGCAATGCGACCCTTGGCCTTGTCGCGCTCGCTGGTGCCATGATACAGGCAAAGCGCCAGCAATCCGCGAATGAAATGCTTACGCGTCACAAAGAATTCGCAATAGGTAAAGCTAGGCTCATACCATTCCGGCAACTCTGTAATTGCGTGGAAGTTATAGAGCAAGTTAGTCGCTTGCTCCACTTGGCTTGAGGTACCTTCGATAACCAACTTAAGACGATTGCCCGACGGGTGAAGCGCGATAGATGCGCCAGTGATTCGATTAATGATGTTTTGCATATGTGATTGTGTTTACTAACGTTGCGTTGTGATGAATGAGAATAACAAGAGACAAGAGATGACGGTGAGAAGCATAGCGGTCTAGTCCGGTATGTCCTCGGTGGATACGTCACCATTAAACGTTGCGCCGATATCGCCGCGCGTTGCGCCATTCGCAAACACCTTGTCGCGGTTAAGGTCAAAGATGTCATAACCAAGCGCCCGCAATGCCTCATGCCGCGATTGCAGGTTGCTCCAATCAATCGGAGTTTCCACCTTGGAGCGCAAGGCAAGCTCGGTATCGGTGGATACTGGCGTGCGGTTGCGACCTTGGCTTTGCAAATAAGCCTTGTTGGCGTCTGCGTTGCCATTAGACGCGACTTGTACGCTAGGCGCTACGGTGCGACCATACTTAGCTTCAAAACGCGCTACGAGCGATTCTGCGATGATTGCGGCATTATCCGCTTGCGCTTGCGTCATGTCCTTACCGATAATGACCGACAAGGTGAGATTTAAGTTAAGATTCATTAGTTTGTTAGGTTGCGAGTTTCGCCGTTAGTTACTTCCGGCTAACTCTAGATTGCCTAGCGAGTTGCTGCTTTCTTGGCCTTTTGCTTAGCTTCCAAGTCCGCGAGGTATTTCGCGCCGGGGGGAGTGAGGCGCTTCTTACCCGCCTTAGTGTCAACGTAGCCAAGCCCGGCAAGCCATTGCAGGCGATACGACGTTTCCTTACTCGGCTCGCCTCCGCAATGAGAAGAGATTTCATTGACCTGCTTTCCGTTGGCATCGATGCCGAGAAAGCGAAGCGTTTTGATGTCGTTGACGCAAAGACCGCCGGGGAAACGCTTGTACGTCTTGCACATTTCCTTGGCCTTTTCAACCGTGATAGTCGGGCCGGAGTACATGCATTCATCTTTTACGAGATGATCCACCGCGCGACCATTAGGCAAAACGCGATCTGCGAGGTATTCAATCGCTTCCGGCGTGATCTTGAATTCCTTCGCCCAAAAGGAAGCTTTGAATTTGATAAGATCAATAACCTCCTTGCGCGAGTAAGGCACGAATTGAATAGACGTTGCGCGACCCGTTGATCCAAAGATTGCGGAATCGAGCAAGTTCTCGTTGCTGGCAAATATCCACAGGTGCCGCTTGCGGTCAACGGTGAAGCGAAAGTCGCCGTGACGGATTTCTTTCGTCATTGCGTTGCCAAGCTCAAGAATGGGCTTAAGGAAATTAAGCACTTTCTTCGACAAAGCGTGCGCTTCGTCAACAAAGATCAAAACGCGCTTGTGTTCAATCTCCACAAGCATATTGATCAAGTTAGGAAGCGTGGTTGCCGCGTTGATTTCGACATAATTGAATTCGTCGCGTTCGCCAAGGGCATTCGCTTGTCCCTCGCTTGCCTGCTTAAGCCATTTGGCAAGCATTTCCGCCGCGTTAGTCTTGCCTAGTCCGGCATAGCCAACAAAGCCAAGGCAGGGAAGCGGGATGTTCCGCTCTTCCGCGACGGCATTGCAAACGTTTTCCGACATCCGGCAAAACTCCTGTTGTCCGATATATTCTTTGGTGAACTTCATAGTTGTTTCTTTCGTTAGTTGTTTGTTTGTTTCTGGCGTTTTTACCAGACTACAGCCTAGCGGATTAGACTAGGCTGAAATCTGACTAAAACAAAGCCATTACCGCCAGCGATAGAATAACAATCGCTTGCGAGATGATGACTTTGACGGCGAGTGATAGGGAATCAATTTCGCGCATGATGCCTTTAGCGTGAAATGTGAACGTGCGAGGCTTGCAATAGATGCAAGCAATATGGAGTGCAATGCGTTGTGACATGATGTTTTCCTTTCGTTTGTTGGTTATCTAATCTCTAGCTAAGACAATCTCTTGTGTTTCCCTCTCTACTCTCTTTTTCGCGATTAATTTAATGAGAGTAAAAAAGGTAAAGGGGAGACGCAAGATTGCAATTGCCCTAGCTGGAAACTAGAGGCTAGCGAGATTTGACCGCCTCGCTAGCCTGTTTCGAATATCGCATTGCCCTTTGCGCTACTTAATGACCTGTCTAGAGTCTTTAGCTTGCCACTCTAGCTTGTCTCACATTAATTGACGCATACTCTCTTGCGAGTGGTAAAGTTTACCGTTTTACCATCGTGATAAACTCTAAAAGTTTACCAGTGCTTTTCCGTTGCAGATACGTGCTATCAGGTTAGCTCACCGCGCTTTTGTTTTTTGCCAGCGCCTAGCGTTCGACCAACGTTGCTAGAGTAAGGCATAAGCTACAGGCAAGCAAGCGAATTTTTTATAAAATTGCAAATAAGTTATAAACCCTTGCAACGATAATATAATAAACTTGTTTGTTAGTTTGTTTGTTTGCGCCTTATATAAGGCAATGCGGAATAAGCCGCTAAGGAAAGTTCCATGCCAATTTGTTTAATAAATAAACTTGTAATCTAACTGGCTTTTTTTATACAAAGTGGTCAAAAGCTATCCATAGCACAATCGAGCGCAAATAGGTCTAGAAACGATTAGACCTAGCGACTAGTACGACCATAGCGCACGCTTTTAAAAAAATAGTTTTAATTAATTATAATAACAATTACTTACAAAAGAAATTGCCCGCTTAAAAGCTAACAAACAAAATGCCCTATAAGTCAACGTGGCGATCCGGTCGGCTAAATATTAGCAAATATAAACAATTAAGCTGTAACGCTAAAGCCCGCAGCGGGTTTTGTTCACGCGGCTGAACAGTTGCCCCGGGTTCGACATCGCGACGCGCGGCGGCTCTTATTTAGCAAAAAATCGTTCGAATTCAGGAGGGTCTTATTTAGAGCTTTTTCGTTCGAATTTTGGGCCTTTGTTATTTAAGCCATTTTCGTTCGAATCCATCAATTATACATCCAAATAATATATAAATTAACGTTATTTACTATTATTTCGCTAGATTATCAAGCTCTTTTGAAATGCAATTGACATAAAAATAACTCATCTTCGGGCGTTGCGCAATGACATGATTAGCCCACATAGTAACATAAAAGCGAAAGTGATTTTTGTTTTTCATAATGCGTTTCATCAATCCTATTTTACACGAATTATTTATTTAATTATCGTTAGATGAAAGAACTTCATTCAATTCGCGCGTGATAATCCAATTCCAGCGATTTGATACCGTATTACCATAGGCCAAAACAGACAATGCCCATTGGTGAATGAAATAATTGAGGCGCGATTGATTCTTCATGGTTTGTTTATAAGGGATGATTTGTTATCTGTCAATGAATTTATTTTTATTATCAATTGAAGATAATAAAATAATGCAGAGCTTTTAAACATCTTTATAATAGATAACTTACTTAATCATAATCATTTACATCATTAGGAAAATTTAAATAAGCATATCCTTCAAAGTATGTATGGGCTGCTTTATCATATACCTTTGCGGCACATACTTCATCATCAAAATAACCAAGATGTTTTATTGTATTATTGATCTTGATATTAGCTCGAAAAAGCTTACGAGTATTACAAAAACTCACGCCTTTAAAACGCGAAGAACGAGGCGCTTTACATTTTCTTGTATTATACGCATTCGTTCGGGCTGAACATACTCGCAAATTAGACTTTTGATTATTAAGCTTATTATGATCGATATGATCCGTAGAAACAGTATTGTCTGTAATCCCCATTACTTTACGATGGAATAGCATCAAAGTTCGACGCTTGTATCTTCTGACTTTGAATCCTTTACGTTTAATCGTAACGCATTTAGGAATACTTGTAATTAAATATCCTTGACGAGAAACATACCAACTATGATTATTAAAGAAATCTAAATCTTCATCATCAAATAAGACTTCGTGGAAAATTTCACCATCAAAAATTGCTCTTACTTGCATTCTTAATTATACCGATTTAGGCACAGTTTTTCCACACTAAATAGGCGCAATATTTAGCCGTTTAGTTGGCTAATAAAATGGGCAAGGAAAGTGGCGAAAGGAATGCTTACCAAGAATTCCTAATGCAATACATAAGCTCTTTGCCACATTTAGAACAAAATTCGGGAGTTCCTATCGGTATATTATAAGGCGCTGGTTGTTCATTTCCACACGCCATACAAGAAATCATTATATCCCCGTTAGGTAAATCGCCACAAAATTCAGTATCGGCTTGATTAGAATTTAATCCATTTTCTTGATCGAAAGTTCTCATATTTTAAGGTAAAATTATAGCAAATAAGATAACCGGCCAAATTATTACATAAAGACCATACAAGCGCAATTCATATTCTTTTTGATAGATTATCACGCTTAAACCGAAAGGAATGCCAATTAGGATATAAATTAGAAATAGATAAATCAAATTCATTTCTTTTCTTTATATTCCGCGCCTAGAAAGAATCCAAACTCATAAAGTGTTTTTCCTACTTTAATCCAGCGATCTTTATCGCCTAGATATTTCCAAACGAAATTCCCATCAGAACGAAATGCCGCAAAAGCCATTTGACCTAATTCTTCATCGGTTGGTTTATTCATGGCTTAATTCCGCACATTGCTAATAGCTTAAAAGTAACATTATTAAGCCACCAATCATACCATCTATCGAATGCGGGTTTTTCGTTATCATCGCCTCCAATTATTCTAATAATATGTATTGCCAAACAAGGGGAAAGAATAACCATTGCTGGCATTGTCGTTGAGAAAATAATGGCTATTTTAAGTAAGCCTTTTAGAAAGTAAATCATATTTTAATCAACTTCGTACCATTCTTGATAATCTTTATCAAATCTAAGTTTTTTCATTTCTTTTCTTTTTGCTGATAAGAATAGTATTCGGCCCGATTCGTCTTACTTGATCACGAGGAAATTCCTTTTGTACTTTTTCCAAAGATTTAGCGCGAAACCATTCTTCGGATTCGGACATGCGAATCAATTGAGCCCTACGTTTTAGTTTAGTTTTAGATGGAAACATATTTTGATTTCTTTTCTAATTCATTTTCTAAAGCGATTATACTTCAAAAGAACTATTATATTCAGACTTGCAAGGCTCGCCCATATACTTTTCCCAAAAGCTTTTCTTATTCTTATACCGATTATAAAGCGCGTACCACTTATCAAAAAGCTCTCCAAGCTCATTTGCGCCTGATTTATCAAGCTTAAGCTTGGCCTTATTCAAGGTATCGTAAGCATAATTTCTGCCTACGAAATCCAAAAAGATTATGCGCCCGTATTCAACTTTGAAAGTGACTTTATTCTTTCCGTCAATTACTTTAGAAATATGAAATCCATCCCCACAATTATTTCTATCGAAACTAATGCCTAACAGAATAATATTCTTCAAGTCGCCATCTCTTACTTGATAATAGTCTTGGCGAAGAACCCCCACACGAAAACACCCATTAGGATATTTTTCTTTCCAAAGTGCGCATTTCTTTTTCCAAAGAAGTTGCTCTACTTTTCGCTTTTCTTTAATTAGTTTTTGATAAGCGGTCATTAGTTTTCCTTAAATTGTTCCAAAAATTCCTTGCGATTCTCCAAGACAGACGACGGCGCGGATTGCGTTTTCATTTGTTGGCGCAATTTTTGTTCTTCTTCTTCAATCCAGCCCGGTTTAACGTTATTAGATTGTTCGAAGGCGATTTCACTTAAATCGAAAATCATGCGCTTAGTTAATATAAATTACTTTTTCTCCATCTTCGTCTTTATCTTCGTAAGGATTTTCAGCGTCAAACGAAACATGCTGCTCGAAATAAGCAACTCGATAATTGCCATATCCTTCCTTTTCCAATTCCTGCAAACGCTTGATATATTCGGTTAGTTTCATACCAATAAACTCTCTTGCAATTTCTTATCATTCAAGACGGCGGATGCATAATCATCCATGAGCTTAGGCAAACCCTTGAGAAGGCGCGAAAACATAAGGTCTTTATCTTCTTGACCTTCATCAAATAGCACGCATTTTTCCAACTTATCTTGCCATGTTTTATTCATAAAATTACAGATTAGACAGTTCGACAAAATAATTATTCATAAAATCTTGTGTCGCAGATTGAACGATACTATTAGGATAGTATTTTTCAAGAAAAATCGTTGCTTGGCGTTTCGTTGTATTGCTATAAAATCGGGCGCTCGAATGAATTTCGATGCAAGGCGCTTCATCCTTCGCGATCATTACCACAGTCTCGTAAGAAAAGAGAATGCGATAGAGAACACTCGCAATTTGAATCTCAAGAACGTGAGCACTCGGCCCGAGGGGAATTAGCTTCATATTATGATATTACCACACGATTATAACAAAGTCAAGGAATTTTATCGAAAAATCCAAGATGCTCAAACGCAATCCTTTCCTCCTCTGTCCATTGTGGAATTAATGTGTTTACTTTAACATCACGCTCTCGCCCAAGTTTATTAGATAGATTTTTAAGAAAATTGTTTGTACCTCCCGATGCTTCGCGTCGTTTTTCGACAAGAATTCTCAACAAATCAATTTCAGCAATAGATAAGTCCATATTAATTATTAAAATCGCTAGGGTAAACAAAATCCAAGTTGACATCCCATGTCAAGCTAATTCTTTACTTAAATTCTATATTTTTGAAATCTTCTTTAGAAAGCCAAGTTGCTTCTTTGATAGGCCACCATTTGCCTATAAACTTAAATTGCACATAACGAAAAATTTTGTGTTTGCGCAATGGAACCGCGCCCATCTTACCGTATTTATAAAATTCCATAATTTGTTTATTAACGAAAGGTAAAAACGTATTTCTGTCCACGCTTAACAAGATTGCACGTTTTACGCCCCTTGATGCGCTCATGGAAAGCTTGCGGCGCTTGTGCTATCGGCACATTGAACATTTCACCATCTTTGGGCAAATTGCAAAAATATCCAATCGTGTTTAGAATTTCCTTTGTTTGTTGCGCGTCATGCGTTGCGGTAATTGCGTTCATGTTTGTTTATTAAGATTGAATTGATTCGAGTTCCGCTTCCGCGCGGGCTTCGGTAAAGAAGGGAAACAGGTAAGAATCCTTGCCGAGCTTCGCAACCGCCTCATCCAAAATCGCCAGTTCTTTTTCTTTTGTCATACTTTTATATTATAACCAGATTCATTCCCTGTCAAGAGATTTCTTTATTATTCTGCTTTGCCTAATTTATTCCAGTATTCTTCTAAGGAATAAATTTTATAAGTTAACGACAAACGGGCTAACCGTTCTTTTCGCTCTTCCACAAGCTTTTCTACCGACTCGCGCGTTCCTTGTGCAGCGAAATATTTAAAAGTATTACCCACGTCAACTTCAATAATAAATTTGTTCATACTTTAATGAAATCTCTAGGATTAGTAGAGCATTGAACCGTAGGATTCGCCCTCCATGCGCCTTTATTTGTTTTATAGCCTAGACGCTTGGCAATGCCATACATATTTGAATAACCTTCAAATTCAGCGAAATTATTATTATAACTATCGCGCAATTTGAATTGCTCGCCCATCAAACCGGATTTGCATTTTACTTGCTTAAATTTCATAAATTTTATTAGATTAGGCTACAACGAAACTTGCGGCATTGTCTTGGTCAATATATCCACACTCATACAGACCATATTTAACAGGCAAGCGGAACTCGTTCGGGCGAGTTACCCAAGTCTTGCACTTGCCATTGACGCGCACGCGCATCGGCGTATTATCAGAGTTCTTTTTCGTGACATGGTGCAAAACCGTGCGACCGCGAAGGGCAATGGCGATTTCTTTGGTGATCATGTTATAATATTACTTTATGATCCATGCGATGTCAAGAATTTTTTCTAACAAATTCTCTGGCAATTAAATCGGCATTATTAAAAAACTTATCCCCGTAATTTTTAATGGGACACCAAACATAACAATAAGCACACCAAAGGCTTATGTGATAATATTTCCACAAAAATTTAATCATATTATACTTCTAAATCTAAAGGACGATATTTTTTTGGCCCAAGCTTTATCATTGGCCGATATTCGGGTTTTAAAGCTTTAAAACGTTGGGTAAGTTCTTCAACGTATTTTAGACATTCATCTATATCGGTAAATTCTTTATCTTTACCATGAACTCCATTATAAAAAGGCGTCCATATTTCCCCTTTTTTAAGTTGAATAATATAGACGGGCATAAATTAATCCTTCAACAAAATTTCGGGATTACGAAAAATCTGGGTAACAGATTCTAAATAACCAAAATAAACAACCTTATTACTTTCCATGTTAAAACCATAATGTTCCGAAATTTTTAAATACTTGTTCATACCATTCGCCATAAAGGCTTGGCCAATCTTAACATCATCAAACGTATTGAGAGCTTTGACGGGGGAAACAATTTGATATTTCATAATATCAAACCTTTCCTTGATAACTAATTTCGTAAGTGGAGCAATAACCGCCCTTAGCTTTGATTAGGCGCGTTATTTCAGACAAATAACCATCCATATTACTCCAATAGATAAATTCCGTAATGGGCTCGCGCGCCGTGGGATTGTGAATTGTAATGAGAGCTTTGTGCATAATTAGGCCACGTATTTAACTTTGATTTGAATTTCGTTATCTTCGCGATTAAACATATTTAGCATTGCTTGCGTTTGAATATAGTTAGTATCGCGCCGCATCATTCCTTTGCGATTAATATAGGTGTTTTCCAAATTTCTAACACGCTCGCTTAGAGCCTTGCGTATTACTTCGTTAGAGGTAGATGTTAAAGTAATCATTTCAATATTCGCTTGTGAGCATGAGCACGTTATTGCAGAAAAACAACCGGATTTCGTCTAAAGGAAAATCGGTATATCCGATAGTTTGCTTATAAACAATATTGTCGTTACCGTCGCCAGCGGTGAAAACCGCCTTTTGATCCTTAACTTTCAGATCGATAGTAAGAAATTCTTCTCGCTTAACCTTCGGCATATTCTTAATCGACCAAAGGATATCTAACAGCCAATAGCACTTGGCGTTATCGGCAAGCCATTTGACGCCATCCGTCAAAAGAATTCCGCCCATGTACTTTGTATAGCTTTCCGTACCGTAAAAATTCCGTAAACCGTTTTTGATTTCGTTAGCGTCCATGATCTTATAATAAACCATGATTCATCGCATGTCAAGTAATTTGTTATTACTTCAGATATTTCTTTTCAATCCCATCGGCGATTTCATCAAAAGTATATTTGAGAGTATCGTTTGCATCAATACAACTAGTTTCCCCGTCAGATAATTTATCTCCCGGCTTCGCTTTAATCAAAGGATCGCCGCACTCCACCCCAAGCCACTTAATAACTTTAAAAGGAAGTAAAGCCGTCTCGTCATCAAACACGAAATAGCTTTGATCTACAATAGAAAGAGACACCCCGGATTCTTCGGCCACTTCGCAAGCGACACCAAGACAACAATGCGTGTATTTATGTTTATTTTCATTAAATCGCTTTAAACATCCTATCCCTTGAGTAAAACGCCCACTACGCAATGCATCAACCCACTTACGAATATTTTCTTTATTAATCATAATTTTATGGTTTGCCCGATCAGATATTTTTAAAGCGTTCTAGCTTAGTATATTCAGCAGATGGACTATCCGAATTGAATTCGTCTAAGAAGTGATTGATACGATATTGTTGCGCCTGCGCTCCGTCATGAAAACCCGTATCGTAAATATCAGTATTAACAAGCTTACGGCGAGCCATCATCGTAGGAGCTTTGCCAATATGGTCGTTGGGCATTCCAAACCAACCGCCATTTACATAATATTCGTCGCCACGCTGTAACTTATCGCCCGGTTCGACAATAACGTATTTGTATTTCATTAATAATAAAAGGTTAGTTACTTCCCATTTAAAAATCACATTCCGTAATGCGTGCTTTGAATCGACCGCTTATTGAAATTCTTTTGCTTACCATCGGGAAGTTCGATGGTGATAAAATCCTTCGTTTCGCTGACAACGTTAACGTTTTCGTAAACCTGTCCGGTTTTCAACGTAATCGTAATGGAATCAGCCCGCGCCAACACAATGCTCGCCAATAGGAGAGCGATAATCATAGTTTTCATAAAATGAGTTTAGGTTAGGATTTATGGCGTGTCAATGAGAAAATTAAAAATAGATTTCAAGCCAATTGCGCCTATTACTACGAGAAGCGCCCCTAAACTCATCAATAGTATTCCATAACGCCTCTGTTTCGGAATTTCCCGCCAAACCTCTCGAATGTCTTGCCCGATAGTTAGATAGCAGATAATAAACCCGCCAATAATAAGATAATCAGATATGTTCATTTAATAGTTAAATCCAAGCTTAAATTGGGCAAATTTCTCAGCGGCAATCTTTATTGCGTGTTCTTGATCCTTCGCCCATACCGATAGATCATGCACGGTTATTTTATTTCCGTTTTTGACCGCGCCATGAGTGCAAAATCGAAAATTACGATGATAATCATTAAAGCCGGGATAGTTCAGATAGGATTGAAAAATTTCCCCATTATCATCGAACGAAACAAAAAAGAAATTCCATTCCTTAAAAGCTTCTAGAGTATTCAGGTTTATAGGGTCTGAATCAAATTCTTCTACTTCCGCATCGTAAAAATTTTTAGTCATACTTTCCGCGATAGATTTATCGGTAAATACTCCTTCAATGCGATAATCAGAATAAGAACCGGAGGTAAGAATGTAAATTTTCATATAGTTAGTTTTTATGATTTTATAACATAATTCATCACTTGTCAAGATAATTATACTTCTAAGTCTTTAAAAGCAATCTTACGATAAACAGGGACTTTTTCGCAAAGCTCATCGCAAGGTACGCCATCCCAATAGCCGCCTTTGGGAATAACAAAATCAATCCTATCTCTAGATTCGGGATGTATAATGTAATCGCCCGCTTTCATTATTTCGTTTATACCAATGCGATAAACTATATTATCATCAATATAGCAATCTCCGTTTTTGCGAATTTCTAAAATCATAAGTCTTTGATGATATTAATCTTAACAACCGTCAAATGATTAGGGCGGACTTGCTTAAAAGTCAGCCGCGCGACTTTGCCCTTCTTAATAGCGTTCTCGGCGTTATTATAATCGTATGGCGTAATATCAAGAGCGGGATTAGCTTTCATACCGTTTCTTTTTTATCATTCAAAGAACAACTATCGGTAATAAGAATTCCGTTGTCTCCTTCTGTGTCTACTTCAGCTACAGGAAAGAAAGCTGCCCATTCTCCATCGTAAAGGTAAACTTCTCTTTCTCCGTTACCCTCGTTTTTTAAATTGATAAGTCGATCAATGAGTAAATTTAAAGTCATAGATTTTTCTTTTTTCAGTATTTACAAATGTCTTTCTTCATACCATTCTTCTAGCGATTGAACCTTGACGCTTTGATATCCTTGATCGATAACGATTCGCCGCGCATGAGCATTAGCTTTTAGTTCGTTATCGCATTCGCAAGTACCGATACGAATCGAGCCGCCGCCATGAAGTTCACCAACTTCTTGAAATGTGAAAACAAATTTGTTCATTTGCCTTTGGAGTTAGTTTTACCCGCTCGGCGCAAGGCTTCGGCAAACACTTGCTCGCGTTCGCGCGGAGTCATTTGAGCCATAGTTTTATTACAACCATTAGAGTTTGTAGGCCACATAAGATTAATTAGAGGCGGTTTGAGTAGCGATAACTAAAAGTAAAATTCCAAGAGCTAGAATGATGGAATGTGCGTAAATTCCAATCAATATACTCCCGAGAACAATTGAGAAAACTTGAATAAAAAGGTTCATTTGTTTACTCAGTAAAGCGACGCACGAGTTTCGTGAAAAAACCTACGAACATAATCCCGATAAAGATATGCTCGCCAATCTGCGAAGGAGTTAGATAGTCAGTAGGCATATTAGTATAATAAACTATGATTTAGGCGTTGTCAAGAATTATCTTTCTAAATCGCGCGGCGCGACAATTCGATAATCCATATAATCAAAAAGAAAACCATTCAAGGGAGAAACCTTAATCCATCCCATCTCTAATTTATGGTTGCTTATTGCATTGGCTTCTATGATAGCTTCAGGATTCTTAATTAATTGACTAACAAAAACATTGATTTTAATGATAGTCATGCTATTACGTTCTCTTCAATTCGGGTTATGCGTTCGATTAGGCGAAATTCAAGTCCTTTGCCCTTGCGCCACGAGGTTAAAAGTTCGTTCAAATGAGCGAGACTATACTCGCCCGAATGAAAAATCGTATCCGTCCAAAGCTGGCGCGGCGTTTTCTTTTCTTGAATAATAAAAGAGAGTTTGGTTTTCATGCTTCAAGAGTAAAAAAAGACGACCCGCAATTTGTTTCGGGAGACTCTAAAGGATCAAGTTCCTTACTTTCGCACTCTGCCAAATAATCTTTAAACGTTCCGCACGCCAGCCAAAGAATCTTTTCGGCCAAATCTTCGTCCGAATGATCGCGCAAATCATCTTTGTCCCATCCGCCCGTTGAAATGAGATAACGCATTGCCATTTCACGATTTACACTGAAATTTAGGCTTTTGCGCCAATGTTGGACATCCGCATCGCAACTTCCAGAATGCGAACAATCATCGATACATTCGCGCGGCAAATCATTAAACTCAAGTGACGTTGAATTGTTTCCGCCGTCCCAATGAAAAGGTAAGAAATCAAGTGGCATAATTTTGTTTATTTAGATAGCTTGCGCCATCTCCTCTTCGGTATGTTCGGGCTGAACCGTGGAAGGCTGAACCGTCAACGCCTTTTGATTAGCAATCACCGTAAGCTGGCCCGCATATTTCATCATGCACTTGCGGCAAGCCTGAACTTGGCGAGGCGTGAGACGATTATATCGCTGATAACCCTTTACCAAACTAGACAAAAAGGGAGCATCATAACCGTTAAATCCAATCCCGTTATCTTCGCGGGTGGAATCCGAGGCTTGCTCGTTTTCGGTCTGTCTGGCGTAAATTGCCAAAAGTCCCCGGAGAAGCCATGCGTCGCTAGTAGCGATTTTTTCCTTGATTTGAGCGATAGTGTAGAGCATGAACAGATATTATTATACGATTCGCGCCTTGTCAACAACTAAAACTGAAAAACTTCAAACTCGAAAGGCCCGACTTTTTCACCTTTATCAAATAAACAAATAAATTCTTGCGCTTTCTTTGGTAGCGGATAACGATCATTCCTACCGCCATAAATATTGTAGCAAGATACCGTAACCGGACGCCCAAGAGCGCGTTGCCCGGCTAAAGCAATAGGGCAAAAATTGCAATCGGCTTTATTGCCGATCCGAATATCTTGTTCGGTTACAATAATTTTCATACTGGATCGGTATCCAATTTACCGACTTCAAATTCAAAAGGTTCAACTTGTTTGAATGAATCAAAATTAATAATAAAATCCATTGCTTTTTTAGGCAAAAAAACCGATTTAGACCTTGATCCGATACTCATTTTTGATCCGCTATTCCACAAACGTTTAGGAGTTACGAGGATTTTTTCGCCAAAAGCTCTTGTAGCCGCTAAAGCGACAGGACAAAAATCAGCACTGCGTCGTTGACCTAGATTTATATCGTGTTGAGTGACAATGATTTTCATAAATTAATAAGGATAACAGCGCGAACCCTTATTACGAGGATAAGAAATATGACGCATATTCCAACAGGTTCGAATCCAATTGCGCTCGCTGAACTTCCACCAACGTTTAGCGATATAGCGATTGTCTTTGTCCGCCCATCGGGCGAGGAAATTATAAGTAGTGGTAATCACGATATCATAATATATTATGATTCATGGCTTGTCAATCAAATTATTTGAAATATTCCGGCTTCTGCAAAAGATGTCGAATAGTTTCGCGGGCTTTGCTGAGATAATGAGAGTCGCTAATCTCTATCCAAAAGAAACCTAAAACGCGTCTTTGAATAATCCAAGCTTCAGCTCCCCAAAGATCAAGTTTAGGGACAATTCTGTATTTAGATTTCATTTTAGCAATAAAAAAACGACGTTGGCAATCCTGCTTTCTTGCGCCGTTTCTTTTCGGTCTTAACAAACTTACGTTCGCGCTTTTCCCGTTCTAGTCGATCTAGGAGATTTTCGCCTGTCTCTTTGTATTTCATTTTAGTATAAAAATATCACCGCTTTCAACTTCGGCGGAATTTTCTGGAATAGCTCGTAACGCTGGCGCACTTCGCGCCCATTCAAGCAAAGCGTACTGCATCTTTAGATAATATATATCCCGTTCTACATTATTATTAAAAGGGCGCATGGCCACTGTATTATCGTAACATTTTTCTTGGCCGCGCAAACAGATTGCGCCAGACGCCATTTCGACATGGCTCGCCGACATGATTTGAAGTCCGTTAGATGCATTAAATATAAGAGTATTAGTATCTTTTGTTTTACGAAACAATTCCGTTTGCTCAAAAATTTGAAACTCTATTTTCTTATCGAGTTTCTTTAAACCATACTTGAGTTTCATTGATTGAGATTAATTATTATTTCCCCATATAAATAGCATTAACCGCGCGATACTTTTCCGCCGTCGTTAATTCGTAATCTTTTCCGTCCTTATCGTAGCCGTAATCGTCAACCTTATCGCTATCCCTGTAATATTCAACAGAGACTTCGATAGTTTGTTTATTACGCTCGATATTAATTAGTACGTTCATTTGTTTATTTTTCGGGAATCAACCTAGCTACATCGGAATGTAAACCTTTTAGATTTTTCAAAGCCACTTCAATCTCTGGCTGAAAAGGCGGGTGCTCGTTTAAGGTTTCGTTAATCACTTCGAGATAAGCTTCGACCCCTTTGTGCGTTGTTTCGGCCCGCGCAAACGAAGGAAAGATTCTCATTTCAAACGTTTTATATTTACGAAGCCCTTCGTTATCCCCTCTAAAAGCTCCGTAATTAACGCCCCAATTCTTATTTCCATAAAGAACATGGACGAACCCGCGCTGAGAATAGCCGTTAAAACCCCAAAAACGCCGCCAGAACGATGTTTCCGCCGCATCCTTACCGTTTACCTCTTCATTCCCAAAACGCATCATACGGGCAGTTAGGCGATTATAAAACGTTTCCGTCATAATCTTAGCATAATCCGTCAAAGTATTAAAAGAAGTATGAATGTGAACGCCGCAAGTGTCGGCTACGCCATCGGGATGAGCGCGTTCAATCCAACTGTGTAATGAGCCTGTTTGAGCATAAGGCTCGCTATTAACTTCTCCGCTAACAGGCGTTTTAGGAGGATTGATCAAGTAATCCCCTTTATGAAGATTATGAACATGTTGATACCCCGGCACAACGGCGCTCGAATCGCTTTTAAACCATTTAGCTACTCGTTCTACGTTCTTCCATCCCCCTTCAATTTCAATTCCCACGGCTTTGAATGTGCTCATATTTTATTAATCTTGATGCGTAATATTAAAATCGTTTGCTTTATCGTCAACGTATTCTTTCCAACCTTGCGTTATAAATTCTTTGGCTAATTCCGTTAGGGAATCAAAATAAAAAACAGTATGTGTTTCCCCGTATTTCTCTTCAATTTGTTCCTGCGTGCGATATTCTTCGTCCGAGCCGTCAACTCTAAGCAAATATTCTTTCCACTGAGGAACGTAAACGCCAATCGAAGGCGTTTGGTATTCGTCCGGCGGCGATTTATGTCCCTTGAGCCAAGGATACTTTTCCTTGTTTTGAATGACTAGAAATTGTTTCATGCTAGATGAAAAGCCACAGTGAAATAAATTACGAAAAAAATCAACACGTCAATTCCGACCGCTATAGCATAGGTGCTTTTATTATCCACTTCGACGCCTATAATTGTATAACGAAGAGCGTCAATAAAATTACAAAGCGACCAACAAATCGGAAACAGACAAAGCCAAACAATAAGATTCATGTTAAAATTAGAATAACCTTAAATTAAGAAGATGTCAAGCTAATTCTTTGGCGTCAAATCCATTTTAATTAACTCGCTGAAATTCATGGAGATGCGCCTATCGCCGCAACATTTACAAAGCTCGATATGACGATGATGTTTAGAATTGTAGTCTATCCGTATATAATCGTGATTAAGCAAACTACAAACAAATCGGGGAATGTTTCGCATTACATCATCCTTTCCAAATTACGCAATTGAAGTTTCAGCAAAGCAAACTCCAAAGAGTTTTGATTATCTACCTTTTTTATTGCGCGTTTTACCTTGCGATAAACTTTTTTTATGTCTCTTTTTAAGCTCATAAATTAAAATTCGGGATGTTCTGGTTCGGGCTCAGCGAATTCGCTTGCCATATCGCCAAACGCTTCTAGCTCATCTCGCCGATAGGCTTCTGCTTCAATCTTACGCGAATGATATCCATCGGCCCAATCTTCCAGTTCTTCGGTAGCCTGCTTGAAATTAACTTCTGTGTGCTTCATACCATTCAACTCAAAACGAATAGTTAGATTATAATTATCCTCGTAAGGCTCGATTGAGATTTGATATTCGACGCCCAAACGCTCAGCCGTTTCTTGAAAAGACGGAAGCCATCTCTTATCGCTGGCATTAAGAAGGGAAGCATTTTCCATATCGTTATAATAATATACGATCTATTGATTGTCAAGATAATCTTTTAAATTCTTTTCGGCTTCAAAGAAATCGCTGGCTTCTTGTTTATTAGCCCAAACTTCATCTCCGTGAATTCCCGATCTAAGTTCATATCCATCAACCCAAGTCTTTTCGCCTATCATCTTGATTAGCTTCTCTAATGATTTAGCAAGATCATTCATATTATACAACCGGAAGATAAGTTGCGACAACGCCCGACCGTTGTTGCGCCCGACATTCTTTGACAGCTTGTTCTAAAGAAAAAATCCTCGCAGTTCTCGTTGTTAGATTTACAATGATCTTCAACGTAAATCCGATATCCGCTTGAGCAACAGCCACATAATATTGAGGGTTTGGATTATTCATTATTGTTTTCTAAAGAGAGCCCGAAACTCGCCAATCCTTTTAATTAGGGACAGCGAAGTTTTGGGCATAAAATTTTAATTAAAACTACTTTCGTTATCCGCCTTAAATTCGGCCCAATCATTATAGATGCGACCGTGCGCCGATTGCGCTTGAACCACTAGAACGTGAGCATATTGAGGCGCGACTCGAAAATATTGGCCTATCCCCTTGCGAAATCCATTCTTGCGATTAAATTCCACGTCTAAAATTTGATAAACACTATCCATAAATTTCTTTAACAAGAGACGCGCCATTGGCTCGGAATTCCAACAGCGCGTCTCAACAACTAACCAACTAACTTTTCATTATACTCTATCTTTAATCTTAAATTTGTTTTATAGCTACGGAGGCTTCATTGTATCCTTATCTAGTTCTTTAAGTTACTGCCTACAATCTCATAATCTCTTAACCGTTGCTTATAATGATGTTAGTTTACTTCATGATGGATTCTCCTTTTGTCTAGCGTGTGGATAACATCATCGCATACGATTTATGTCGTGTCAAGAGAAATTTTCACTTTTCTTTATCCAATCCATATTTTTGCAACTTTCTAATTAATTTAACAATTTCAAAGTTTCTTTTCGCGATGGTATCTAATCGTTGCTCAGCTAAATCGCGCCAAATTTGATTATAATCTTTATAAGATTCGTTCAATGCCTTCAAATGCTTTACCTCGCTCTGGCTTTCACTTACCAACAAAACGAATGCGATGTTAATAATAACCAACATTACTATAACAATAATCATGTGTAAACCTCCTGCAATTCATCAATAAGCGAATCGTAAGTCACGGTAAAAACATCGGGAATCTTTGCGATGCCATCGGGCGGAAATACCTTCGCGGGCTCAAACAAAACGTTCTCCAAGTTCTTTTGGAGAATCTTGAGCGCCGCGCTAGTGACGTTGGCTTTAAAACCCCTAGGTTTGCCGCCGTTCAAAGCCGTAACTAATCGCTCGCAATCTTGTTGATTGTGCGAAGCACCAGCGTAATCAACGCGCCCAAACCGCACCCCTTTAAATACCTCAAAGGGAGGTTTCGCTCGGTAAACCATAAAATAATTATCAGCCATTATTCCTTTATAGGTTCGGTTTCGTTCGATGTCAAGCTCTTTTTAGGTCTGACAAAATCATCACAAAACGGACAATAGAAAGCTTTAGATGCGGGCTTGCCGACCATCGTTTCAATAACCTTTTCTTGGCAATCTGAACAAACAAGGCTCGCGGTCATTATTGAATCTCCATCTCAACTTTGGACATTTTGATATCGATTCCTGTTATTTTCTTGGATGAAAGGAATTCTTTATCTACAGAGTTTAGTGGTACAAACGAAAATGCTACGAATTTTCTCCCACGCCACTTTTTAATGATTAATAGATTGCTCTATGTTCCTTGATCACAGACGATTTTGCGAGCGTTAATCGGAAACCAACTCTTGTTTGTCAAATTTATTTTAATTGCTGAATAAACAATTCAATTGGCATATTAAAAACGCGAAGAGAATTGATTATCTCGGGCACGCCTTTCCATCGCTCATAAAATCCCAAAATCATATTGATACTAAAGATTGTTGCGTTCTTATGCTTAATGCAAGGCTCAAAAAAGTAAATATCTTCGCCAATCGGGTCTAAAACAACCAATCCCGCGCAATAATTCAGATAGAATTGTTTAGAGTCTGGTGAGCACATATAGAATATCTTTGATACAAAAACCACAACTGACAAGCATTATAATCGCGCCGCCGACGATCATAATCCAAGAGGCGGTCATCATAATATAAACTATAATTCTAGCCATGCGATAATTGTATTATACGGTTTATGACTTGTCAATACCTTTTTCGACTTGTTCGTTCAAAAAATCCAGCCAATCGTCCAAGCTTTTCATTATTAAAGGAATTTTCAGAAAACTCATCTCCGATTCATCTAATTCTTGAAAAGACATAACAGTCAGCCCGATCTTAAAACGCGCAATGGAATCTCTTTTATCGATTGATTCCTTAAGTAACTGTTTTTTGGAAATAGATTTTGTTATAGGAGGTTCGACATTCATTATTCAATCCATTCTCGACCCCGATACAAATCGCGCACTTCGCCCGCGAGCATAAGTCCTTCGCAACCGGGATTAGGATAGATTCTTGAAAACAATGGACGCAAAACATTCTTATCTTTATCTTCCCAAGCCCTAGCGAATTGAAAGCGTAAGGGCAGATTTTTCAACCCATTCAGATTAGTCCAATACCCCAAACCGTCTTCAAGTTGAACGATTATGCGACCTAACACCGCCGTTTCTTCGACAGTAGCTTTAACCCCATTGTTTAGATAGAAAATAGATTGATTGCGCAAACTATTTTCATTGGGAGCATATCGTCCTGTAATCTCCATAGGTTACTTAATAAATGGAGCTAGCAGGGTAATTTCTTCGTTTTCCAAGTAAACCGTTCCCGTATTCTTGCTGAGCAAAACGGTTTCGAGATGCGACAAAAGCTTTTCTGAGTCCGTAACGGCATTAACCGCGTCTTGAACGTATGACTCGCCAAACCTAACTTCCCAATCGCCAACGCCCGAAAACCATTTCTTCGCCTTAGCTTTTTTATCGGCTAGATTATCTTGATAGAATTTCAGATCACTTTTAGCTTTCGCGACAGCCTTTGTCCGAGCCTTACGCAACGCATCAATAAAAAACTCTCGATTTGCAATTTCAACTTTCATAATTATTTTATTCTAAGGTAATCCATAAACTGTTTGACGGCTTGGGATTGCGTAGCGCCACAAGGCGCGACATCACAGGCTTTACCATTCTTTTCGAGCGACCATCTATCATCGCTCTGGTAAACCGAATAACCCAAATCGGTAATTCGGCCTAAACTTTTAGTTTTACGCATGAAGAGATTATAGCACTACTTGAGCGAAAAATCAAGTAATTTTACGGAAAATATAGGCGTTAGTTACTCCCGCCTATATCCCATGAACAGCAATCCCAACTTACGCTGCAAATTCGATAGCCTGAACCAGCGCGGGCTGATTATCAACCGTAATCGAGGCGGGCGAGCCAACCAATCGACCCTGCAATCCAGCCTTCGTGGCCGAATCATGGAGAAGTTGATTAACTTGCGTTTGGAGCGCCCCGAGATTAGGAGCGTTCACGTATTGTACCGATGCGTGCTTGTCTTTGTTTGTTTCCATAGTGTTTATAAATTTTTATAAGGTTAATGTCTGTTCGTATTCCCTTTAATCAATGGCGGATTTCGACAGTTTTTAACCCTATAAATTAAAGTCGAATCTTGATTCCTCCGAGCTTGAGAATCGAGAAGCCCTTAAGTCGAGCATATTCCTTCGCGCCCGAGATATCCTTATTCGGGAATTCGCGACGATCGGGGAAAAGGTAAACTCCGCTCTTAGCGATAAACTTAATCTTAACGGTTTTTGCGTTTTGCTGCACAAGATACTCAGAGATATCAATTTCAGGCCCGTTGTAAATCTCGCCAGTCTGCTTCCGGCGAGCGGCGCGTCCGTCGAACTCCCATGACTTGCGCTTAGTGCGCTTAAACATGCCGAGGGAAGCGAGAGGACTGCGCATTGAGGAGGCGGTGAAGGTAGTAGTGTTCATACTAATATTATAAACGGCGATTTATTGGCTGTCAAGCAAATTCTCGAATTCTTTTAGTTTTTTATGATATTCTTGAATGTCTACCTCGATTTCTGGATAAACAAAAGTATCGCCATAATTAATTAGAAAACCGTCGTCGTCAATTGTAAGATTGCATTGATCGTCTCCGTAAGAAGCGACAATCGAATCTCCGATACTTCCGCGAGTAACCGTTATAACATCATAACCAATATCACAGGTTTCTTCCGTATCGATTTGAATGGTTTTCCGCCAAGTTTTATACTTAGCCTTTTGTTCCTTGGATAAAAATATGATCATAAATTAATTAAGTTTCACTGTCTTCGCGCTGGCGGCGCTTTCCTCGTGCGAGGCGATTAATTTGTAAACTAAAATTGAGAGTGATTACAACCTCGATAACAATCTCTTTACGTGACAACGTTTGCAACCGTCGTTTCGGAAAATTGTTATCTTTTAGAATCTTTGTTAATCCATTTTGCTTCTTAACTTCAAATAATCACTGGATTTTTGGGAGCTACCGTACTTCTCACTCGATTATATAGCTATCTAATTAATAGATAGTGAGTTAAAAATTGTTTTAAATTTCTGGCCCGCAAGACTCGCTAACACATCTATCTTGAGCCTCGCGCCGATACGCTAAAAATTCCTCTTGTTGTCGATCCGAATGACGAATCTCGCGATTCATCTTCTTTCGTTGTTCGTGCTTGAAATTGACTTGAGCCTTTGATGGCGTCTTACATTTTACTTTAGATTTGCTCATTTAATTACTCGGCAATGTTGAATAAAAGTCACTTCAATCAAATCACAGTTATAAGGAGTTTGACAAAATTCTCCGGCCCAACTTTTATTTACAGGTAACGCTATATCTTCAATCGCTCGACGCGCCATGCCAATTTTAGAATAAAGTTTGCCCGTTTTATCAAAATTCTTTTCGATAAATTCCTTGCCGAAACGATGATATCTAACTCCCGGTTTGCCGGGATTATAAAACAAACCATCCGAACGACGAATTTTATATTTAACCATAAATTACATTATTAAGAAGACAGCATTGGAGGAAAACATCGTGGGTCGTTGCATCGTCGTTCTCGCCAATCAAATCCGCAAAATGCTTGGGATACTTTTCGGACATTAAAAGCAATCCGCGACTAATCCTACAATGAGTCACAAAAAGTTCAATTTCAGGATTTTCCTCTTCAAAAAATGATAGTGCTTTATTTCCGCACTCGGAGTTTAGCCAAAGTTCCTCGCCATCATATTTACCTTCGCCAACAAAATATCTTCCTTCCAAGGGATTGAGATGGAGTTTAATATCCTTTCGTTTATTCGGATCGAATAATCGACTTTGAGCCCAATAGCACGTCGCCCCTTCCCGCGCGCCGATAAGCGCATTGTTTATAATCTCATCCGAGACATTAGATTCGATTTTCATGTTTAGTTCGCGAGAAGGGGATTGCAGATAAGGCTCACAAGATAATTATATCGCGCTATTTACGCGATGTCAAGAAAAATTTTACAAATTATAAAGCAGTCCAAACGTGCCATTTCGTTTGTTTCGTTGAATGACGGCCAATCGTTCCCGCGCCGTTAGTCTATCTTTAAATTTAATTTTGTCGGGATTATTAGGCTTTTTGAAGTATTCGGACAATCCAAAATTATCAATCGGCAAATTAAATCGCTCGCCATCGATATCAACAATGTTTTGAGTGAGTTGCGCAATCATACTTCCAAGTTCTTTTTCAAAGGGAAATATTCATTTCCGATCTTTTCGACAACGCGCCAGCCCGACACACCTTTTAAGGCTCTTAGTTCTTTATTTTTATAAACATGGACTAGCTTATTAACATATAGCGCGTTCCATTCGTCTAAAAGTTGGCAGGCTCGTTCGTAGGAATAAAAACCATCCGCTCCAAACGCACTTTCGAAATTGCACCATTCCTTTTCTCCTATTGGAAGATATTGAATAACAAAAGAGTTTTCCATTACGTTTATTTCTTTATAAGTTCGTCCGGTTTAAACCACTGACAAACGCCCCCGCAATAAGGCATATTCATGTTAGATACGTGAATGCTATGCGTAACATGCTTATCGGAATGGATTTGAGTAACGCGCCCCTCACCATTCATTTCGTCGTTTTGATAAGCTTTGATTACAACGATATCGTTTACCTTAAATTTCATTTGTTTATTCCTTATTTAAAGACTCATCGGGTGAAAGATACCTTTTGAGGACTTGCATATTCAACACGATTTCCGGGTCTTCGGGATTAGCAAATTCCGCGATATAATCCTCACACAATTTCAAAAACAATTCAACGGCCTTTTCCGCCAATCCTCGCTGATTAAAAGCCGGAAAAGACCGACATTCGAACGTTCGCTTTCTATCAGTATAAGTAAAAGCTCCGTAATTAATGAAACGATATTTATGTCCCGCATCGTTTTGCAAAGTTCCAAGAGGGCAGAACTTTTTTAAAGAATAACTATTTTTGTTAAAGAAACGATCCCAATAAATTTTGGCCATCGCTTCGTCTTTATCAACAAAATTCTCTCCAAACCGATTTATTTCTGACAAAAAGCGACTATTAAAACTGCGTGTCATTAATGTCGCATAATCTATAAGACGGGGGAAAGAAACATGGATATGCAAACCACAAGTAGCGTTTGTGGCGTCGGGATAAACGCGCCGAGTCCACCGTTTGAATTGAGGCAACGTATTGAAAACCGGACTCGCTACCTCACCACAAAGATTGCTAGGTTTTGCTTTAATAATTTGGGCTTTTTCTCTTGGAGTAAGATGTCCGCGCCCCGTGAAAATGGAATAGAGGGAAGAGTATTCCGGTATAATAACCGATCCGTCATCTTTGATGAGAGAAGTAATTTTAGAGGCGTTTTTCCATCCCCCTTCAATTTCAACTCCAAAGCGGATTTTCGAGTTCATGAGTTAATGATCTCACAGGATACGCGCCTTGTCAAATCTTTTTTTAATATTTCTTTATTAAATCTTCCTCTGTGTAACGCCGATTAGAGTTTAGTTTCATTTCCATCAATTTAACAATCTCTGGATGATTATAATCCATTTCTTTGTCGCAATAAGTACCGAAACACTTAGCGCAATACAAAATAGTCCATTGGCCGCGAAAACGTCCAAACAAATCATTTTCCCTGATATGTTCCTTGCAATCATGACAATAAACCGGATTTTCTTCGGAAGGATAAACTAATTCTGGACGCATAGTGTAATTATTAAGGAAAGTTTACATATTGTCAAGAAATTTTTTGAAATTTGATAGTAAATTTGGTCTTCGGCTCACGAAGCAAGTAGGAATTTAGGTTTCGATAGAAGTTGTATTTCGGAATTCTGTAATCGAAGAAAAGCGGGATTAGACAAACCTAAATATAAATCACACGGATTTAAATGGGAATATGTGTAATTATTAGTATGCATAAATGTTTAGGAAAAAAGCCGCCCCGTCACGATTATCGAACTCTTTATTTCGGCAAATATGCAAAAGCACTTCCTGAGCCTCCTAAATCTTGTAAATGGGATGGTTCTGTTTCTAATTTTCCTATGTTATTAAACGATCAAATTGGGGATTGTACTATCGCGGGAGCGTTGCATCAAACCCAAACTTGGTCAGATAACGCTGGTAATATCTTTGTTCCTACAAATAATGATGCTTTAGTTGCTTATGAAGCGGTAAGCGGATATAATCCTCAAACACACGAAAATGATGATGGATGCGATTTGTTGACGGTTTTAAAATACTGGAAAAATAACGGTATAGGTGCTCATAAAATTTCTGCTTTTGTGGAAATTGAGCCTGCTAATATTAATCAAATTAAACAAAGTATTGCATTATTAGGAGGCGTTTATGCTGGATTCGCGCTTCCTAAAAATTGTGAGAATCAAGAAGAATGGCATATTACTTCTCAAGGAACTCATGGAGATGGTGCAATTGGATCGTTAGGAGGACATTGCGTGAATATTATTGATTACGATGCGAGCGGTCTTACTTGCGTTTCGTGGGGAAATCTTTTACGTCTTACGTGGACTTTTCTAAAAGTATATATGGACGAAGCTTATGCCGTACTTTCTCCCGATTGGATTGAAAAGAACAATCTATCTCCTAGCGGATTTGACGCTCAGACTCTTTTGAGTGATTTGAATGATCTTTAAATTTTTACTTAAACTTCCCCTCCGTCAAGGTATAAGCAAAAACGAATCAAACCCACAGTAATTAAATCAATAATTGCAAAAAAGATTTTCATATAGGAAAAATGGCACAAATCAAACAAATAGTTGCCGCGATATAATGATGCTCGAAACTAAGGAATAAACAGGCGATTAAACAAACCGCCCGCTCCACGGTTTTACGATTCATGTTTACCCCTTGGCAAAAACAAACATATTCGAACCTGTTGCGGGCTCATAATGAATTTGCGGATCATAGGGATTCAAGCCCTTTGTCTCGCAAGCATTGATATACTCACGAAACTCGCCCACGGCTGCACAAAGAATTCGGCAGGAAAGCGTTTCGTCGGTTTCGTCCTTCATTACCTCATCGTACCAACAAAGCTCGCTTTTGAGGTATTCAACCGCCGATTCACGATCAACACGAAAATCGATCTTATCGCGCCAGAATTGCAGCATGGTAAAGTCGCCTCCGCCGTTGCTACAAGCGATGACGCATTCGCGCGGAATTTCGCTGATATGGATTGCCTTCGAGAAGTTCATAATCGAAGCTTATACGGCGATTTATCTTTTGTCAAGAACTAAATAACAGCGGAATCGGTCTTAATTTTATCCGCGAATCTAAACATTGGCCTTTTCCCATTATAAATCTCGCCTATATCGCTTGAACGCATCAAGAGATTTTCTGATATCTTGACGTAATCGCCGGGAAAAATTCTATCGCCCTTCTCAAGAGCGAACATAATTTTATCAAGTCGTTTCATCCAACCAATGATAGGTTATTTCAGATCGTTTTAAAACAACTTTTATTTCCGAGCCTTTTGGCAAAGTTTTACCGTCGCGATCATAACAAGGAACCTTTCCATCGATAAGAAGATTAGCTACTTGCTGGGCCGAAACCCGATTAGAAAAATCGCCAAACTGTTTAATAGCAAACCATCCTTCTATCTCGAACTTGTGATACAGAATGATATAACGTTCTTCTATTTGGTCGGGCATTTAAGTTCCTTATCTTGAATTTCCATTTCCAAAACCTCCAATAAATAATCAATCAAAATAGAACAAAAGGGAAGCCGCGCTTTCTTTATTTCTACGGAAAGTTCTTGAATTTTAACTCTAATAATATCAAAGTTCATGTTTTGCTATTGAATAGGTATGGTCTTTATTCTTTAGAAATTTACCTTCCCGAACTCCAATCCAACAAATCAATTTTCCAAACCAAACGGGAATAAAAAGGGGATAGGCGACTTCCTTTGGAGTAAAATGAAAAGGGTCAATGTTCGCCATAGTCATTAATCGTGGCGAATACCATTTAGACATAACCATCTTCTTAATTAAAGAATGAATCATAATTTAATAATAACCCGCATCTCCCGAATATACATCATCAACATCTCTTTGCAAGCGCCTTTTTCTTTCGTTGCGATATTGCACTTCAAACCACGCGAACCACAAATCCCATCCAAACGGACGCGCGATCTTCATCGGAATCCAACTAAAACAAAGAGAATTGAACTCAACCCGAAATCTCATAGTGTCTTTTGCAATTCGTATTCGACTTTAATTGTTACTTTGTGAATTTCCATACCTTTGCGGCGAAATGTGCCGCCGTATAGACCAGCCATCATTGCTTCCGCTTCTTCGGCTGTATTATAACGTCGCGCGGCAAGAATATCGGTAGTCCACCCATGACAATCTTCATGAAAATGCCGAATGCTATTATCGGTCATATTAGGCCAAATTACAGCAAAAAAATCGAGTGATGTATTCATTGTTTATTAGAAAAAACTCGCACTTGCGCCAAGCCCGATTCTTTCGGACGCGCCAACTCTTTCATCTTAACAAAAGAGGCGATGTCAACCTTGCTCATATTAAGAATTTCGGCCAATTCATTATAATCCAAGATCAACCTAACAAAATATTTAGATTCGGGATCAAAATTTCTATTGCAACTATAACTCGTAATAAGCATTACGAGATGAGTCAGCCTATCTTTAATGGCCGTTTCAACGGCGGCGGTATAATTAATTTGAGTCATTTGTCCTTTTCTTGCTCAGATTTCGAAGCGCATAAAAATCGGCCAACGTTTCCTCGTCGCATTTAGCAATTCGGGACATGGTTTTAATTTCGCGCGGATGCTCATACCCAAAGAGATGATGAAACTCGTGCGAAATATAATAAAGGATCATTTCGTCAATATCGTAAAAAGTACCAATACGACGCAAATAGAAATTCTTAAGTTCCGAATTAATATCCCACCACGCCGGGAAAACCATCAAAGACGGATTAATACAAACCCTAACTATTCCATCGTCTTGCGCAATACCGTCGTGCGAGATATCATGTCGCTCAGTATTGGGAATAATCTCGCCCGTATCACTGTCAAACTCGCTCCAGCAATCTTGGTAAATCAAGTGAACCGGAATCTTAATTTCCAAATCCTGAATGATACTTTCAGCAATTCGAACTATCTTCTCTCTCGGCTGAGTAGAGCTAAGATGGGTGAGCTTCATGAGCTTATTGTAACTTAATATTCGTCTTAAGTCAAGACTTTTTCTGTATAATCTTTGATTAAAGATCGAAATTTATGTATATGCTCATCTATCTGGCATAGAGGCTTAAATAATTCTTGTGGTATATCTTCTTGTACGGCGTCAGTAATATTATACTGAGCGTCTAACAGGGTTTGTGCTAATATTCCTAATTTCAATTTAGTTTTTAGATTCATTAGAATTAGTAAATAAGTTTATTTAATCTTGAACTTGGACTATCCCCCGCTATAGTATAAGCTCGCCCCGTACAAAAAGCATGAAATAATTTACCGTAAAGCCAAACGCCATCACTTGTTCGCAATCCGAGTGTTTGAGCTATTCTTAGATTATTAAAAAACATCCCCATCGTGTCTACTTCCGATTGACTTTCTAAAATCAAAGAAACAAGTTTAGTTTTAGAATCTTGAGTTGCGAACATTATTGAAATAAAGGTTCGAGTCTATTTTGAACTTTATTAAAAAGATCAGCTTTGGGCAAAAAGGGCTCTAACAAAAGATATGGCAAATATTTCCCATTGTCGCCCTTGCAACGAACGTGCTTTCTTAAATCGAGAGCTTCGACAATCACCTTACGGCTAATCAACGCGCCTATTTGTTCGATTTCTTCTGGCGTTTCCAGAATCAAAGCGACAAGAGGAGAGTCGGAGCCCGCTATCTTTTGTTTCGCGCCAATCATTTTTTTATCAAAACGTTTAAGCGTTGGTGCCAAGCCGCCGCTTCTGTTGGATTCGCATAGGGAGCAAGGGCATCTTTTACTTTAGAAAAGTCCATGCCAACCGCTTTCGTCATTTTCTCGTGATTGAGAAGCGCGTAAATTTTATCAACTTCTTCAGGGCTTTCAAAAACAAGCGCCACCCTCTTAAACGGATTAATTGTAATTTCTTGTATCGATTTCATGCTATTAAAATCCTCGATAAATAATTATAAAGGTCTAATTTGGTATATGTTTCTAATGTTTGATATGCCCGACTGTCTAATTTAAGAACGCGAGTAATACGAGGAGAATTGAAAAAGGCATAAAGTTGATCCACTTCCGATTGAGATTCTAGAATCAAAGAAACTCGTTTATCTTCAGATATCGTTGCTTTCATCGTCTATGGATATTGTGATAATCTTAGGTTTGTCAAATCGTTCGGTTTCTAGAATAAGGAATCCGCCCGCATCTGGATTAAAAACACTTAAAACTAAATTCATGGCTTGTTGAAACTCCGTAGCCAGATTCAAAAGCCAATCAGTTCCTTGGAACCTTGGAATAATAGTCGGCGCGAGATTTTCAGCCCACCCTTGTTCTAGATAAATCGGACAAAAATAAAACCATCCCTTGCTTGTTACTTTATACTCCTTGTTCATATTTGATAAAAACCCTATCCATGAAAGCCATGATAGGCTTTCGCAAAAAAACGTGACAGAATAGATAAAGAGCCCCATACACAGCACCATAAAACATAGCGAAAAATATATGATTGCCACGAACTTCTAAAATTCCATCGTTCCGTAGGTCGGCGAGGACAAAAGCCACACCGCAAGCCCACCAAAGAATTACAATAAGAGTATTAAGAATAATCATGCAAGTATTATATTTGAAGATTCAACTTTTGTCAAGTTTCTATTAGCTCAAAATCATCAACATTTACGCCTTTTCTGGTTAGAAAAGCAAACGCTTCACCTATATCAAACTTATGGGCATTACAAATGTAATCGCAAGAGGTATAAACGATTTTGTCTTGGATACGCTGCATTCCAATAAAAACTCTATCGAGTCGTTGAATATAAAACATAAAATTAAATATCGTAATCGGGTTTTCTCTTAAACTTGGGCTTTTCTTCTTCAACGGGTTTACAATCGTCTCGAAATTCCCCCTCAATATCCTTCTTAAGCCAATGAAACATTTCCGTACCAACTACCAAACCAAAAATAATAGAGGGAACAGCTAACGAGTGAAAAAGCACAACGGAGCCCTCTTTCCATACATCTCGGCCAAGGTCGCGAATTTCGTCCAATCCATTGTGCAAAGTCCAATCGGCGAAGATGATCAACGCGGGCTTGTGCTTTAACAAACGAGTTTTTACGGTTTTTACATGCTTATGAAGTGCCACTTCCCCTCCTTTTAATCATCATAACAAAGGATTGCTTCCGAGTCAAGATTTAAAACTGAATTATTTCCCTATCGATTGATTGCGGAATCGGGCGCGTAACCAATAGATATCCACAAAGTAATCCAAGAATGACACAGAGAATAAAAAGAAACATCGCGCCGCCGTCCATAGGTCTTCCGTGTTTCATTTGATTTCCGCTTCCCCTTTAGAAAGTTCGTTAAACTTCAAAGTATAATCCCTAACCAAATCAATAAAAATGGCAATTTCGTTATTCTTAAACATCTGAACAAGCCTCTCGACTAATTTATTACCGACAACGTAATAAGGAATAGCTATATCAATTGGCAAATCTTCATCGTGAGTAAGGTAGAACTCCCAATCTCCTACTAAATCTAAAATTTGCGATCCATCCTCGGCCCGATAAAGATCAGCGGAAAAGGGCGGATAAGCGGACACACCACAGAAATCATGCGCAAGAGTAACCCAACGAAAGGGTTTTCCTTTAATTATGATTTGGCTTAGTGTCAAAGGAAGTTCGGGACTTTTGTGTTTATTCCTGACGCTATCAATAATTTTATTAGCCCTCATGCGTAAATCAATCCTTCCTCAAGCATCTTCCAAAATTGATCTTCGATTTCGGCGTCTACTCGCCCCTCTGATTCAATTTCCTTGCCATGCCGTTTGGTAGACAGGATATTAAATTCGGAATCCGCGCCGCCCACATAATTTCCATAAGCCGGATCAAAATAGAATCCATCTCTCCCTTTTTGATATTCGGCAATGACATCAAGAATATATGGGCGATCTGTATCTTCGTCCATTGTAACTTGAAAAGAAACCGTCTTCATAAATTAATGATATGATTGAATTTATGGCGTGTCAAGAATTATTTATCAATTATGCGAATTAGTTTATTCCCAATCCTAGAATCTCTTTCATTACCAAATAATTCACATTCGCTTTTTAATTCAACCGCATAACAAGAAATACCCGCATATATCCGATAATATTCCCAAAAAATTACATCAACAACAACCGCAGAAAGGAACATGGGCACGAGAAGCGCAAGCGATTCCAACGCTCCCTCCCTCGTTAAACGATGAAACAACAAATCAATAATTGCGATTAAACAAAGCCAAAAAAGAAGAAAAACATAAAAATGTACCGCGCCGCGTACAATATCAAAGCGGCGTGACTTCATACAATAATTTTATTAAACTGATATGGGGTAAACTCAGTTCGATAAAAGAATACTGGAAGCTTAAACAGCCCAAAAGGAGCCACATAGAAGGTATAAATAATCCACTTAGAGCTATACATGCGATAAGAACGAAAACCCAAATCCGCCAAAATAAATCCAATTTGTCTTTTAATTTTATTCATCATATAATTAATATCATTGAAAGCCTTGCGGCTCCGCGCTGAATGCGCTTTGCAGCTTGCGCCGCCCGACGATTTGTTTAGCGGAAAGACATCTCACCCATAGATGAGAGCTTTTTGGCCCGCCAGCTTTGTCGTCTTAGTCTTTATTCTATACGCTATGAAGGATTTGCACCTTCTCTACTTTTAGTTTATAACGATTCCGTTCTAATTAGCGCAAATTCTTACCAAATAACATTATCTTCTTTGATCTATCTTCCCGAGACATATTAACATCTTTAACTAACTCCGCAACCAAATTCATAAGCTCGCACAAAAAACATACGGCGTTCATCGCCTTTTCTTTCGGCATCGATTGAGAAAAAATCCTAAATTCCAAATAAGGAGTATCATTATACGTTTTAGACCAATTAATAGCGCGATATTTATCTTGGCTATCGTATCGAATATCAGAATACTCTGCGCTTGGCGTAGCCCGTTGTTTAAAGGCACGGCCCAAACGCTTGATCTTTCCATAACGCAAAATAGCCTTAATCATTGCATCATGGATATACCTAACGTTGCACTCCTGCAACAAAGTGGGATTAGACAGTGAAATGTTGATATGAAACCCACAAGAGAAATTGCGCCGATGAGGATATTCTCGAAATAGCCAAACCTTAAGATCGTTTAAAGTTGCAAAAACAGGACTGGATTTTTCGCCAACGGTGCCGCGAGGATGAGGATTGGTATTGTCTCGCCTAAGACGGCGCTCGCGAATAGAGCTTAGCTCTATACTGCTATCGCCATGAATGCGAAAACCGCTTGGATTATGCTTCCAATAGCCCTCTAATTCGACTCCGATTTTATCGACATTATTCCCAATCATATCCTTCTTATAGTAACCTAAAATCTGTGTTAAGTCAAGAAAAATCCTTCTAATTCAAGAATAAGAGTGTAATCATTAACATGAGCGAAATAACTTCAAAACCGGGAATCTACCTTTTAACTAACAAAATTAATGGGAAAGTTTATGTTGGAAAGTCGGTTCGCATTCGTGAAAGAATGCGTTGCTATCGACATTATGAAAAAACTCCTACAAAAAATCATCCAGTATCTTATGCTATTTATAAATATGGTTGGGAAAATTTTGAGGTTTCCATTTTGGAAAGCTTTGATCAAATTGAGAATGAAAAATTATTGAAAATAGAAACCGAATGGATCAAGAAATTAAATTCTACTAATCAAAAAATAGGATATAATATATGTACTTTCTCAAACGATACGACCGGAAGAAAAGCCTCTAAAAAAGAACGCCAAAGAATGTCCGAAAGTATGAAAGGAATAAAAAATCCCTTTTATGGTAAAGCACACACCGAGGAGACAAAAATATTAATAGGAAATTTAAATCGACAAAGATTTTCAGGAAAAAATAATCCAATGTTCGGTAGACATCATACTAAAGCAACAAGGAAAAAATTATCCGAACTTCATAAAGGTATTGGGGCTAAGGCTGTCCAACAAATTGATAAAAAAACAGGGAAAATAATTAAAATCTGGCCCTCTGCTAAAGAAGCAGCTTATTCGTTTGGAAAGTTCAATCAATGTAGCGCGATTACTAAAGTCTGCAAAGGCTATATATGTAAAAACGCTCAAGGTGCTTATATTCTTAGAAGCGCGATGGGATTTAAATGGCAATATAATTAAACATTTTCCAATTTTAATTCTTCTTGCAAAATTCGATTAGCTTCCACGCGCACGATTGCCTGAATTGCTACTTCGGGAGAAAAGGCGGCTTTATATTTCTTTAGTTCCGCGCTCCATCCTCTTTGAATGTAAGCCATAACATAAGCAGGAATTTTGACCGTATAACTTTCTTCCTTTTGCAATTCGGACACGCGCTCAGCCAAATCCGAATTAGTTATTTTCTTTTTATTTGCCATAATCAACTCAGACTTTCCAAATTTTCATATTCGTTAGGAGAAAAATCCACCCGCTCTAATTTAATCTTTTCACCGCTAAGTAGAAGATTCTTTATCTTTCGGCGCAACCTTAACTCGTCAAGCGGCATTACAATTCGCTTCGGAGATAAAGAGGAAAGCGTCATTGAAACGAAGGGGACTTTCTTGTCGGGATCGATTTGTTTGCGAGCCATATAATTTAATCGAAATAGGTGGGTCTATTATAATCAATCGCGTCCGCAAATCGTTCGTAATCCCAAGAATAAACCGCGCTCATCCACGGATATCCTTCAACGGGCACAAACTCATGTTCGTTTTCTTCCGCGTCCGCCTTGTCAACGCAAGGACAGGTCGATCCTCTCATCTGAGCGGTGAATTTTTTATACCATTCCTCTCCGTGAAATTCTTCGATGTCCCGATATAGAACATAGGAGTATTCATGTCGAGAAATATACGGCTTTAAACGATTTTTAGGCATATTAGGGATTGTTAGAACTATCAAATAAAATTCTTGGCCCTTTCGGAACGCATTGAATGAATTCAACCTCTTTGGGTTTCATCGCCGCCAAACGAGCTTGTTCCTTTATTTGTCGCGCCATTCTTTTTCTGTGTCGCCGGGACATTATTTTATAGGAGTATAAGGGATACCGACGCTATCTTCTTCGATTTCTTTATCTTTCTCGTGCTCGGTCAACTCATAAAACCTAAGTAAGGACTTGGCTTGTTGTCCTGAGTAAAAAATTCTCTTCCAATAATGCACGCCCAAAACACCACGCTTCTCATCAATCTCGTAAACTGTTTCCTCTGGTTCGCGAAAACTCAAATTCGTTCTTTGGATACGCGAACGAAAACGATATTTAGGAGTTTCCATTTTTCAGTAGTTTATGCAAGTAACGTTCAACGTAATTAAAAGTCCAATCGACGCATTGTTGCGCGAGCTTGGGAGTAATTACCATTGAAAAGATACGAAATTCAATTGTTCCGTGTTCCGAATGACAATGCACCGCGCCGCGCTCAAAACCTTCAAATTCGTGTCGGCAATAATCGTTTTCATCGTCTAGACGCGCTTGAAAGGCTTTACTGACCTTTTTATTCTTAAGCCAACGCTTCAAATCGCGAAGAAAATCGTTATTAAACTTTTCGTTAGCTAAAGCGTCATGCCAATTATCCTGTTTGAAGGAAACGTGAATGTGAAATCCACAATCATCGTTAGTTATAACAGGGAAATATCTCTTTACCCAATGCTTAAGTAAATCTTTACGAAAGAACGGCTTGGATTGAACCTCTCCGACTCTAACTTCTAGTTCTTCGCCATTAATGCACATCTCTCCTTCGGGTACATCAACGCCTTCCCCGTAAATAGGATAGCCTAGAGGATAACGAAATCCACCCTCCATTTCGCAGCCCATTGCATTAATGTATCTTTTTCTAGATTTGCTCATACCAAAGTAATTTCATTATCATAACAACCGATAGTCCAATCGGCCAAAACGCCATGAATGATGGGCGCGATTCTTAGCTCGCCGCTCTCGTTGTTCTTGATGATACCAATCTGTGCCGCTATTTCGTCTTTAGAAAGGAGCATCTTGCCCTTCTCGGTAAACTTCAATTTATTATAGTGCTTCTGGATCGCAGAATGCGGCGCGATGATTCGAACGTAATCGCCAACTTTAAAAGGTCTGTCCATAATTCATTTTGACACGAGATTTAGAGCTTGTCAAGCATTAGATTTGTTGTCCCGAGAAGGAGTGATAAACAACCCGCGCCTTATCACAAACAGTTGCTTGTTCATGTTCCTCAAAGTAATTCTCAATAAACGATACAAGCCAAGTCAAACAAAGGTTTGCTTGCTTCGCTGTCATATCGCCGGAGAAAATACGAAATTCACTGGTATCATAATCCGCAAAAGGAGTCACGCCCGAACGCCTGTCTCCGGTGGAATGATAATGATGACCATAAATATTATGAGCCGCCCTATCAATTACGCTCTTACTAAAACGATACTTTGGCGAAAGAACAAATTTCTTGCATTCTTCGATAAAGGTTCGATGGAAGTCGGCGGACGCAACGATTGTTGAGCGAACGGAAGGGTCTTTAAACGAAACGTGAACGTGAAAGCCGTTGGAATTATTTACAACTTCCGGCCAGAACTTTCGCACCCATTTGCGCAAGGGAAGAAGGGCTTTATAGGGTTCGCTATTTCGCTCACCAACAACAAGTTTCTTTTCGTTGATAATAGCCCTTTCCTCGGGAGAAATTGACATTCCTTCTCCTTTTACGTGGTCGAGGAATTTGTTATCGGGATCGGGAATATTTAAAAAAGCCCCTTCAAGCTCGCACCCGACCTTATCAATGTATTTAAAATTGCTAAGCATAAAGCGATAATACCCTAAAATTGAGAGAAAGTCAAGACTTTTCCTTCGAAAGCTATCTTTTTTACATGACTCAATTCAAATTGACGAAAACGATTAATTTTCATGTGCTTACGAATTTTCATTTTGGCGAGAGTCAAAGCACTATGGCGAACAAGGGGATAGCTTCCCTCTTCAAGAATCTTTTTACGAATTATAAAACCATAAAAATGAATGGTCTTGTCGCGCCTATGAATTTTGCAGCCATTGAAAAGCGTTTTATAGACGCCCCGGCAAGTATAACGAGAGTTATTGCCCAAGCCGTATCGAAGACTTTCGCGCAAGGAATCGAGGATTTCCTGTTTGGCTTGGGTTTGAACGCGCCCGCGCGTTTTTATTAGGCGGATTACTTTTTCATCGCGAGCGTAAGCTCTGCGAAGGTCAACGCCTAACGCTATCAGGTAAACTGACAGTTCATCGCTTTTCTTAGTACGATAGACTAAAGAAACAAGACGGCATTTCTTAATTCTGGATAGACGAGCTACAATGTTCACTAAAGAATTGTAATAAACAATCCTTATCGTGTCAAGTTAAAAATCGCAATCTTGACCATCTTCTGCGTGATTACTATAGTAAGAAGGGGGGCGACGGGCAATTCTTCGACGGACTGGCTGTATCGCCTCTGCCGCCGCTTCCGCTATTGGTTGAGTAGGTAGCGGAACAGAGAATTGAAGATTATTAGCCATTGCCTGTATTTCCCGACCGATAGATTGTAAATCTATTTGCGCCTCAACCTGATTAGCTTGTACTGGCGCGGGAGCGGGTCTAGGAACATCATTACTTAGCTCATCTAAAATTACCTCCGCAGAAATTCCGCCTCTATTACGACGAGGAGGAGGGGGAGAAATCTCCGCCGTTTCGCGACGCCAAGAAGGGACATAAGCGGGGGCATCATAGGAAAAGGATGATTCTGTCCGCGCTTCGTCTTTCTTCCTCTCCTCTATCAAATCAACTAAATGAGGATAGTTTTCTTTTACCCATTCCCTTCCAGACGACTTCGGAAACGGAAGTATGAAATGGAAATGTTCATTAAATTTATTGTTAGGAATTTCCAGATTCGTATAAAAATCGAGAAAGTCAGTTCCGTGCGAATGACTGTAGATAATTTTGTCAATTAAACAAAAGAAATGATTTTCCATAAAAAATTGTGCGCGTTGACGTAGCCTACGAGACGCACCCCTCGTTTCACTTTGCAGCCGATATTCGTTAAGATGAATTCAAAACCCATCCCGTAAAGACTAACTACGTTAGACTTATATCGAACTACTAGCAAATCATCTTGGTCGAATGTGCATTACACAGACCAATAGTAAAAGAACAAAAAGACCCCAACTCACGCTTTCTTAATTCCGGCTCGGCGCGTCTTGCGTGCCGTATGGCGCGTATCGTGAGAAGGAAGGCTAGCGCGAACCCTCATTCGGCGCTCACGAGTTGCTGCGCGACGACGCTTGTTTTTTTCGGTGGTTTCGAATGCGATCTTATAACGCCCCGCATTCTTAGAGTGCTGTCTACTTTGTGATCTAGTCATAAAATTAAAGTGTTACGCAAGTAGGATAAAAAATCGATTTTTGTCCGCAAGATGGACAAGTATGAACCATACGATGCCCGCGAGGAATCACAATCATATTAGGCGGATTGTGTGAAGGATCGTTACAAAGCTCTTTAAAGCCGGGATCGGGTTCAATTACCGTGGACTGTTTCCAAGAATCTTTCATAATTACGAGTATAGTACGAGTTCACATAAAAGTCAAGAACTTTTTACAGGATTAACCGCGCCGATAAAATGAGTCAAAACAGGATACTTGTCATAAACAGTAGTACAATAAAAGGGAGTTCCTTCATCGGCGTGAATATAAACGTGCAACGAATTATCGGACGCGCCAACGGAGAACGTAGTCGCCGAATTAATAAAATGTAGATGCTCGGCCAAATCCATAGCCGATTCTTTGATTGTTTTCATTGTTTGTTTTCTTATTCCGAGCCGCTCATATAAGGAGAATCATATTCAGTATAATAGTTAATACGAACCGCCTCAACTCCTTTAGGCAAAGGATTCCGCAAAGACATCTTAAGAGACTTAATTTTGCCGTAATCTAGCCCACGCTTTGTTTTCTCTAACAATTCTTGATATAAATCTTGATCCATAACAAATTAGGATAGGGAGGTTTTTCTGTCTCCCTATCCCATTCAATTTGGCTTATTAAGCCATGCGGGTGATCTTAACCGTCTTTTCGAGGTTATTAGCCTTGAACGTCAGACCGTGGCGCTTGGCAAAAAGGTAAGCGCTCGTGACAACGTTATTTCGCACCTTCATAGGGAAGAGACGAAATTGGCCGATGCCGAGAGTCGCGAACACCTTGTACTTCAAAGGACGACCCCGACCCGGCTTAGACGACTGACCCTTACCCGATTGAACTGACTGTGATGTATTCTTCATACAACAAAGATAACATTAGATTCGCGGCCCGTCAAGCTATTTTTGTAAAATATTTTAACCGCCTCCACTTTGAGACTTACGAAAGACCGCATTATAGTCTTTTGCGCGTTTGTTTTTGTTTGTTTTAGAACCAAAGCGAGAATCAACTCGTTGGCCCTTTGTTCGTTTGCGATGAATTTGTGCCATCGCCATACTATTTCTATTTGCCATAAATATTTAAGGTTGACTAAGCTTCCACCACTTCAATTCACAATAAGGGGTCATAGGAATGTGTATCGAACGCCCCGAGGACAAAAGAAGAGGAGTCCAAAGTATTTCGTTAACTTCGTCAGCTTTTCGAAGCGTCCAATAAGTTCCAAAATAATTATAAGTGTTTGTTTCGGGATACCACTCGAACCAAGCATGAGTTGAACCGCGCCGTTCATCGACCCCGTAAAACTTAAAACGATCCTTATCGTCTTTAATAGTAAAAGCGAAATCCCTCATTTAATTATCCCAACCCTTCCAAATTAATTTGCGCCCTCCGTATATTGGCAAAAGAATTCCCTCCTTCGTACAATTGAATATAAAATGATACCAATCAATTACGCCCGACTCGTCTTCTTTCATTAAGCCTTCGGGAAAATCAAAAGGAACAATCATGCCGGTTTCTGAAGGGAAATACCATTTTCCCCTAGACGATCCATACCATTTTGGCAATTCATTAGACATCAAAAATAAAAGTAAGTTTATGCCCGTCAAACTTAGGCAGATAAAGATATCGATTGGAAGATTTGAAAACAAACCGATACCAAACGATAATACTCGTCTTCTCTAAGCGAAACAAATGAGGAGCGCCGCCAAGGAACTTCCACGGCGCTAGCTCATCCTTTGGATCGCAATAACCCCAAACGCCCCCACGATAGACTCCGTAAAATTTGCCATTACGAACGTAAGGAGAACCCGCGCGAAGATCAAGTTGCTGAATCTCTTCGGGAGTTCCCAAATAATCCTGCAAGGTCGCTTGATATTCTTCTAATTGTGGCATAGTTCTAATTCGTTTAGAAACGTTTCGTTTGTGAAATTTCTCTTAAGTTGGTTAAGGGCTTTTTGTTCGGCCAACAATGGAAGTAGCGAGATTCGCTCGCCGCCCCGAATAACTCGAAGCGCCGCCCTCGTTCCTTGTAAAGATAGCATAGCACAAGATATCAATCCGCGCATCAACAAATCTTCGGTTGTAATGATGTAGGCGAATTTATCACTCATCCAAATAGGATCGCAGTTCGTTACTTTGTGGTTAAAGTAAGAATTACATTGTCTTTCGATATCCGGCTTATGACCTTGCATTCCAATCGCGACTCCGTTTCCATATTTTTGAATATATAACTTTAGTTTCATTTTAAATATCGTATCCTGTCGTAAATCAAATACCTCAAAATATGATCGGATCGCTTATAAATATAATCCACCCCATTAGGAGGAAGAGCGTGCAACGCCGTTCGGCACATTTTATAAACATAATGTTCTAGTTCTTCCTCTGATATTCCATACAAATCGAAAAGATCAATTATATCTTGGATTTTCTTCATTATCAGTTAACTTTTCGCGCGAGGTTCTGGCGCGCATTTCGGCCAACGCCGCAGAGTGATTTGTGCTTACTTTCGGCATATCTGGTATCTTCATAATGAAGAATATGATCCAGAATACTCCTATCCTTGTTTCCAAGGCAATAATCTTTGTCACTCTCTTTCCATAGGTAGAGGCTCTAGTTCTAAATCGCCTTCTTTTTCCGTAAAGAAACAAATTAGTTTCGAGCCTAGCCTAAAATCTTTATACTCCCATTTGAGCTTGCATTTCGCTTTCGGAAATTCCCTCCATCGCATTAGCGTGATTATCAATTATCACCGGAGGACTAACTACTTTCGGTTGCTCTACAATAGGATGAATGCCAATATTACATTTCTTAATTAGACCGCCTTGAGCGTTGTATTCTTCAATTCGCCCTTCGGATAGCAAAAAGTGAATTTCAGCACAGAATTCTTTATCGTGCCAAGGGCCGAATTCTCTGGTAAAATGAACCCTATAAAAAATAAAATCCTTAGCTTTGTTCAAGTAATCCCAGCCAACGTGGGTAATAGGCAATAGTTTTTCTATGATCATAAATTAATCCAAGCTTTCATCGTACTCGTGAATCCAGTCAAACATTCTAACTGGAATATCCACTCCTTCAATCTCTCCGATTTTAAGAGCTATCGGTAGCGCGACTCGATTTTTCGTAGCGATTTCTTCAACATAATATTCATGCGGGGGCGAACTAAAAGGATCATTAAAGGGAGATGTTATTACAATCTCCAGATAAAATCTAAATCCATCAGATTCAAATAAGTCCTCTTGTTTTACCTTTCTCTCGACTGGTTTAATAGGAATATGTTCTATAATTCCCGCTTTAAAGGGATCAAAACCAAATCCATAGGGATCGCTTGTATTTGCCACAATCTTTTTTCTTCGTTTAATCGGTCTAGCCGCGATTCTTCTCGTTGGTCTTCTAGACATAAATTTTTTTCGCGTTGCTACGCTTTCTTGTATCACTACAAGCGAAACAATTTGTCAGTTTTTCCTTTCGAAAATTCTTTACTTTTCCGTGTATTAAAAAGCCCGAACTATGTTGCAAGCTCGCGCCCCACTAGGGCATTCAATCCTTCAAAGGTCTAAACGAGTATCCAGAGACGGATTTTTTATACGATGGAGTTTCGCTCCCACGTCCTCATCTTCATTGACTTGTTTTAAAGTCTCGCTTTGCCCTTCTATTAGAATAAACTCCTTTGTTGTCTCCTGTTTTAAACCTTATATATGATAAACACATTAAGGCATAAATTCCTGCGCTCGATCTAGAACTTTTTCCAGCCGCTCTTTATTAAGTTCCTCGGCGTCACTATTAATAATCTTGATATCGTTATCCTGCAAATTATGAATAAACTTAAGTATGCTAAACATATCTTTAAATGATTCGTGCTTGCCCTCTATATATTGAATCGTGTCCTTATCCATTAAGCTCCCCCTGTCGCGGAAACGGAAATAGGATTACTATTTAAATCCTTTTCAAAATATTCGCGAAGCTCTTGAAACTCTTCCGCCGATAGAACGCGGCGCTCTTCCGCGCCCACCTTACTTTGTGGAGTAATTCTTTGGGTATCACCTAACAAAGGTTGAGACGGCTGAGAAATTGGCGGTCTGGTTGATCGAGGCGTAATCGGCTCGTATGCCGTACCGACTCGCGAAGTTCCATTGTTCAATCCAGTTCCGCAACCCCCTCGGATAAAATTTTTGTGAGAACTGTTAGAGTAATAAACCCCATCTTCTTCCTGAAAATCTCCGAAAGCGTACTGCTTCCCATTCGCCATCACAATAAACTTGCCAACGTCTAGCAAATTTAGGAATGGAGTACCGTGAATAGATACAAGAAAGGCAATCGCCCGCGTATCGCTCCATTTTCCAGTGGGCAAAACCAAACGGGATGAAAGGTGATTAACTAAAACATTATTCCAACTATCCCAATGACCGTTATGAAACAAAACAGACTTCGCTGTTCCTTCGGGACGCAAAATAACATCTTTTGAAATCGGAAAGGGGTGGATCAAAGACTTATCCTTTCCGCCTACGGACGCCCATCTAAAATGAATGACGTATCCAACGGGCAATTCCTTGGACATTGTAATCGTTTCTTCGACGGTCAAGCCCTTTTTATAATGAACGCCGTCTTTTTCGAACCACGCGATACCAGTTCCATCGGGATGATTCGCGAATCCGTTTCGGATATATTCCTCTTTCGGACGACCAGTTCTACTTGCAATTATCAAACACATATATTTTTTAGTTCTCCTACAGTATAAGCCAAAATCCAAAATTTGTCAAGATTTATTTACTCCAAATTCATAGTTTGTCAAGTCTATTTCTTCGGTTTCTTCGTCAGACCCTTCGACTTGAACCAAAATAGGCTTATCTTCTTTTTTATCAAGGTAAGATTCTACCAAATCTACATACCATTCTACTGTGCGAATAGCTTTTCCCTTCGGCATTGCTCCTGTAGGAAGACGATTTTCAACCGTTCCATGAGTCGAAAAACAATAATTTAATTGAGCGTAGCGAGGATTGTTTTCGGTATATTGGTGATTATGCTGAAAGTACAATTGTTCTTCCGGCTTAAACATTTTCTTACAATAACGATTCTTACCCTCTAAACGATGGAAAAAATCGCGAGACATCCTATGGGCTCGTCCAAACATAAGCGCGGAATGCAAAAAAGCTTCATTGAATTCTTTGTCCATCAAATACGAATAAAGAAGTTTATTCTTCAACGAAATATGAATGTGAAAGCCACACGTTCCATTTTTCTTGTCGGGCCAATAAGTCTTAATCCAATTAGCACACTCCGCGATTGATTCCAAAGGACGGGAAGCTACTTCGCCCAAATCAATTCGGCGCGTTTGTTCTTTTCCTCTTACTTTAAAGTCTCGGCGATGAAAACGCACACTACTATCGTGCTTAAAATCAACGGGACGCTTATCCGTAAACCATCCGCCTTCTATTTCAAGGCCAATTTTAGAGATATGACGAAACATTAGATATTAGTGAATTCAAGAACCTGAGTCTTTTCGGCGTCATCGGGCTCAGCAATTTGAAACTTATAAACAACTTCTTTACCCGCTTCCTTAATAAGATAGCTCATGGCCTTTTTATAACCCAACGCCACCTTTTGAATGGTATCGGTAGAAAACATGCCGGGAATCAAAAATTGCTTTTTCTCAGAGATGCCTCGGCTCATTAGTAAACGAACCCCGACATTATTATTTTGAAAAAGATAATCAGAACGACAAGTAGGAACTACCAAATCTTCCTCTTTCACCCCCGTTTTACTTTTATTCAAAACGGTCGCTTCGTGAACAAAAATTTCGCTCATGTTACGAACGAATCGGTCGGTTTGATCGCCCCACCAGCAATCGACATTGATTCCGCTTAGGGCCAGAGGATTTCGGGCTTCGCGAGCGAGGGATCGAAAAATTCTTTCCACGGATGGGGCTTGAATCGTAATCAACGTTCCATCGGGAGTCCGTTTAATCTCGAAAGTGCTATTACTCATTGTTATGATCTTATTCTATGTTTTATTCTTTGTCAAGAACTTTATCGTATTTTCTTTTTAAATCTAAATGGCTTTTAAGAGCGCGATAATACTCGCGAACCCCTTCGCTATAAGCTATCAAAACCGCTTCCGTTTTCGCAACGGGCAATGGCTTTATTTTATAACTGAAACCCTTACCAATAAGAACTCCTCGAATATGGGAAATATTTACTCCCCATCCCCCATCACACTCAATCAAAAGATTACAATTAGCGCATTTTTGCGTAAAAACTGTGTATTTCGTGCCGCGCCGCTCGAATCGATGTTCATTTTCAATTGAAATTCCTCTAACTAAATAAGCAGAAAGAGATTCTAAAAGCTCATATCTTTCCGACTCGTAGTTGCGAGTGTCGAAACCGATTTCTTCATACATCGCCGCTATTGTCGGAGAATAAAGATAAAGTGACGCCTTATTAGTAATCGGATCATACTTATACTGAACGTCGGCAATATATCGCATAAAAATATGTTATCAAAGGATTCGTCGCGTGTCAAGCACTAATTATCGTTTCGCAATATTGTAAAGGAATAAAATTACCTCGCTTATCTCTGTGATAAGGCCACGCTAAAATTAAATTAGGATTATTTCTAAACTCCATTGGAACTATTTTCCAAACAATCGAACGAAATCCTTCCGCTTCTCTTTCTAAAGCAAACGATTTGCAAAAATATCGTTCATAAAGCTTAAAATAACCCTTATCCAAATCTCCATAGAAATTATGGATATGCATTTGTAAAGGTATCCGCCGGGGTTTAATAAATAGCTTTGTTAAAGTCATTTAGGAGACAGAGAAATAGAATTTTTTGGTTCTACATATCTAAGGGGAGTATAGTTGTCCCCGTTTTCTTTTATAAACGGCCAACAAATAGCAATACCTTTAATAACGACTTCGGGAAGAAAATAAATGTTAGGCATTGACTCAAGAGCTTGTGGATAAAGACGAGTATATCTGCCTATCCAACGACCTTTTACATAGTCTCCGTAGAACCGATACATAGGACATCCCCTGTAAGTTCCATGAGAAGGTTTAATTATTCGTTCCATTGCGTTTTAGATATGCGCAGCCCATCTAGGAGCGAGTCAACCCGCCGCCTCCACCAGTTAGTTTGCTAACTAACAAATTAAATATCTACTCCGACTTCTCTCAAATAAGACTGGATACGTTTTGCACCTATACGCTTTAGCTTGACAGGCTCAACAATAGAATGAAACGACTTATGGTGAGTCACCAAAAAACGCCCATTCTTCAATTGCTTCTTAGCTCGGCAGATAACCCCCTCGCAATCATAGAGAGCATTCATTTTAATTTCGCGACTTCTCATAATATTTTATTTACGCCTTTATTGTTCGAATACATAATAACTCATCTTTAACCAAAAGTCAAGTGTTTTTTGAAGAATATTTAAAAGCTAAATATTCTCCGGTACTTCTCCGGTTTTTCGTCTCTTCTCTTACTTTTCTCAAGCCCACGCTTTCTAACAAGACAATAGAACTAGGATTATCCGCCGCTACCCAAGTTTCATAAACCAAACCAGCTAAACGAAAGTGATTAATCGTTTGTTTTAGAACCTTTTTAGCAAGCCCTTGGCCTCTTTTATCCGGTCTGGTAGCGATGGCGGCGAAAGGAAAGGTTTTGGAGGCTATAGAAATCGAAACTGGCCCCGTTTCGTCGTGAGCCGCATAGCCGATTGCATAATCAGAACAAGTCAAGTTAATATATTCTATCGTCGCCCGACATAAATGGCCCTCACTCCAATTGCAAAGATAATCACAATAGAGGGAAAATAGAGAAACGGGAATAATATTAAAAGACTTCATTTATTTTGCGCGTTTATCGTGTCTCCTCTTCCCGCTAGGATTTTTTCAGCCAAAAACCGAGAACGATTAAAATCATTATAAAGCATATCCATGAAATTAGAAGAAGCGCAAAGGATTTCCCATTGTTCTTTAGAAAATCTCGAAGCCATGAATTTTAAATCATCAGAACTTGGCTCTAAAAGTTTGGTGGAAATAGCTTCCACGTCTTTAGTATTATCAAATAAAATTTTTGGCGACATGGGGATTTTTTAGTAGAAAATTCATTTCAAGAAAACGATCTTCCTTCTTTTTCTTCTTATTATCGTAATGAATACGATATCTATTGGCTCCCCGCGCTTCTACCCGCTTCGAAAGCTTTTCGCATACGGGAGCCCTTTTTGTAAAGGATTTTCCCTCCTCTTTTATGATAGAACCCGTTAGTCCAAGCCACATTATAAGGTATCTTCCCTAGTTTAAGTTTACAACGATGCCGTTCTCTTTCCGGCCTTAAATCCATATCGGGCGAAATTTCTATTTCATCCGAATCTTCAATGACAGTATATTCCCCATCGATAATTGTCTCATCGGACGCATTTTGAAAAATTGTTTGAAAATCCGTTTCGTCTTCTACTTCAAAAGCATACTGAGGATGTTCGAATCCGTTATCTATAGATTCGTCCAATAAACGGGCGATCATCTCGTCTTCGTTCTCGTTTAGATATTTCATCCAACTCATTATACTCTAGGATTAATAATTTGCAAGTATTTTTTTGTGTAATCGTTAGGTTTCATTGTCCGAAGATAATTATCGACAAGTCTTATAAAGAAAGCCGTGCCCGAAATACTCTTATCCACCGTTTTAAAAGCTGGAAACAAACGACATTCTAATGTCCGATGTTCTCGCCATGAGCAAAAATTTAATTGGGTATATTTATCATCTTGACCTTTAATTTGGCTGATAGGATAATGTTCTCTTACGCAAAAATCATTATTTCCTTTAAAACGAGCCCAAAAGGAACGATCCTCGCTCGATCTAGAGGAACAATGCCGTTGTCCCCATTTTTCCATTGCGACAAGGAATATATTATAAAATTTCTTATGCATAAGCAGCGCATAGTCTTCTTGCTTTTTGGTACTAATATGAATATGCAAACCGCATGAAGCGTTTGTTGTATCGGGATAAGATTCGCGAATCCATCTAGAAAGATGATGCAAACTAGCAAATGGGGAGCTAGCTATTTCGCCGCACATATCAAAATCCCCATCCTCATCGTAACAAAATTCCTCATAATTCGGTATTTCCACCGAACTATCGCCATGCATGTGCTTTTGTTGAGGGCGGTTTTGCTTCCAGCCTCCTTCTAATTCAACCCCCACCCGATCTATTTTAGAGCTTTTATTCATAGCCTTCTACTAAAGGAAAAAGAGAGCCAACCGTTTTATCAGTTGACTCTCTTTTAAGGTTCACCTTACAAACAATCTGTCAATTAGACAGAAAGCTTGATGTGGTAAGCACCGTTCTTCTTTGCAGAAGCCTTGAGTTCCTTAAGGAACGCTTCGGTCTTAGGAGCCTTCTTGAAGGCACCGCTCTTCAAGACGGTAGCGAGGTCTTTGCGGGTAACAAAGACGGTCTGCGCTCCCTTAAGGAGGGTCTTACCGATCTTCGACTTAACCTTCTGAGAAGGGTAAGAATCGGTGTCGTGAACTGCGAGTTTAACAATACGTGCCATTTTGGCCTTTCTTTTTTGTTTGTTTGGTTTTCTGACTTGAACAATAATACTACTTATTGCTCATTTTGTCAAGAACTTTTTGATCTTTTTTAATGATCATATCCTTGCAAATATTCCGCCTCTCTTTGAGAGTGAGGCGATAAACTACGATCTTGGTGGGTCGTGCGAAGTCCGTTGTGATAACTATGATCGCTAGCCGATCCAGAATAATTATAATTAGAGCGATGATAGCTCCATTTATAATTAGCATTGGAATAAAATACTCCTTCTTCTTCTTCCCAACGACCGATTAAAGTAGTTTTGCTAGGCGTCATCAAAGCGAATTTACCCGCCCATCCGGCTTGTCCGTCGGCAATAGTCCGCAAAAAGTTCTTTCCGTGAATCGCCGTCAAAAGAGCAATCGCCCGCGTATCGCTCCATTTACCCTCTGGAAGAATAACTTTAGGGCTGAGATGATCCATCAAATGTTGTTTCCACGAATGCCAATGTCCGTTATGAAACAATAGTTTGTTAGCTTTGCCCTTTTGTTGCAAAGGAACGTGTACATTCACAGGAAAGGGATGAATAAGTTGTGGGTCTACTCCACCAATGGAGGCCATCCGAAAATGTATAATATATCCTAGCGGCAATTCTTGAGAAAGCTTAATCGTTTCCTTCAAATCGATTCCTTTGATATATCGCAAGTAACCATTTTCAATCCACGCGATACCCGTTCCATCGTCATTGGAGGCTTCTCCATTTTCGATATACTCTTGCTTAGGACGACCGCTTTTTGAATAAATAATGAGGCACATAGATTTTTTAAGATTATATCACTTGTTTCGTTAATTGTCAAGACAAAATTTTCTCATTTTCATCTTCGACTTCAACTTTTGTTTCCCAATTAAACTCGGTAATCTCGGGTTTAGGATGAGCCTCTAAATAATTTTCGATAAATTGAATATACTCATCAACGTATTGCTGAGCCTTCCTTATGGGAAGAATGGCGCAAGGCAAACGATTTTCGAGTGTGCCGTGCAAGGAGTAGCAATAATTAAGCTGAGAATACCGATTATTTGTTTTGGTTAGAGCGTAAAGTTGTTCGCGGCCCTTGAATAATTTCTGACAGTGAACATTCTTGCCCATTAATCTATCAAAGAAATGAGCGGACAGGTGAAGCTTATTGCCTACCGCTTTCATTTTCTTATAAAATTGAATATAAAAATCCTCATTAACAAGATACCAATAAAATTTAGGATCAACGAACGAAGTATGAATGTGAAAACCACAACTCTTATTTTTACGGTCGGGCCAATAAATGTTAATCCATTCGTGGACTGCGCTCAAATTCGCGAGGGGTATAGAAACCGCCTCGCCAATAAAACGAATAGGAACTCCGTTTTGGGTTTTGCGGATGTTACGAACGCTATCGTCGTGATGCCAGCTTGTAAGACTTTCCGGCTTGTCTTCAGTCGAAAACCATCCTCCCTCGATTTCAAGGCCAATTTTAGAAATATATTTCATGCTAAATCTGAATTTCTATCGCCTTGCTGTCTTCTTCTTTTTCATCTCCAACTTCGCAACGAATTGTTATTTCCCGGCGATAGTCGCGAGCAAATTCAATAACAGCTTTTAAAGATTTCGACAGTCGAGTTAAATCCTCTTCGGAATATACTCCTAGAAACTTAAGTTTTTGTTCCTTTCCAATGCCGCGACTAACAAAAGGCACAACATTAAACGTCTCTTCGTTACACAGAGTCACATCGCCCCATTGATAGCGAGGGCGCAACCATCCCTCTCTTTCTATACGTTGACCTAAATCTCCAAAAATTCGATTATAATCAAAACGATAACTATAATTCAAAGCGGGCGAATAAAACTTAGCGCGAGCCGCCGTATCGCAATGATCTAATACATTCTCAACATCATCTTTGCTTACTTGTTTGACAAAATCTTCCAAGCTAGGAAGACAAGCCGTAACTATCACCTCTCCAAAGCTACGACGTATATCGACAAAATTCTTCATATTTTAATATTACCATCTGATTTATCTCCTGTCAAGAAAATTGATTGGTCTGATAGGAGGGTTCAATCAACTATCAGACCATAGCTACGCGAGCTAAATCCCTCAATTAACGCATGGGGCGCGTAGAAATACTTTTACAGTTTCGCTTGTAACAAAATATCGGAGAAACGATCCGACAGATTATCTTTTTTGTTTCCTGTTAAGGTCACACAAGCTTAACTGAATGCTTTAATGGCGCGGTTTCTTACCTTTCAGGAAGAGAGGCAATACGGTTTTTCCTTTAAAGAACTCCATTTTTGTGCATTTATTTTCTCTCTATTTATTTCCCAAATAATAAACTAACTAGCTCCGCAGAGCCGAAGTTTTACGGACTTCATTTATTCGTTAATACTTTATCTGGAAATCCTTACAAAAGCGTTAGTTCTGAACGGCCACCACGGAGGAATTCTCTCTAGGGATTCCCACTTCGCAAAAGACGCTTTCTCGTGAATATAATAATTCCTATAAGAAGCGATTCTATTAAGGGGAATTTTATATCTATCTGGCATAACTAATGGAAAGGGCGTTTTCTCCCTATTAACAAGAATACTCCGATCTAGATTGTTCGCGATGCTCGACAAAGAAAAAAGCATTTCTTTACATTTATGCTGGTGATTATAAACACGAGCGAATCGATCAGCTAAATGCATGGCATGAATCATTAACCAATTAAAATTACCCAAGGTTTGACGTGTCCAAACCGCGCAAGGATGATTATAATGTGTCCTTGCATAAGGAAGGTTTGGCGTATTTTCAGGAAAAGCCGAGCAAAGCATTTGGGTGCTTTCCACAACCATTTTGCAAACATGCTTAAGACATAGCTGGTTAGCCGCAATTTCGGGTTGATCGGCTACGGCGAAAATGTTCATCTTCTCCCAGCTTAACAGAAGATGAGGCGAAAGTCAAGGAGATTTTTATGAATTTTCTCGCTCTTTGTCATCTTCTCCCTCTGGTATCGCAGAATTCGCGATAATAACATCCCGTTTTTGTAGTTTTAGATACCAAAGTATATTAACTAAAAAGTTAATCGAGAAGCCGTCGAGGAAAGAAATGGGTTGAATTGAGCCAATCGGAAATTTGGAAACAAGGATGTTATTCCAAAGAGTCCACAAGAAAGGGGAGCACACGAGCGCCAGAACGGCCATCATGGCGATAGAGTGAACAATATCTCGAACTATGTCGTGTAAGCTTGGTGTCATATTACATGATACATTTAAAGGGGTAAAAAGTCCACTAAATCGTTCGCGGATTTAAAAAAGTAGATGAAATGACTTCGGAAACATACAATTAGATACTGATTTCTACCCTCCTCAGACCAACAAAGGGTATCGGTGAGGCGCGAGCCCCGAAACAGCGATTAAACCGGAACTGAGAAGCCGTAAGCGACGCTGAGAACATCGCAACTCGTTTGGGTTAAATTAGGCAGCGAGGATAAATACTAAATGTCTAAGGTTGCCTCCACATTAAACCATAAAGCCTTCTTGTTCAGTATGTTACAAGGTTTTAAGGGGTGGGGGTTTTGCGGAGAAAGAGGTTGAGGATAATTGAGGTGATTAAGTTTTTCTTGACAATAAAGATAATATCCCTTATGATGAAAGAAAGTATGACTCCCATTACTCTTAAGATACTCCATTTTGGTTATTATATCACTTTTGATTCACACGCGCCCGAAAACGTCACCGTCGATGAAGTCGGTTGTTTTGGAAAAGATAGATTTAAAACTCTTGAAGCGGCAAAAAAAGACGCGCGGGAATATGTCGGCGATTATAAGGATATCATCTTATTTTACGGAATGGATTCTAAAGACGTTATGCAGGTTATCGCTCCTATGGGATTTCTAACAGGGGAGGATTTTTTGCAGGGCGTTTAAAAATATGAGCCAGCGTAAAAACAGATTTCATACACACCGTCTTTCGGTTCTTGCCAGTTTAGAGCGAATGCGTATTTCGGGAAAACGTATTTATATCTTCGGAGAAGATGTGACTCGTATTGTCAAACGGCTAGAAGCAGAAGGTAAAATTGCACGAATTCGTATTCCGGCCCTTTCTCCTTTTGGGCCGCATATCAAGCGGACAAGGTTAGTGGATGTAAATAATAATCCTTATGCTTAAAACACCTAATACACAAATACTGTAAAAAGTTATTGACTTTTCGATCAAAAACGAATACACTTGCTATTCGTTAAATAACCAGAAAGGTCAAAAATATGTCAGACTCAATTAAAAGAGTAGGTCGCCCATCAAAGGATGTCTCATTCCCGGTTAGCGGAGAATTTGGCATCACTGAACTGGAACTACTCAATCCAAATGTCAGTCGCGTCACCTTACAATTCAAGGTAAATCAAAAACTAGAGCAAAATACTTTGCGAGTTAGCGGTTTACGCAAGAACGATAAAGGTAGACCATCCAAGCTTTTTAGCACAATCTAAAGCTTAGGATTATCAAATGATAAGGGTAACGAGAAATACGTTGCCCTTATTTTTTTATGTCTAAAATTTTTCCTCTTTGTTGTTTGAGTATCGGAGATAAATTCGAGATTCCCGAGCTTTTATTCATGCGCAATTTAGAAGTAGTCCGCGTTTCTGAATCAGGCACGGGCATTAAAGGTGAATGGAGCGAAGATCGTGGGGAAACGTGGAAACTGTTATCCCTCAACTACACAATCAGTAATGGCACGATGGTCAGACTTAGAAAATGATTGACAAATCCCTAATCCTGTGGTATAAATGCAGACAATGAAAGATTTTGTAATTGAACCTTTTCGATTTCAATTGCTCGAAAAGAAGCCCGATAGTTTTCTGTTTAAGTTAGTTTCCGATCATCAATTTCTTTGTATAAAGAAGTCTAGAAAAGATGACATTATTGGATTAATCGATGGCAATGCGGTTATCCTCAATCAGATTATCAAACATACTCGTAACAATTACGTTTATTTTGTTAGTTCCATTTTTGTTAAAGAGAACGAAATTTTTCTCTCCATGCTCCGAAAAAAATTTGAGCCTAAAAATATCGAGGAATCTCTTAAGAGACAACGTATAGCCTTGGATTCCCTTGAAAATAAAAATTTGTCGCCTCCTATGGAAACTCCACGGCTTCGCAGTCCCCGAGTTAGGAGTATTTTGGGTTCTATAGATGCGCTTCCAACCTATGTTCCCGCGCCTATTCGCGAAGAAGTGCAATGGGATTCTTCAACCGGATTTGATGGCGATCAAAATCGTTTAATTGCGAATACGGTAATAGCTATGGATAATTGCCCTACGTCAGACAGAATTCCTTCTTACCTAGAGACAATTATTGATCATATTAGCTGTTTCATGGATAATGAACCGAGAGGTTCGTTGCGCTATCAAGCCTTATTGCTATCTCGAACGGCTTTCGAAAATCGTTTATCCGCTTTGCGCGACGAAGACGACAATTCCCCTCCTGAAATGGAATTCGAGCAAGAATTTCAATCAGAACCAGCCGATAACGTGGCTTGCCCCTATACCGCCGTCTTTGGCGGTCAGGGTACTTCTATTGATCCGCAATCGGTTATTCCTAATACCGTTGCTAATACGATAAACCCGATAGGTTCGTATGTTATTAATCAGCCTATAAATTGGGGCAATCTCGTTAATGCGGTAAATCCTTAAATAGTAGACAATATCCTATAGATTTCATATAATCTATAGATGACTATTCTTGAAGCTAAAGGTCTGCTATTTCTTTTTTTTGTAAGGAATAACGCTTTCAATATCAAAGATAATTTTAAGAACATTGTTTTAGTGTCCTCGAATCCCGAACTAGACCAATCCATCATCCTCCTTGCTTTGGAGGATTTAATTAAGCAGGATATCGTTAGACAATCCGGCGATTGGTTTATCCTTGTCCAACCTCTCGGTAATTATACTCAAAACGTTCTTGTATCGAAACCTACTGTTGAGGCAATTTGCGAAATAATGAATGAACTAGCCACTCAATACAAAAACGATGAACTTTTAGTTGATCCTTTAAATTTGAAAGAACGAGACATTCAAAATTTAATTATTATTGTTCAGAACACTTTAAAAAAGTAATTATTTATATTTGACTTTGCGATCAAAAACTCGTATGATGTTTATATGGCCGCAAAAGAAATCATTAGAGACGGTTTAGGACTCCTAGATGGAGTTCAATATATTTACGATGAGTTTGGCCGAATTAACTGGCGAAAAATGATTCGACCGGAATTTTTAGTTTTTAACGTTGGAAATCAAGAGCAAATTGAAAAAACTTACGGAAAGCCATTAACCGAGTTATCTATAACCGAAGTAGATGACAAATATCTTCTTATTTTGTTGGGCGGAATCAAAGAGCTAGCCCGATTGCGCGGATTCCATTCTGTCGAATACAAGGTAATTCCTGCGAGCGAACGAGCCGTCTCAGCTACCTGTCATATCGAATGGATTCCTAATTTCGAGACAGAAAATCGATCCATTATTTTTGGTGACGGTGCGGATGCCACAATCGAAAACACAACCGGATTCGGTAAATCCTTTTTAACTACCATAGCAATCAACCGCGCCTTCGTTCGTGCGGTCAGAAATTTCTTGGGAATTAATATCGTTGGTAGCGATGAAATTTCTAGTAAGCCCATTCCCCAAGAAGAAAAACCCGTCGATGCGGGCAATGTTTCAGTTCACGCCCAACTTCAAAGATCAATGCAAGCGGCTGATCTTGATTTTGAGACGGTAAAAAAAACCTGTGTTAAAAGTGATAAAAGCGCGGAAGAATGGGAATCTTTGATAGACATTCCATTAGCTAAAGCTTTGGATTTAATTGGAAGAATAGACAAGAAAGCAAAGAAATGAGCACCAAAACAGAAAATAATAAATTAGTAGTCGTTCGTCCCGAGACTTCTTTGGATGAATTTGACCTAAGAACAGAGGCATGGCGTGAATATGATTTTGGAGGTAGAACTTATAGAATTGATAATCCTTTAAAATTATTTATTCGCCGTGGATCGGGAACCACCCATAGAATTTTAGATAAAAATAACGTTGTTCATTGCGTCCCTACAGTTGGACAAAATGGATGTGTTTTAAGATGGCAGAATAAAGATAAAAATCAACCTTGCGAGTTTTAATATGAAAAATGAAACATTAGTCAGTGTAGTCTTGGATCGTTCTGGTTCTATGTCTAGTATTAGAACGGATATGGAGGGAGGATTTAATACTTTTATTTCCGAACAACGCAAAGTAAAAACAGACGAAGTTTTGGTAAATCTTTATCAATTTGATGATCGTTATGATGTTGAATATGAGAATAGACCTTTAGCGTTAGTTCCTAATTTAAATCTTGTTCCTCGTGGTTGGACGGCTTTGTACGACGCCCTTGGTAAGACCATCAATAACGTTGGAGAACGTTTGTCCAAGCTTCCAGAGAATAAACGCCCCGCGCGAGTTCTTATTTTGGTTATTACCGATGGTGGTGAGAATTCTTCTAAGGAATTCCGAAGAGAACAAATAGCCGAGATGATCAAGCTTCAACAAGAAAAATATAATTGGCAATTTGTATTCTTGGGCGCAAATCAAGATTCCTTCTTGGTTGCTAGAAGCTTAAATATCAATACAGCTAATGCCATGACATTTGCTGCAAATGCTAGTGGAGTTTCTTGCTCTTATAATGCTATAAATGATTCTTTGACTTCTTATCGCGCAGGAGACGAACAAGGATTGAAATTTAGAGACGCGGATCGTGAAGCCCAAAGACTAGCGGGGGCAAAAAATTAAAGGAAAGATAATTAAACCAAAGGAAAATATGCATTATAGAAATGGACGGGAAGCTAAGAATGGGGATAAGATCGTACAGTTAGATTTTTCTAACGGAAAAATTACTTCATTTGGAGTATTGCATGATGCTATCCCGGGAAACGATTATTGTAATGGAGCAATTGCTATTCCCGCACAGAACCAAGCGGCCTGTATATGTGATTGTTTACACGTAGATGATTTAGCCGCAATTCTTACCGAAAAAGGATTGAATAATAGACCGACCGGGAAATAAAAATATGGAATATTCTATTAAAGATAGCGGAGAGCGTCAAAAATTCGAAACCGGAGCCGTTCGCGATGTAAATACCGAAAAAGGTGACTATAGTTTATTGCCTCCTAGAGCCCTAGCTCTAGTAGCGAAACATTTCCAACTTGGAGCCAAAAAATATTCTAAAGCAAATTGGCGTAAAGGAATTCCGCTATCTCGTTATTTAGATTCGGGATTGAGACATGCTTTTAAACATTTGAACGGAGATACAGACGAAAGGCATGACATTTCCTGTGTCTGGAATTTTCTTTGTTTATTAGAAACTCAAGAAATGATAAATGAAGGAAAACTTCCTTCCTCTTTAGACGATTTAAGAGAAATTAGAACCGGCTATAGTAATGACCAAAAACTACCATACGAAAAAGTAAAGGACGAAGTTAAAAAAGATAGAGAAGATCGTCTTAAAGGCTAAATGACCGATGACCAAGTTATTCCCTTATTTGAAGCTGTAAATTTAGCATCTAAGTTTAAGCCGGAGGTATATGAAAATAAAGGAATGACAGTAGAGGACACAAAGTATTTTATTCATATCAGCGCGATTTTTCATCATAACATTTATTGGACAACGGTTTTAACACAAAGACCGAAGTTTCAGCCGGTAATTAAAACCGAGCCTTTTATGTTGGAAGATAAAAGAGAGATGATTGGATTTATAAACAGAACGATTGGTTTATTTGCGGATAAAGATTGGTATTTCCTCTGGTTTTCGGACGGAGATATCATGGAACACACACAATTTTTAGAATTAAGGAGCCTTTGGCTAAAGAACCTTGATAAAATACAATAAATACCATAACAATTTCCATATTTTTTTAAAATTATGGTGTAATAGTATTTATGAAAAGAATTTCAATAGAAGAAGCTAATAAAAGAAAAGATATAATAGATAATTATGTTAAAAAACATCCTAATCAATCCATAAATGAAATATCCGAAGAATTAAATTTTCCTCGTTATTTTGTAGCTTATCATTTAGACAAAAATTTTAGCGATAGAAAAAAACGACAAGAGTATCAAAGAAGTAAAGCGCCCAAAACTAAAATTAAAACGCATCTAGAAAGAGAAAGAAGGAAAAGTTTTTTAATTAAGTTATTTGGAGATAAATGTTGTAAATGTGGATATAATAAATGCGTTCAAGCTTTAGATTTTCATCACGTTAATCCAGATAATAAATATAAAAATATTAGTCAATTGATGAGTAATTTATATACCCCTTGGGAAGAAGTTATCGAAGAAGCGGAAAAATGTATTTTATTGTGTAGAAATTGCCATTCAGAAGAACATGTCAAAAATTATAAAAAACATTTAAAGGAATGTGAAAAAGAAATTCCTTCAAATAAAAAAAACACCGTTTCTTGGAAAACTATAGACGAAATTAGAGTTTTATATGAACAGAAAAAAAAGAGAATAGTAGATATCGCTATATTTTATAATTTAACACCTGCTTATGTTGAAAGTGTTGCAAAATATAGAATTAGAACTGTTAAACCGAAAGAAAAGACTTTAATAAAGTTTAGAGATAAAATAATAGAATACGAAGAACATTAAAATTGTATGGCTCAAGAACTTACCGACGAAATCCTAATAGAAAAAATCCGAAAGGATTGCGATTCCGATGCTTTTATGGAATTGGAAAATAGACACAACGGATTATTTGCCACGATAGTAAAGAAATACGCGCCTAATCTTTTGCAGGTTTCGGGCGTGTGTTTTCAAGACGTGATGGAGCGAAAGTCCGATCTTTTGTATCAAGCCGTGCTGGATTACGATAAAGAAAAATCCCAATTCAATACTTGGTTTGGGAATAAGGTAGATTTTTATTGCAAGAACGTTCTCAACATCACGAATAAACTAAGAAAGTTCGAGCCAATGAAGTCGGAATCTTTGGAGTCTTTTTTAGACACGGTTGTTTATTACGAGCCCGACCCTTCTTATACCGAAGAAATTAATTTGGTGTTTGACGTTCTTAATAAGCATTCCGATAAAAGATTAGCTAAGATTTTTTACATGAAATTCTTTTTGCCGAAACCACAGAATTCCTTTAATAATATTGCAAAGAGTTTAGGTTTGTCGGTTCAAGGATGTATTAATTTGTATAACAAGGGAAAACGTTATTTACAAAAACATCACACTCTTAATCAGTGGATAAAAGAGTAACTTTTTGCTATAATAGAATATGCTCATCTCTCAATTTTTAAACGAAAATAAATTTAAAAGACCCCCTCTTATTTGGCCAAAACTTTCTGAAATGGAAAGAATCGGATTTGCTGGAATTGATTTAGAAGGAAATGTGGTTAGTAGTGTTACTTATCTTACCAAATATTATACCGATAATCGATTAGACGTTCTTACCAAGGCGATTGAAGTTCTAATTAGAGACGCTAAAACCGCAGATATTCAAAGAGTAATTTTTATTTATAAATCGAATGATTAATTTTTCAGCACCAATCAATCAGCTTTCATTCGGAAATGTTTCCGTAAATATTTTGCTTGACCTTTTTAATAAAGGCGTCCAAGTAAATCTATTTCCCACCCAATTCGATTTGTCCGCTTTTGATAAAGTATCGCCCGAATTCGCAACTTGGTTACAGGAAAATTCTGGCCGCGCGTTAGCCCGATACTCCTCCAAAGATAAGGGTTTTCGCATTTGGCATATTGGTCAATCTCAAGATAAGGTAAGCGACGAGCAAAGTTTATTTACCTTCAATGAATGCGATGGCCTAACTGAAACCGAAGTAAACATTCTTAATAATCAAAAGAACGTTTTCGTTTCCAGTCCATACGCCAAGGAAGTTTTTGAAACGAGCGGTGTTAAAAACGTTACTTACGTCCCACTCGGATTCGATAGCCTGCATTTTCATCGCTTAAACAAGCGACTCGTACCTGAAAACATTATTTCCTTTGGATTACTTGGCAAGTGGGAGAAGCGCAAATCGACTACTGAGGTTTTGAAACTTTGGGCTAAGAAATATGGTAACAACCCAAATTACATGCTTCAGGCAGCGGTCTATAACCCCTTCTTCAATCCAGAACAAAATAAGGCGCTGATCGCTCAAGCATTAGAAGGCAAGGTTTATAATAATATCAATTTCCTACCTTTCGTTAAGACAAACTCGGAATACAATCAAGTTCTGAATGCGATTGATATTATTTTGGGGATGTCCAAAAGTGAAGGGTTCGGTTTGCCCGAATTTCAATGCGTGGCTTTAGGAAAGCACGCTGTCATTCATAATGTAAGCGGGTATAAGGCTTGGGCCGACGAAAGTAACGCTGTCTTGGTCGATCCTACGGGCAAAGACAATGTTTATGATGGAGTGTTCTTTCATCCCAATCAACCCTTCAATCAAGGCTCTTATTTTACTTGGAATGAAAATGATTTTCTAACCGCCTGTGAAATAGCGGAAGAAAAATTTAAAAAGAATCCGATCAACGAAGCGGGCCTTAATCTTCAAACTGAATTTACTTGGGAGAAAACTACAGATCAAATTTTGGCAAAGCTATGAATATAACCAAAAGAGAAGTGCGAAAAGTATATCGTAATTGGTTTATGGATTATGATATTCATTGGTTAAATAAAGAAAGTTCTGAAGAAGAAATTAAAGAATATGCCGATAACTGTACGGAGGCGTTTATGGCATACATGGAGCTAGTAAAAAGAAAGAAGATATGAAAGTTTTAAAAATTAGTTTGGATGAAAGTTCGGGATTCGTTGTAGCAACTAGCTACGAGGAAATGTTGGATATTATCCAAGACGGGCTTGGGCGAGACGATTTCTTGTCTGATGTTGAGGGAGAAGTTAAAATAAACATGGAAGTTGTAGAAATGACAGAGGAAGAGCTTGAAGCTCTACCGGAATTTGAGGGATTTTAAATTATGATTATAGTATTATTAGTTATTATTGGTATTTTGTTATTTGTTATTTTAAGAAGTAGTAGGGTTTATGAAAGCAACACTAACTATTTAAAAGCTAGTATAGAAACTTACGTTCAAGACGATAAGAAAACCTCCGAGTGGATTAAAGGGCAAGAGGCGCAATGGGCCGCTAAATCTAGAGAGGCTGATATTCTAGTTGTCAAAAATAAAGAACTTCAAGATCAAGTGGCGGCGCTTACCGATATCAAAGTACAATACGAGAAAACTCTATTAGAAGCTCCTAAGAAACGTAAACGAAATCCAAAGGCTTAACGTGAAAATTAAAAAGAAAGACCTGATTCAGGCTTATCGTCAATGGAATATTGACAGCGTGCTTCCTAATAAGATGCTTGAAGAAGACTTAGATAAACAATCTCAAGAGCAAGCCGAATGTTTAATTAGTTATTTAAAGGGATTAAAAAAACCCGATGTCTTATAAGTTATTTCTTGACGACGTTAGAGAACCTAAGAACGTAAAGTGGGGAGACTTTGAAGACAAGTTCTTCCCCCTTACGAATATTCTTGTGGTTCGGAACTACCACGATTTTTGTAAAACGATCATGGATAAGGGAGTTCCTGAAAAGGTTTCCTTCGATCACGATTTGGCCGACGAGCATTATCAAGCTTATGTTAGTGGGCGCGTTCTTTATACAGGAGAAGACAAGTTTTACGATTCGGTCAAAGAAAAGACTGGCTATCACTGCGCCCAATTCCTTTTCGAGTATTGTCTTCACCATCGCTTGAAGCTTCCAGAGATTCACGTTCACTCGATGAATCCTGTCGGTTCAGAGAAGATCAAGAATTTATTTGATAGTTACAATACAACATTCAACGCATTCCACGGATAACCATGAGACGATTAAAAATTGCTGTACTCATCCAATTAGTTAGGATTACGGAACGTTTACTCGAATATTTTGAGAAAACGTTAATTAAACAAATTAAGCCATTGGAAATTGACTTAGAGGTTTCTCGCCCGCGTTGTCATATTATGAGAGTCGGACGCGATGGAATAGCTCTGGAAGAGAACGTTCCCTTCGAGCGTCTTGAAGAAAATCGAAAAAAGAATTGACAAACCGATCAAAAAAGCATAAGATGATAGTAGATGGTTTAAGCAGACGTTCCGCCGCTCACGAAAAAGAAAGTTGAAAAAAGTAGTTGACAAATTTCCCAAAGTGTGAATAATGGTGGAATAGTAAGAAGAGAAAAGATTTTAGATGAAGACACTGAAAAATATTAAAGCAGAAGCGAAAAAGGGTTGCCCGATTACGGAATCCTCTGTCTCCTTCTCATTGCGCCCAAGTTATCAATGGGCCTTTAATACCGGAGATAGACTATAAGGGTGTAAAGTGTTTAGAGTTAGTGATTTACACCCTTAGAAGCAAAAGCTTTTAAGGGTTTTTTAGTTTTACAGATTTGCCTCCGTGCCCCGGCTTAATGGCGCACGCGGACTACTTCGAAAGAGTGGGATGCAACGAGAAAGCACTATCCGAGCGCGGTAAGGCGGACTTGGGTTAAGGCGAGCGAGTCTCGCTAGAAAGTGTAACAAATTTTGGCTTACCCCATGAGAATTTGTTCTTTTATATAGGAAAGTGTCAAAATCGAATGAAATCGTGAGACGCTGATAGTCCTATGTTAGTTAGGGAGGCTGTTACAACAGCGAACTTCGAGAGAAGTTTACTTATAGCAGCTTCCCACAATTTATAGGTGCTTCTATGGAGAAGCTAAGTAAAGCGTCCGTAATTGGATTAGCAGCCTTATGATTTCGCAAGTATGAGGAAATGGTATCCTACGGCTTTGCCAAAGCTGAATCGGCAGTTCGACTTCTGCCTACTTGCACCACTTTTAAAACTCTCTAAGTCGGCAATAAGGTGTAATCCTTTTTATGATAGATTATAAAACTCATTTGATAGGTAAACAGTACGGATCGATTACTGTTTTAGAGTGCGTCGGAAAAAGTCCAAGAGGCCATTTGATTTGGAACTGCAAATGTAATTTTTGCAAGTCTGAAAAAAATATTAGAAGTGATTCGTTATGTAGAACCAAAAGTTGTGGATGTATAGTTAAGCGTACAGGTAAGAATCACAAAGATTGGAAAGGATACGAAGAAATATCCCAATCATTTTGGACAGTATTAAAACGAGGTGCAGTATCTAGAAATTTAGAATTAGATATTTCTATAGAACAAGTTTGGAATTTATTTTTAAAACAAGATGGAAAATGTGCTTTAACAGGATTGCCTTTGATTTTTGGAACCAAGCGTACCGCTTTTGATAGAACGGCCTCTTTAGATAGAAAGGATTCTTCCAAAGGCTACACATTAGATAATGTCCAGTGGGTACATAAACAGATTAATGAAATGAAGATGGCTCAATCTCAAGAGGAATTTGTTAGATTCTGTATATTAGTAGCGAATAATTTTCAGTCAGGAGTTCTAGGTGCAAATCCTTAGTGGCTATATGCCATAGTTTAATAGTAAAATGCTTGACGATGATTTTGCAAGAAATAATAGTCCGAATCTATTCCTCACCCCTGCGCCTTAAATGGTGAACCGAGGTAGTTTAATAACAAAACACTTGCTCCGATTTATTGGCCGAATGACGGAATTGGCATACGTGCGAAATTCAAATCTTCGATTTTAAGGGTTCGACTCCCTTTTCGGCTACCATTTTTGGATGCGTTACTATAGCGGTCGAATAGACGAGACTTTTAACCTCGTGCGTAAATGCCATCACAGGTTCGAATCCTGTCGCGTCCTCCATTTTGGGCCATTAACTCAAAGGAAGAGTAACGGATTCTTAACCCGTAAGTTGACATATCGTAATTGTCATGGCCCACCAATTTATTGTCCGGTAGGAATCGGAATTTGATTAGACGCTAGAAAATACATAAGCCCAACGCTGGCGGCGATATGTAGGATAGATAACATCAAGACAGTCAAGCAGATATAGATAACACAACGTTCGAATGAGTTCATAACTCTTATTACACTTCGAGTTGACTTTTTATCGGGGAAACCGTATAATTAGAGAATGGACAAAAATAAATTTTTACATTGGTTCAAGATTGGACTGTGGTTTTTGATAGTGTTATCCTGTCATACCAATTTCGAATATTTCGTCGCAATTTACATTGCGATTAGTTTGTTTTATAAGTAATTTTCCCGTAGCCCAATTAGAGGCAAGCCCACAAAGCCAAATATGTAAGTTCCAGTCTTACCGGGATTAATTTTATCGGGCTGTCGCCTAGTGACGATGGCGCTTGATTTGGGATCAAGTATTACCGTGGGTTTGAGTCCCACCAGCCCGACCAAATTTAATGCACCTGTGGCGGAACTAGGCAGACGCTTACGACTTAGGATCGTATGCCGCAAGGCGTGGGGGTTCGATTCCCTCTAGGTGCACCATTTTAGATAAGCTAATCGCTCTGATAAGTCATAACATGACTATATTATTACGTCGGTACAAACGGTAAGGCGTTTGTGATGGAGATATAGGATCAAGGAGAGGGTATATTGACTTGCTTATCGTTTTACGCGCCTATGATGGAATTGGCATACATACAAGGTCGAGAGCTTTGGTTTTGCAGGTTCGACTCCTGCTAGGCGCACCACTTTCTTATCCGTGAAACAGTGGAGTAGTCATTGGCGTCGGCGCGTCATTTGACGAGGATTGCAAATAGTTATTCAAGTTGAACGCATTGTTCTGCGTTATTATCATATTCTAATGGTACAAGGTGCAATTAAATTGTCGCGGATAAGGAAAAATTTTATACCCGAGTAGCTCAATGGTAGAGTTCCGTGCTGTTAACACGGCTGTTCTTCGTTCGAATCGAAGCTTGGGTGCCATTTAAAGTCAGGAGTTCTAGGTGCAAATCCTTGGTGGTTAGATGCCATAGTTTAATAGTAAAACACTTGACGATTTTGATTTAAAAGAAAAGACGGTGGTTCGAATCCATCCTCTTACTCATGGAGTAAGAGTCTTCTAGTGGTTTAGGATATTTCTTGTTGATTTACTCTCTTGTAGTGAAATGGTATCACAAACGGTTTTGGCCCGTTTATTTGTCGTCCGAATCGACACGAGGGAACCACTTTATTACTCCTATAGCTCAATGGTAGAGCACACGCCCGATAAGCGCGCTACCCAAGTTCGACTCTTGGTAGGAGTACCACTTTCGAGAGGGAACTGTTCAATTCAGGCGAGGGTAATACGCGATTGCCCGTTTGGTGTACGGACGCACACTCGAATATTTGGCCCATTAGCTCCAATGATTAGAGCGGAAATTTCGTACATTTCAGGTTATCAGTTTAAATCTGATATGGGCCTCCACTTTTGGCCTGCTAGTTCAGTCTGGTTAGAACATCCCCTTGGTATGGGGAAGGTCATCGGTTCGAGTCCGATGCGGGCCTCCATTTTTTGTAATTTAAGATAATGTAGACGTTTTGTACTTAGAAATCTATAATATATAGATGACTAAATATGATCGTCTTATTAATAAAAAATTCGGTAATTTGACATTGAATAAAATAATAGGTAAAGATAGTCGAAATATTCATGTATTAGGATTATTTTTATGTGATTGTGGTAATGCTGTAGAAGTTAGAGTTTCTAGTGTTTTAAGAGGCTTGACTACTTCTTGCAAATGTAAGCAATTTAATAAAATAAAATTATTTACAGAACGGAGAAAAACCGATCTTCGAAATAGGGTTTTAGGTAAAAATTTTTCTAATCTTTTAGTGAAAGAAGTTTTTACTAAACAGAGTAGAAGAAGTTATTGCAAGTGTTTGTGCTCTTGCGGAAAAGAAATCGAAGTTCCCGCTTTTAATCTGGAAAGCGGAAACACTAAGTCTTGCGGATGTATAAATAATACTAATAGAGGAAGATTTAAAAAGAATTCGAATATATCAGACGAGAAACGTATTAGAAATAGACATGATCCCCGTAACATAAAATGGCGTAAAGCCGTTTGGGAAAGAGATAATTTTACGTGTCAAATAAGTGGTGTTAATACAAAAATAGTAGCTCATCATTTAGAAAGTTATAATAATAATCCAGATTTACGTTTCATTGAAGAGAATGGTATTACTTTGTCTATTAAAGTTCATAGACAATTTCATAATAAATATGGATATGGAAATAATACAAAAAAACAATTTGAAGATTTTAAAAAAAATTTTAAGCCGAGTTCGGATAGCGTCGATTCCAGCATACTTGTAATGTGCCATACAAACATCGAGAGTTAGAGTCTCTCACTCGGCTCCATTTTCGCTTCCTAGTGTAGTTTGGTCTTTGCACACGAGTCTGAAAAACTTGAAGCCTCAGTTCGATTCTGAGGGAAGCGGCCACTTTCGAAGTGTAATAGTTTACATGAAGCCTAATAAAGATTCCGAATATAACGCGGAACAAGATGAGTTTATGTGTGGTTGCTTACAGTCTTACGCTGTCGAGAAGTTTTCGGAAGATAAAAAGCAGCGCGTTTGCGCGAGCCAATATCAACGCCGAAAGAAGACTTCCCACGGCGAGCCCGTTTCTTGGCATATTCAAGATAGCGGTCTTTGTACATTTTTAGTTTGACATTTTGATCAAAAAGAATTATCATTCTTTTAATGAAAAACCGCAACAAGATGAAATACAATTTAGTTAACTTTAATTAATATGCCTCCATCCGAAGTCATCATTATCACAATGCCGTGGGTTTACGTCGCATTAGCCGTAGCCTGTTATCTTCGTGTCAAGTGTACTGGTAAAAAAAATGGAAATCGATCCAAATAAGACAGAATACAATTTTTGTGTGTTAGTTAAGCACATTCGTCAAGGCCAGCCACGTCCTTACGCCGATGGCGTTTATGAGTCAGAAATTACTTTTACCGGAAAGAATATTTCAACAAAGCCAGAGAAAACGACGATTGTAATAGGTGGAAACCTTGGGCCAGATTTGGCTAAACGTTACGTTAAATTAATGGTTCATAATTTTGTTGACGACGTAAAGAACGGGATGGAACCATATCTTCAACATTTTAGCGAGGTTCGAAGAGATGCGGGCTCTATTACTTATAGAGCGATTGTCATTGAACCTTTTTTAGATTAATTTACGCGCCGTTAGCTCAGAGGCAGAGCAGGGCTTTTACACAGCTCAGGCCGGGATTTCAAAATTCTCACGGCGTACCACTTTGGAAGCATAGCTCAATTGGTTAGAGCGTCCGCTTGTCACGCGGAAGGTTTGCGGGTTCGAGTCCCGTTGTTTCCGCCACTTTTTATGAAATCAGATAAAGAATTCCTAGAAGAAATTCAAGCGCAAGAAGGATTGATTGCTCGTGGATATACGAGAGATAAGTGTCTTGCTTGTAAGGGTACAGGCAGACAAGAAAAATGGGTTCACGAAGAGAATCAACCAAAATTTCCCGTTCTAATACCCTGTTTGACTTGTGAGGGAAAAGGATTTAAATGGAAAGTCCCCTTAATGCGATGAATAATCAATCTTATATTCCCCTTAAGGAATGCGTCAGGGGCGGCGTTTATAAACTCCGTAGCAGAAATTTAGATTTAGGTGCCTATGATGGAAACGAAGGATTTATAGGTATCAGATTGAAATTCAACGAACGATATTTATTCACTGAATATCATCACGATCAAGGCGCTCCTTATGGGACTGTTTTTCCTTTAGAAAAAGTTGGACAGTTGCCCGACAATATAAATTTATCGGACAGACGAACCCATAAAGATGGAGATAGTTGGGCGATGCGCGGAGACGATATTGTTCCCGCTATTCGAAGAGATTTGCAAGAGAATGAACAGCCTCATGGCACTAGACAGGGATTTGTTGATTTATACGCGGACACTTTAGATAGAACGTCCGGTTGGGTATTTATGACAGAAAATAAAGAATTGTTTAAGTTTTTGGATGAATTCTATGCAAGCTAAAGATTATAGAGTATTAAGTTGCGAAGGTTGTCAAACTTTAGAATACGCCGTTCAAAATTTGTTAGAACAAGGCTGGCAAGTCAATGGCCCGATGCAAATAAAAAACGGAAGCGTTCAAGGTATTTCATATTCTCATTATACTCAAGCGATGGTTCTTCCCGAAAATGTTAAAAGCATGGAAGAACGAGGATATAAAAAAATTACTTGTACTAAGTGCGAACACGGCGGTTGGAATACCGTTCATCATTCTAGAGGTTGGAGTCAAGTAACTTGTTCGTCTTGTAAGGGTAGAGGTTTTACATGGCAAAAATGAACGATAATCAAAAAACGATTTCCAAGGAATGCGCGAATATTTTGCTGAATATTCCAGCGGAGTGTCGAGAATGGGTAACGGCGAATATGCCGCCTCAGTTTTTCGGCGCTTTGTGCGCGTTCCACGATTCTAAAGCCGTGCGGGCCAAGATTGAATTTTATATGAAGAATCCAGATAAAGTATTCTGGAATCCTGAAAAGGATGTTAGGGAAATTTATGAAGAAACTTAAACCTAATCAAATTTGGCGCGATTCCGATCCTAAAGGTTTTTGGGATGTTAGGATATTAGCGGTGCGAAAAGATAGTTACGATTATCAATTCTGGCCTCGTATCGGGACTAATGATAATTTTTCTTCCGATATGCACACGGCCCATATTAATTCGGGGCCACATATGGGAGGCAATTTTTTAGTAAACACGCCTGTCGTCTAATGGTAGGACGAAGCTCTCTGAAAGCTTAGATAATCGTTCGATTCGATTTGGGCGTACCAATTTTAAATGGGGCATGGGACTGCAAGGGTGGTCGCGAAGCTTGCACCTTCGAATCAGATCGGCGCAATACCGATATGCTCCACCATTTTATTATTGAAAAGTCTTGAAGGGTCTAGAACCTGTAGGGACAATATTTAATAAACTAATAGACAAGTCTGGTTAAACTAAGTCGATAACTTGGAACCTAGATTGGCGTGTTGGCTCAGGAGCGGTCTATTAGTTAGTTATTGATTATATTATCGAAAGAATGTCAATAGCAATCGGGCCACCAATTTCACGAACCATTAGCTAAACTGGATACAGCACAAATCTACGAAATTTGAGATTGCCCGTTCAAATCGGGCATGGTTCACCATTTTTATTAGATAAATTTCTCTTTAGAACATATAATATGTAATACATATTATGAGTTCGAGATGCACTTTTAAAAAGAAAATATTACGGGAAAATTTGATTCCGTATATTTGCCGATGCGGGAATAAAGGGGAGTGGCAAGGTAAAACACTAACTTTAGAATTACATCATAAAAATGGGCAATCAGAAGATCATAGGATAGAAAATGTTGAATTTCTATGTCCTAATTGCCACAGTCAAGAACCAACAACGAATGTCAATAATCAAAAGTCCTCTAAGAAAATAGATTATAATATAGTATTAGATTTATATAATAGCGGAATTTCTATAAATGAAATTTTGATTAAGCTCGAAATTAATCAATCTAGTTATAGTTATTATAGGATAAAAAAAATTCTTAGAGAAAATAATATAGAATTTCGTAAGCGTTATAAAAATAAATTTACTAAAATTTATGATGAAAAACGAAGAAAAGTTTTATGGCCTTCTAAAGAAGAATTACAATTATTTTTAGTAGATCATAGTTTTGTGGCGGCGGGAAAGAAATATGGAGTTTCTGATAATGCCGTAAGAAAATGGTGTAGATTTTATAAAATTTTATAGCCCAATATTGACCGCGCCTTCGAAGCGATGGGAGCATAACGGAATAATATGTAGGTTCGAATCCTATTTGGGCTACCATTTGAGAACTAGGGAGCAGTCGTAAAGCCCGACCTGAAAAAGTATGCACTTACCTTAGTTCGTTTGATTTAATTGCGGGGTGGAGCAGTCTGGTAGCTCGTTTGGCTCATAACCAAAAGGTCAGAGGTTCAAATCCTTTCCCCGTTACCATTTAATGCAGAGTTTACCGAAGTCTCATGAGCCTCGAAAATTGGTGAAACTCCAATCTCTGCAACCATTTAATAGTGCGGTAGAGAAGTGGCCTATCTCGCGATCCTCATAAGGTCGAAATCGGTGGTTCGAATCCATCCTGCGCAACCATTTAGCTCCTTAGTTTAGCGGCAAAACAGCAGATTTATATCCTGCAAGCGCCAGATAGGCGCGAATCGCCGGTTCGAATCCGGCAGGAGCCACTTTATGCAAGTATTGGAGAGCGGCAAATCCGGTGAACTGTAAATTCACTGCTTCGGCTTCACAGGTTCGAGTCCTGTTACTTGCACCATTTTCATATAACGAAAAGCAGCCATACGCGCGTTCTAGCATTCCCGTTCGATTCGGGCTTAGTGGGGTGGCTTGGAGAGGCGAAGCGCCGTTGTATGATTTAATTTATATCTCGCTAGTTAAACGGCATAATGCCGCTCTTCCAAAGCGGATTTCTCGGTTCGATTCCGGGGCGGGATACCATTTTTGTCATTCTAGTGTAAATATAGATATGATTAGTATAGTAATAACTCTTATTCTTATCGGATTTTTGCTTTGGTTAGCGAATACCTACATTCCGATGGACGCTACCATTAAAAAGATAATTAATATTGTAGTAATTGTCTTGGTTGTTCTTTGGCTTCTTCAAATAGTTTTTGGATTTTCGATAGTGGATTATAATCCACATTTAAGATAATTTGCGGTTATGGTGGAACTAGGTATACACAACAGACTTAAAATCTGTCGCCCGCGAGGGATTGCGAGTCCGATTCTCGCTAGCCGCACCAATTTATAGTTATTCCCAAAGATGCTAAGGGGTGTAATGGTCAGTATGACTACGGCACAACAAAACGATTTAAGTGTATTACTTTCAACCATTGGCGAAATTGCTATTTTAGCCAATCAAACAGGCGGACTTTCAACGGTAATTTCTAATTATAGTGGATTAGCTAATACCACAGGAAATTACGTCTCACAAATTTCAAGCCTTAACGGTCAATTAGTGACAGCCAGCGGCCAAATCGTCTCGCTACAAAGTTCTAATGCTTCTCTAACAACGGTTAATAGCGGACTTAATTCCCAAGTGTCTAGTTTAAAGACACAAATTGTTGGATTAAATAGCGAAATTACTTCGCTCGAAGCTCAACTATCAGGAGTTAACGTTCAACCCACTGGTACTAGCGGAACATCTCCAACGGGCGTAACGCCTTCTGGAGTTACCGTTCCTTCTCAAGCTAGCGCGGCGGGGTTTCACAATTTAATTTTTAATGATGATTTTACATCCGACACTGTAACATTAGGTTCTGCTACGAATGGATTTAATTGGTATCCTTCTTTTTGGGCTCCAGCAACCAAAGCAACCGTTAATACAGGAGCCGGAACTGGCGCGTTAGCGGGCGCGAATGGTATTTTAAACGTAGTAGGCGGCAACGTAGAAACAATGCCACCTAATTCCGCACCCGGAACGACAGCCGGTTCTTGGGAACATGGTTATTTTGAAGCTCGTATTCAATTTAATTCAACTCCTGATGATCCTAGCGCGGCAACTTGGCCCGGATTTTGGGCTTGGGGAACTAACTTCTTCGCAACGAATCCCGCAACTCACCCTGCTACTTTGGTAAGCGAATTAGACTTTTTTGAAGCTTATCCCCTAAGTTCAACAACGTTTGATCCAATCAATACAATCCATACTTGGAATTATCCCGCTAATAGTTATAACGACTCAGATATAGCTAATACGGATAATGAAAACCAAATGATGAGCTTGCAGGGATCGAGCGAATCTCCATCTCCTACGGATGGGGCTTGGCATACTTATGGCGGCTTGTGGGTTTCAACTGGAACCGGAACGGGATATATTGAATTTTATTATGATAATAAGTTAGTTGTTCATGCGGGTGGTGTAACCCGTTTTGCAACCGGAACGGGAAGCAAGTTGACCGCCCAAGAAATCCAGTCAATGTTCTTGTTACTACAGGGTGGCCCAAATCAGCCAATCAATGTTGATTGGGTTCACGTTTGGCAATAAATTTATAGGACAGTAGTGTAAAGGTAGCACAAGAAACTCCAAATCTCTTGGTCACGGCTCGATTCCGTGCTGTCCTGCCATTCGGCGCTATGGTGAAAGAGGTTATCACGCGGCTCTCATAAGGCCAGATTCACAGTTCGATTCTGTGTTGCGCCACCATTTTTGTTAAGAAAATATTAATAATAACTAATTTAAATATTAGTAGACAAAGGCGTGTAAAAATTATAGAATCTATTATACGCTATGCATCGTCCTCATCATTTAAATCCGAAGAAAGAAACAGCCCGCGTTATTTTCTTCGCTAAAAACTTCGGTGGGCCGGGGATTTCCAATATTGGACTTGGGGTAACTAATCAAAACAATATTAACGTTTTAAGACGAGAAGGTTATTTCGCTGAAATTTGGTCGGGACAAAATTTTGAAGAAGTTTATTCTCAAATCAAAGCGGCGAACGATCACGCTATTCAATTTAATTCTATCCGTCCTAGTCACGTTATTATTAATTCCCCTAGCTGGATTACGGCGAAACAAATGGCAGAGCTTGCCTACGCTTTCCCTCATATTGAGTTTATTCTCCAGAATCATACGGGTTGCGCCTATCTTTCTATTGACAGAAATAGAGATGAATCAGGAATTCTTTGCAATAAAAAAATAATTGAATTACAAAAAGCAACTTCTAATGTTAAAGTGAGTGGCAATAACACGCGCTTTGTCGAATGGCTAAGAAAGACATATCGTTGCGAATGCTTGTATCTTCCAAATCTTTATGATACCCATTCTTTTGTTAATCCATATCCTCGAAAAAGAAAGATAGGAGATACGATTCGTATTGGCTCCTTCGGCGCTCCTCGCCCTTGGAAGAATCAATTAACCGCCGCAATGGGCGCTTATCAACTTTCTAGACAATTAGGCGTAAATTTAGAGTTATACGTTAACTCTCGTCGGGATTATGAAAGGCTTTTATTTCAATCTAGATTAGATTTATTTGTAGGGGAAAGAGATGCGAAGTTAATCGACGTGCCTTGGGAGTCTTGGCCGACTTTTAAGAATACTGTCGCCCACATGCATTTACTTCTTCAACCAAGTTTCGATGAAACCTTCAATGTTGTAACCGCCGATGGAATTTCTATGGGAGTTCCTTCCGTAGTGGGAAGCTCTATTGAATGGACGCCGCGAGACTGGTGGTGTAATTGTGAAGACCCGACAAGCATAGCTCGTACAGGATTATATTTGTTAAACGACGACAACGCCGTCGAAGACGGAAGACAAGCTCTTCGTAGTTATGTTAGAGTCGGTTTAGAGCATTGGAAAGATTTGTTAGGTAGATAATTTAATTGGCCCATTCGAATAATGGTTAATTCAGAAGCCTTTCAAGCTTCGAAAGACGGATCGTAACCGTCATGGGCTACCACTTTACGGGGATATCGTCTAATAGTTGATTAGGATGTAGCTCTCTCAAAGCTTCGGCGTCGGTTTGATCCCGACTATCCCCACCATTTTAGTGTAAATATTATTATGTTTACTTATTGCATTTGCGGATCAAAAAATAAGATGTCCGAGGCGGACAAGAAAAATCCCAAAAAGATTTGCCCGATTTGTAAAGCGGGTTATGTTTGGCCTACTAGTGGCTATAGTTACAACGTCCCGAGCACAAACAATAATAATGTTGATCCTAATAATGTAGGAAAATATCCTTATCCCGCTAAGAAGAAAAAGGGTAAGGCTTTTCCGAATCCTAAAAGCGCACCAACGCCCGCGCCGTCAACGAACGGTTAAAAATTTTTTGTTGCAAGCGACTCTTCGCTGGAGTAATCTGGAGGAAGTTCGCGTCTGGATAACCTAACGTGGGAGAAATTCATTTCGATTACCACGGAACCAGCAACTCAAACAGAATTAGCGTGTCGGTTACGCGATCATATTCGGGTTGAGGCATAGATAAATGAAGAGATAAAACAGAAACGCGGCTACGGCTACAACAAAATTTTCTTGACTTAAATGAATAAGTGTGGTATGATTCTAGATCATGGACTCTGATATACTTAAATCGATTACGCCAGAAGATTCTTCTCATAATACCGTCTTATTCTTTCCGGCTGGCTTGAGAACGATTCAGGGGCAAGTAGATATTTCTGCGGAGTTACTTAAAAATTGCTGGAATCAAATTCAACACGAATCAAGAATGGAGCTAGCCGAGATAGACGATGTTACCCCTTGCGCGAAATTGGTTTATTTGTTGTTAGCCCAACACGCCCAAGCCTCTAAAATTATAGATTTCAAATGTGAGTCTTACAGAAAAGAAAAATGAAAAGATTAACAGCAGAACAAAAAATTCGATTGGTAGAAATCGTGCGAGGTACACCTTGTACTCCCGAATTCAAAGAAAGTATCAAACAAAGTGAACGTACACGCTCCAAGAGACGCCGTTGAGTTTTTTGGCCAATTTAATTTTGTCGGTAAGATACATATTTACAACGGTAAAAGGTTTATCAAGGTTAAGCTTAAACAACCCATGACAAACCGAAAATCTTATTTCTACTCATTTGAGCGTAATGCGATTGCGCATAGTTTTAGTGATTTCGATATTCTTTAATAATGCATCGAACCACCTTTAAAGGCGATAACTTGCATCATTGGTAGCGTCGCCAAGCGGCAAGGCATGAATCTGCAAAATTCATTATCGTCGGTTCGACTCCGACCGCTACCTCTCTCTTTTCTCTTGACAAAGAGCTTATCTTGTAGTATTGTAGTAGAAGTATGAGCAAACTCCTTCAAAAACACACTTTCTCTTTTTCCCCTCAAGAGGATAAAAATGTAGGTCTAATGATCGACACGCATTTTATGAAATCTAAGGAGGGAAAGCTAATTGGCAATCAAATGATCTTTTTGAAATCTAAAGGATTGTTCAATGCTACGGTAATTGCTTTGCATGGAATTCAATTGAATCCTCGCGTTCTGCGCGAGTTGGCTGATCAACTAGCCGAGATTCATAGTATGGCGAAGGAAGAAATAACAAAATGAGCGCCGAGCTTCATATCATTAATCCGGCTAACTGGTTTCCAGTTAAATATACAGGAAAAGGTCATATTTATCAAAGCTGCTACGGGACGGCGGCGGAATTTGTTTTTAACGGGCGAACTTTTTATTCGAAAACTCCCTCAACGATGTCTGAGGCGTTAGGAATTAATGATTCTGTTGAAAGATTAAAGAAAGAACTAATTTAGGGCACGTAAAAGGCTTCGATTGGAAGTCGAAGATATATAGTGCAAGCCAACTATGATTGAATGTTGTGAAAGCAATCAAAAAATAAACGACAATAAAACTCGTTCCAGCTATGGACGTAACGGAAACGTTGCTGACATAGCCTTAGCTTCTTAAAGGGAGCTTTCGTCGCGGTTTAGGACTCAGATAATGGATTGCGATGTGTTTAATCTGAATAAAATCAAGTTTTTATCGTATTGTACTTGAATTTTATTATTAACAATTAGATTATGTGTGAAGTCATTTTCCTTTTTAACTTCACAAGGAATCAAAATGGGAAAAGCTTGTAAGTCATTGTGTATTAAATACTTCTAAGACAGCGGTTCGACTCCGCTCGTGTCCACTTTTTTAGTTTCTCTCCTTCGTCTCCACGGTGTAATTCTCCGTATGAGACATAATAGCCTGATAGAATTAAAATGTGAAAATTGTGGAAATAATTTTTTTAGAAATCCTAGCGAGCATAAAAGAAATTTAAAAAAGAAACGACGAACGTATTGTTCCCCCGAGTGCTCTGGTCAAGATAATTACAGACATTTAAAACAATATCAAACCCCTGAGTTTAGAGAACAAAATCTTGTTAAGGCCCGAATTAGAATTAAAGAACTATCGGAACAAGGCTTACTGAATAGAAATGATAAGTTTTCTCCTTTTAGATATTTTTTACGAAAAGCAAAAGAAAGAAAAAAACACGGAGAAACCAATTTAACCTTAGAATATCTTTTCGATTTATGGGAGAAGCAACAAGGAAAGTGTTCTATCACTTATATATCCCTAGTTCCTTTTAAACCGACGCAGAAAAATAAAATTAACTCCGCTAGTTTAGATAGAATTGATTCGCAATTAGGATATATTCAAGGAAATGTCCAGTTTGTTTGCATGGGAATTAATTTAGCCAAGGGAATTTTTTCTGATGCGGAAATTAGACAATTCATTGATTCGATAGTTTTAGTAAGAAAAAACTTGACTTCAGATAAAACTTGTAGTAAAATAGAATATGACTTTCGAACGATTCAGCCAGCTTTGGGATGAGACGATTAAAAACAATCCCCGAACCGAAGACGATCTAGAGGAAACAGAAATGGCCCCTCGAACGCGCGAGGCGCTAATCGCTTACGGTAAAGGTGATAAAAGTCTCATGGAAAATCTTAAGAAAGAATGGTACGAAAGAAACGTTAGAACCGTTCGAACAATTTAATGGCGGTAGTAGGAGAAATGGATAAACCCTCGAATTTGTGAAATTCGCGTCGAAAGACATTGCCCGTTCGAGCCGGGTCTATCGCCCGCTCTTTTAAAAGACAATAAGGCAATTATGGTGTAATTACCTATACCATGAAATGTAAATATAATTGGCCGGAAATTCAAAAATTTTATGATGACAATCCTAATTTATATTTATCTGATTTAAATATACCCATAGGAACAATTCGTAAAGCTATCGGAAGTGGCCGATTTAATAATAGAAAAAAGAAAGCGGTTTCAGAGCAAGACCGAAACAATATTGTTAGAGATTATTTATTAGGATTGTCGTGGCGATTGCTATCTAAAAAATACTCCGTATCTTTTATGACGGTCAGTAAAATTTTATCGGAAAAGAAAATTTCTAGACATCGCCCTAAAACCAAAGAATATAATCTTGAAGAAGCTCAGAAAATATATAATTCCGAATTAATAAATATAAAAAGCCTATCTTTTAGAACGGGTATTCCCTTAAACTATATTAGAAAATCTATTAAAAAAGGAACTTTCAAAATTAAAAGTTTAAGTCAATGGCAGAAAACAAAAAATAACTTTCCAAAACTTTCGGATTCCGCTAAATTAAAACTGTCCTTGATAATGAAGGAAAGACACTCAAAGGGATTAGCTTATACTTTAGGGCATAATCAAAATAAGGGTAAGTCCTCATATCCCGAACAATGGTTCGAAAAAGTAATTTATAACGAATTTAAAAATAAAAATTATACAAGAGAGCATATATTACATCGTTTTTCCTTAGATTTCGCATGGATTAATTTAAAAAAATGTATTGAAATGGACGGAGAACAACACCAACGATTTCAAAAACAAATTGATTCGGATATACAACGAGATAAAATACTAAAAGATTTAGGGTGGGAAACACTTAGGATTCCTTGGAAAGACTGTTATCGGGAGCCCAAAATTTGGATAAAAAAAGCTTTTGATTTTATACATAGTTCTTGACAAAATATAAATTGCATAATACAATAATTTAAGTCCCGAAGGTGTAACGGATGTACATGCGCCGCTTCTAACGGTTGAGATTGGGGGTTCGATTCCCTCTCGGGACACCACTTTATGACAAAAACAGAAGAACTTTTAGCTTACCTAGAACAAAGCGGTATGACTTTATATCATGCAACTCTTCACGATCTTTCTGGAGTTTCGTGGAAAAAAAGCGGCCCGATTGTTTATCATAAAAGAGAGGGCGATGATCTTCTAAAATTTAACATAGAGCCATTGCCAGAAGATATTGCTAATGATATTTTAGTAGATTTAACTACCCCGAGAAAAGGAGAATTAATTTCTCCCGATACTTTCTTTTAATTTTTTTATATGATTCAAGAAATCGAAGCTGACATTTTTAAAACGCCAAGCGATTGTTTGATGCATCAATGTAACTGTTTTTGCACGATGGGCGCGGGGTTGGCTCGCGAGATAAAGCGGCGCATTCCCGAAGCTTATAGAATCGATGCGCGTAACGGTCGCAAGGGCGACGATAGCAAGTTGGGAACCGTTTCCTATGCCGAAGTAATTAGCGATAGATATTCGCACATTAAATATGTGGCAAATATGTACGCGCAATTTGATTATGGGCGCGGAAAATGTTATACTAATTACGCGGCTTTTAGTCTATGTATAACCCGAGTATTGCAGGATTTGCCTAGCCGAAGAATTTTTACTATTCCTTATAAAATAGGATGCGGTTATGGCGGCGGCGATTGGAATACGATTTTGGGGATTTTGAAAGCGAATTTTGAAAGTTCGTCTCGAAAGACTTTGAAGATTTGTAAGTTTACGGAAAAAGCTACTGAAATGCCTTTTCCTGATAGAATTTAATGGAGACGTGCCAGAGCGCCCGAATGGAATCGATTGGAAATCGATCAAGGTCTAAACAGCCTTCGCAGGTTGAAATCCTGTCGTCTCCTCACGGATAATTAAGTGCAAAGGCCGCACAGTTGCCTCGAAAACAACAGACCGCGCGTGAGCGGGGTAGAGGTTCGAATCCTCAATTATCCTCTTTGGTAACGTGGCAGAGCCCGTTTGATTGCGCCAAGCTTGAACCTTGGTATGGCCCAAAAAACCATCGTGGGTTAGAATCCTACCGTTACCGCCATTTTTATGTCAAATATTTATGCTTATAGGGTAGTAAGTTCTATACGAAACAATAAGTTAGGAGATACTTATATAGGTTCTTATTTCGAAACCCCTCCGCCTAATTTAGATGTCAAAAAAGAGTTAGTACATTCAACAACGATGGTTTGGAGAAACACAAAGGAATTTGATGAATATCCAACCTCATATTAAAATTTTATGGAGAAATGCCGGAGCGGTTTAACGGAACTCTTTGCTAAAGAGTCGAGGGCAGAAATGTCCTCCAAGGGTTCGAATCCCTTTTTCTCTTCCATTTTAAGCTTGACTAGACCCTCATCTTAGGGTATTATCAGCAATACACTTATGATACCTATTTCCGCCTTTACGGAAGCAGCCGATGGGGCTTACGAGAAATGGAAAAGTTGTAAACCTATGGAAACAACCACAGAAAAGCCTTTTAATGGAGTAAGAGTCATTTCGAAGAAAAAGTCCGACTTCGAAGATATTAAACTCATGTTAGAAATCTGCGGGGCTCGCGCCAAAAGATATGGAGCGCCTTTCAAAAGGCTAATGCGTTTGTTTTTGCATCTTCTTTATAACTTTCCTGAGATTACGCCGGAAGATTTGGCTAAACAAATTGACGCCATATTTTACGAGATATACGAAAATCAAGGAAACGATTGGTTTTATCGGGATTGGGTTGAATATGACCGTCGTGATAAAAACATCATCGAGATTTGCAAATTTATTGGTGAACACACCAAGTTAGAAGACTCTATTAATTATGAGGACGCCGCCGCGACATTAACCACGCCCGAAGTGAGTAATCTCGCCGCTTCCATTTTCCTTTGGTATCAAAATGGCTCGCCCGCCGTGCTTCCTCCGTGAAAAAGAGACGTTTAACCAAAGCCGATAAACTCAAAAAGATTTTGGAAGAAGCTATGAAGCTTCCCCCTCAACAACGAGAACCATTTTTTATATTAGAAATGGCTAAGATAAACAAGCCAAAAAAGAAAAGAAAGCGCAAATATGCCCGACGAAAAACAATGGTTGCATGAATTCTTTGCAGAGGTTGAACGATTGTTTGATGGCAAACTTCCGTCTTCTTTTAATATTGAAAGAATTACCTATGATCCAAAAATGAGCCCGCTCTCTGCTGCTAGGGATTATTATGTTGGGTACAATATGATTCATCAACATGCCAAATAAAGTCCCATTGCCAGAACCCGATTATAAAGAATTACTATCGGAATGCTGCGACGCGCCATCGTATTTCGATGTGCTTTGGGATGATACTTTAGGAATTTGGATAGGCATGTGCCGGAATTGCAAAGAACATGCCAGTTTTTATGATACGGGAAAAGAGGATATATGAGTGGCGAAGAGCTATGGAAAATTTATTTTAAGGCGAAAACGAAAGCCGTCGTTGAAGCGTTGCCCGATGAAGATCAATGGGCAACCTCAGAGCAAGTTCATCAATTTGAAATAGCTGGATTACAAGCCGTTGAAACGGCTGTAAAAGAAAATTTATTAAAGTGGTTCTCTCGTTCAAGCGAGGAGATAACAAAAGAACTAACAGAAAAAAGAACAAATACTCAGAAAGATAAGAAGAGAGATGAGCAACATACTTAAACCCGTAGTCTTGAAGTTAAATGGCAATTGGGAGCCGATTGGTTTCCAAAATGCCAAACAAGCTATCATTTCCATGTGCGAGGAATCTAGCGATTCTGGCACTTGGGCTATGAATATTTCTTATGATATTAATAATATCACAGGAGAGTATGATTTCGATAATCCTAAAGAAATCTATCCCGTCAAATGGAGCGATTGGATTAATCTACCCATCCGAGACTACGATTGTGTGATTCAAGGCGCTTGCAGAGCCTTTAGAGCGCCAACCGTAACCATTGCAATAGACTATCACAAAATGCCGATGGTTGAAAAAAGCCCGAATAAATCCAATATTTACGAGCGAGACGGCGGAATCGACCAATATACAGGTAAGAAACTTAGCCGTCATCAAGCCTCTATTGATCACGTCACACCTAAATCCAAGGGCGGCGATAATAGTTGGGGAAATCTTGTTTTGACCGATAAAGAAATCAACTTTAGAAAGGGAAACAGATCGAACGAAGAAGTGGGCTTGCAATTGATTCGCAAGCCGAAAGCTCCTCCTAAGATGCCTATTTCCTTCTTTATTAAAGAAGCTCGCCATAAGGATTGGGGTCATTTTCTTCATAAGTAAAGGGTCGCGCCTAGAGTGTGTGGATACACCATTCGGAAGACGCTGGTTTAACCGCCAGCGTCTTTTTTTTATTTAAAGTTATTCCTTTAGGGGTGTTTTTAGTTGAATAGATTATGTGAAATCTACCCCCGAAATCACCTTCCTTCGTGTCGAAAAGCCAAGTAAAGATTTGGTTCGCTTTCTCTATCAACACTTTGCGTTCAGTGATGATTCTTTATTGGCAGATTACTCCAAATTATATTGTAAGTTAAAGAGTACCAATAAGATACGATTTAATATTATTATAGTTATGGTCGGAAAGCGCGTCGTGGCTTGGGGCATAGCTACTGAAAATCTAGCCAAACGTCGCAAATCCTGTAGTTATACCGACCTATTTGAATCGGGCGATATCCTTATTATGCTTTATGTGGATGCGGCCCATCGTAAAATGGGCATTGCTTCTAATGTCTTTCATCGCTTAATGAAAGAAAATAGATATCAACGCCCGATTGTCATTGGGCACGATAAAGCTTCTCATTGGTTTTTTAATAAAATGCAAACGTTTTATAAGAAACGTAAAATCACCATTATAGATTGGAGATAATTGAGAAAACCCCAATGCAAGGAAAAAATTATACGTTTGAAAAAACTTTTAGTTGAAAGAAGCAAGTAATTTTACCATAATCTTTTATGGCAGGATTTCGTCTGACAGCAAAAGATTTTAAGATTGAGTATTTACGTGGTCACGGCAACGGCGGACAGAAAAAGCAGAAAACCTCTTCTGCGTGCCGTATAACGCACGAGCCGTCCAAAGTCAGTAAATACTGTCAGGATCATAGAGAACAGCACAGGAACCGTTCTGCGGCGTTTACGGCCCTATGTAGTGATCCTCGCTTCAAAAGTTGGTGCGGGATTCGAATGAGCGAGATTGAGAACAAACAAACGGTTGAAGAATGGGTGGAGGAACAAATGCAAGAAAAGAATTTATTAGTGGAGTATTTATAATGGCAAGAGTTGAAATGACAGAAATGTGTTATCCAGATAAGATAACAATAGAACGATTTCAAGAAGAAGTAGAAAAGGGTATCCGTGGGTTTGTAAAAAATATGAACGATTATCCATCTTGGGTAAAGCCACAATTTGCCGAGGAGTGGATGTCTCGTTTTGCTAATTGGATGGAAATGGAGAAAGAATAGCATGGAAAATTTGTTACCAATTAGCGGATGTTGTGAGGTTCAGACTGAGCCCGTTCGATATAATCCATTGGAGATTCAACCAAGTAAGCCAGAAAGAGTTTGGTCTTACGGTTGGAGGGCTAGAAAAATGATTTGGAATCGAGAGTTTACAGTTTTATTAAATTGTGGTTATTGTCATTTAAATTGGACGGCTCGAAAGGAATATATGGATGGCACGGGAGAACGCTGTCCTTATTGCAACGTATTAAATATTTTAGTTCCTTGCGAGGGAGAAATCTAATGCCAGCATACGATTTTCAGAACCCTATTACAGGAGAAGTTAAAGAAGTAATTCTTCGAATGACCGAAGAACATGTTTATATAGATGGAGACGGGCTTGAATGGACTAGAATTTTCTCTGTCCCACAAGCCCGCGTCGATGGAAAGATTAATTGTTGGAGCCAAAATCATTTCGTAGAAAAGACAAAAAACGCCAAAGGAAATGTCGGAGATATTTGGGATCGTTCACGCGAATTAAGCGAGAAGCGAGCGAGCGAAGCGGGCGGCATTGATCCTTTGCGTAAAAAATCCGAAGAAAATTATTCCGCCACTCGCAAGGGCCGACGCTACACCCCTAAGATCGCGCCTTAGTATTAAAGTTTGTTTGTTAGTCTTTTTGTTTTGTCAGAAATTTTTCAACTGTAAATATACCTACCCCTATGAATACATTCGTCGATCACGCAGATATGGTGCGCAAATTGCGCAAGCCCGGAACTGAAATTCTTAAAGAATTAACTCCAGAACAAGCAGACTTAGATCACATGGCAAAAGGAATTTCGGGAGAAGCTGGAGAAATTTTAGATGCAATCAAAAAACACACCGTATATCAAAAGCCACTAGATATTATTAACATAAGAGAAGAACTAGGGGATTTAGAATTTTTTATGGAAGGTCTTAGACAGATTCTTGGTATAAATCGAGACGAAATCTTAGCAGAAAACGTCGCAAAACTTTCAAAGCGATTTCATAAAGGAGCGTATTCCAACGAACAAGCTCAAGAACGCGCAGATAAGAAGTAAATGATTTTCGAAGAACAAATATCTCGCAAGCCTAATCACTATCCTTGGACTAGGGAGTTCATCGAAAGTATGCATAATGGATTTTGGACAAGCAATGAATTTTCCTTTCAGTCAGACATTCAAGAATTTAAGACTAAACTCACCGAAGAAGAACGAGATATCGTCGTCAAAACTCTCTCTGCAATCGGCCAGATTGAAGTTGCGGTCAAGAAGTTTTGGGCGAAGCTCGGCGATAATTTGCCGCATCCCGCGCTAACCGACTTGGGTTATGTGATGGCAAACGTAGAAGTTATCCACAACGAAGCCTATGAGCGCCTTTTGTCCATACTTGGCTTGGAGGATATTTTCGAGGAAAACCTGAAACTGGAAGTCGTTCAAGGGCGCGTTAATTATCTCCGCAAATACCTTCACAAATACTATAAAGATTCCAAGAAGCAGTACGTCTATTCATTAATTCTATTTACCTTATTTATCGAAAATGTGTCCTTATTCAGTCAGTTCTATATTATCCTTTGGTTTAACCGTTACAAGAACGTACTTAAAGATACTGGTCAACAAGTTGATTATACAAAGAAAGAAGAACTTATCCACGCTCAAGTCGGCATTAAACTAATCAATACGATTCGCAAAGAACATCCAGAATTGTTTGACAAGGAATTAAGTGAAATCGTTTCGCATGAAGCTAACGAGGCGTTCAAAGCGGAATCTAGAATGATTGATTGGATTGTTGGCGATTTCAAGGCTCAAGGATTGGACGCGGAAATTCTCAAAGCTTTTGTTAAAAAAAGAATCAACGAATCCTTGGTTCAAATCGGGTTTGACGCTTTGTTTATAGAAGATATCGATTATCCAGCATTGGTATGGTTTGATGAAGATGTTTTAGGAAATAGCGCAACGGACTTTTTCCATAAGCGCCCGACCGAATACGCGAAGAAGGGCAAGTCTTTTAATGGAGAGGAATTATTTTAATGAAACTGAAAATAAGTATAGATGCGGCTGCATGTTTTGATATGCTTTCGATTCTTGAAGTTAAAATGTCCAAATTAGATTGCGTCCGAGATTTGGAAAAATGGAAGCAGGTTTCTACCGCCGAAATACAAATGTTTATGGAGCTACAAGAACAATTAGGAGATTTATATTGGAAAATAAAGACTTCTCCCGAATATCGCGCTTTGCGTGATGCTAATTTTGAAGTATTCAAATCCGTTGATATAGCGGAAGATGAAACCAAAGGGAATCATGTTTCGGCTTATGAAGTGGCTCAACTTAATTTGTTGAGATATGAATGTAAGAAAAAACTTCAACAAAAATTTTTTGATTCTGACGTGACTGAATTCAAAACAGGCAAATATAATGAAGTTTAAGTATCCATTACAAACCGATCCGTTTACTTATGCGGATAGGCTAAGAATTTCTGCTTTTATTTTAAGCAAAGAAAATCGTTTAACTATGGGCGACAAAGTAGCCGAGTTAGAAGGAAAGATGATGCACAAATATGGTCGTCTTTGTTTGGCGGTTTCTAGCGGAAGCGCGGCCAATCATTTGATTTTTGAGCTTTGGAAACAAAAGTATCCTAATAAATTTAAGAAAGCTCTAGTTATCGCGCCCGCCGTTACTTGGATGAGTAGCGTTTCTCCAGCTATTATGTCTGGATATAAAGTAGAGTTTTGCGATATTAATCTCGAAGATTTCTCGTTCGATTATAACATGCTCGAAGAAATTTTAAAAGCGAATAAAAACAAGAATTGTATTATTTGGCCGACCGCCTTAATTGGTTTTTGTCCAGATTTTAATATCTTAAAGTCTTTGGCTTCGAAGTATAAGGCGGAATTGTGGTTGGATTCTTGCGAGAATTTATATTCCAATTATGATGGATGTTCTATTTTATCGCAAACCAGACTGACATCCTTAAGCGCCTATCACGCTCATCAATTGAACGGAATTGAAATGGGGTTTGTTTTCTTTGAAAACTCAGAAGATTACGAGTTTGGAAAAACTTTAAGAAATCATGGTCTTATTCGATCTTTAGGAGAGAAGAATGAGTGGCGTCGAGCTTTAGAACACGATAATTTTACTTTCGATAAACAATTCCTTTTTGCTACGCTAGGGACGAATTGGCGGACTACAGACTTAAATGCTATGTTCGCTTTACAAGATTTCGAAAGAATAGATAGTAGTAAAAATCATAGTAAATTAATGGGTTGGCGTTTTTATAATGAACTTAATAAAAGCTTATATACGTTACCTTATTCTATTATAACCGGACAAGCAGCCCAACATATTCTATTTTCCCTTCCTATTCTTAGATTAGACAGAAAGATGCCTCGTTGCAAGGAGATTTTGAATTCGGCGGGATGGGAAACGCGCCCCATTATCGGAAGTTGCATTACTTTACAACCTCCTTTAAAACGATATCATAAAGAAAGTTTCAAAAATGCTTTGTGGGTTCACGAGCATGGATTCTATGTAGGTTTGTCTAAAAAGTTACAATATAAAGACATCGATAGTCTTTGCAAAATATTAAATAATATATGAACGATTTTCAAATATACGATAAATATGTAAAGCCCGATTCCATTGTTTATGATATCGGAGCATTTATAGGAGAACATGCAAATTACTTTGCTAAGTTGGGAGCTAAACCTGTTTATGCTTTCGAGCCTTCTAATAATAATTTCGATGAATTGGCGGAGAATACAAAAAAGAACCTTTCTGTTTATTGCTATAAGGTAGCATTACATACAAAATCATATGAATGTATTACTCGTTTTAGAGATTGCACAGACTCTAGAAAACCAGTGCCTCAAGATGGAGAGCAACCAATTAAATACGTTATTCTAAGAGATTTCATTGACGAAAATAATCTCCTTTTACCGGATTTCGTTAAGATTGATATTGAGGGTATGGAGAGTATGTTATTGAATACCTTTGATTTCCTATTTACTTCCTCTCGCCCAATTATTTTCGTAGAGGTTCACGTCGCCCCGCGAGGAATCGAGCCCCAAAACTACAAAGATAATCCTCATTGGTTATATCCCGATGAGGGCGGATTTGATTTCAATGATTTAAAAAAGCACGATTATATTATGCTAGACAATAATGGTAATGAAATTATGGGCGACTATAATCCAGTTCCTAAAACACACACTGGTCGTATTCTAATTCCGAAAGAAAAACTATGAAGATTTTTGGCGGGCGTGGCGGGCTCATCGGAGACTCTCTAATGTGTCTCCCGTTAATTCCAACATTGCAATCAATGTATGGAGATATTGATTTAACGTGGCCGATTTGCAGAAAATGCATTCAGGCTTCCCCGTTATATATCGATCAGCCCGGAATCGATTCTATCTATATTACCAGAGATGAAGAATGGCTAAACGACGCAGAACATATTTGGATCAAGAATAAATTTGACTTATTTATTAACCCAACCCCAAACCATCCGCGCGAACCCGACTGGTACAATTATCGCAATTGTGTTGAGGAAACTATACTAATGGCGGGCGAGCAATATTTTGAAGCTTTTCAATCTTTGCCTAAGACATTACAAACTCCTACTTTAAAACCTCTTTGGGAGATTAAGGCTAAATATCAGACCGTTGCCATTCATACCACAGCGGGGTATAGTAAGGACAAACATCGCTCCCCTTCAACTAGATGGTGGAACGAATTATCTAATAAATTGATTAGAAAAGGATTTTACATTCTTCAATTCGGACATCCGAATGACGAACATATCCCTTGTGCTCACAGAATCTATAATGATTTGTCCTTAATAGAACAAATTCGTTTAGCTTCGAATTGCCAAATTTATATAGGAACCGATTCTGGATTTTCATGGGCAATGGGAGCCTTGGGAATAAAACAGATTTCGTTGATAACAAACTGGTTGCCCAATCATCATTCTAATCACTTAGCGTTGGCTCCCACAAATTTTAATAACCTCGCAACTAATTTTTACGCGGGCGGAGGCTGTGATAACATTGCCATCGATGACGTTGTAAGAGACATTGTTTACTAATTATGGAAGACTACTATTGGCTTAATCGGGATTCGCGCACTTTCTTAAATCGAGACTACCTAGCGGAAGGAGAAGAACCGGAACAAAGAATTCATCATATAGCTAGAACGGCTGAGAAAATTCTTGGTATTAAAGGCTTTGCTCACAAGTTCGAAGGGTATATGAAAAAAGGCTATTTTAGCCTATCTACTCCAGTTTGGGTAAACTTTGGAAACAAGCGAGGATTACCTTGTTCTTGCAATGGAAGTTACATAGATGATACCCTAGATTCTATTCTCGAAAAACAAGCCGAAGTTGGTATGATGACAAAGCATGGAGCGGGTACTTCTGCTTATTTCGGAGCTTTGAGAGAACGAGGCGCGAAAATTAGTGTTGGTGGAGAATCCAGTGGCCCTGTCCACTTTATGCAGTTGTTTGATACGGTAACAAACGTTGTATCTCAATCATCCGTTCGCAGAGGCTCCTTCGCGGCTTATCTTCCGATTGAACATCCTGATATCTTAGAATTTCTCCAAATCCGAGGGGAGGGAAATCCAATCCAAGCCATGAGTATTGGTATTTGTATTTCTGATAAATGGATGAAGGAAATGATAGAAGGCGATAAAAAGAAGCGCGATATTTGGGCTAAGGTCATTCAAAAGCGTTTCGAATCTGGCTATCCTTATTTATTCTTTACTGATAATGTAAATAAACGCGCTCCTGAAGTTTACAAAGACAAGGGGTTAAAGATTTACGCTTCCAATCTGTGCTCGGAGATAGCCTTGCATTCTTCGCCGACGGATAGTTTTGTTTGCAACCTATCTTCATTAAATTTGTTACATTGGGACGAAATCAAGGAAACGGACGCTATTGAAACGTTAACTTATTTCCTAGACGCGGTGATGACTGAGTATATCGATAAGACTGAAAAAATTCAGTACATGGCTCCGGCTCACAATTTCGCCAAGACTCAAAGAGCATTAGGATTGGGTGTTCTAGGCTGGCATTCTTTATTGCAGCGCAAAATGATTCCCTTTGAATCGATGCCCGCGAAGTTTCTAAATGTTGAAATTTGGAAAGCTATAAATGATAGAACGTTAAAAGCGTCTAAGGAAATGGCCGAACAATTTGGAGAACCCGAACTCTTGAAGGGGTACGGACTGAGAAATGTTACTCGAATGGCTGTCGCGCCGACAACTTCTAGCTCGTTCATTCTCGGTCAAGTATCCCCTTCAATTGAGCCTTTAAATAGCAATTATTTCGTTAAGGACTTAGCGAAAGGGAAATTCACATTCAAGAATTGGCATCTAAAACAAGTCCTTAAAAAATATGAAAAAAACACCCCCGAAATTTGGAATGGAATTCTTGTTAAGGGCGGCTCAGTACAGCATTTATCGTTTCTATCAGATACGGAAAAGGAAGTGTTTAAGACATTCGGGGAAATCAGCCAAAAAGAAATTGTAATTCAAGCCGTAGCTAGACAAAAATACATAGACCAATCTCAATCTCTTAATTTGATGATTCATCCTAAAACTTCAGTTAAGGATGTAAATCAGCTTCTTATTTTTGGATGGGAAAATGGAATTAAGTCCTTTTATTATCAACGCGGAACTAATCCGGCTCAAGAATTAGGAAGAAATCTTTTAGCTTGTATCGCTTGCGAGGGCTAATGAAATACTTCTATTATAATCTATCTTTCGGAAAAGTAAATGAGATGAACCCCTTAAAGCTAGACACTTGGAAAGTTATTGCTTCCGAAAGACGGCCCTTAACCGAAAAAGAGATAGATAAATTGTTGTTAGAACTCAGAGTATCTTTAATAGAAGAACTAAAGGTCTAGAGCTTTACATTTCTTTATAATAGCAGGAATCGTGCGTTTTAAATCTTTAGCGATTTTACCTATCCGCATTTTGCGATAGTTACCCTTCAAATATAAAAGATCAGCCTCTCGCCACTCCTTGCTCATATACTAATTTACACGGTAATGACAATTTTCGTGTAAATATTAGCACAATGAAGCTTTTAATTATAGAAGACGAGCAAGAAACACAAAACTTAATTAAGACCATCTTAAAAGACTATCCATATAGTGTATCTTTCGCTCAAACTTTGGCAGCGGGAATGGATTTAAAAGAGAGCCAATCCCCCGACATTATTTTATTAGATGTAAAGCTTCCAGACTCTCACGAAAGCCAATTGGGAAATAGCGTTAGATCACTCAAAAGGGGAAGTCCGGTTTCTGTTTGGGTTTTGAGTTCTTATTTATCGCCCCAACTCCGTAAAGAAGCGGAAGATGCAGGAGCAGATGGCTCTTTTGACAAAGATATCCTGATACATTCGGAGAAATTTATTTTAGAATTAACGAAGGCTTGGTACGAATTAAAAATAAAAACAACCGACGATAACACCGGGGCGCGCAGCGCGGTTCATTCCTTGGCGCTAAAACGCGCGGATATTCCTCAGAGTGAAATTTTGCTTGTTTTACACGAGCAGAACGCAAATCAAGAGAGAACTAATTTTAAATTATTTGAGAAATTAGATAAGGCGGCGGCGGCGGCTCAAGCGGCTAAAGAAAAAGCCGGCCATGTAGCCGAAGTGACAGAAGAAATTAAAAATCAATTTATTGCATTAAACAGTAAAACATCCAAAACGATAGAGAGAGTGGCTTCTTTAGAAGATTCTGAAAAACGTCGCAAAGAAGACGAGGAAAGAATAAAGTTAATCAAGCAGGGCATGTGGGTGATACCTAAGAAGGTTACGAGTTGGCTAACGACATTTGGTAATATTTTAGTGGGAATTTTAGCGGTTGTTGGCGGGATAGTCTCCGCTTTTGAATTTGTCGAATGGTTGCTCAGTTTACAGCGTTAAATTGCAATTTGCACGATTTTAGAAAGGTTAAAGCTTGACTTTTTAAACAAAGTTAAGTAGAATATGAAAATGACACAGGGGGCGGGGATTTATTTATTAAGAAATAAACTCAACAATAAGATTTATATTGGGAAATCTATTAATTTAAGACGCCGATTATGGCAGCATAAGGTCAGCGAAACATCTCCTCATTATTATGCCACTTATCCAATTAATAACGCCATTAGAAAATATAAATGGATTAATTTCGATGTAGAGATTTTAGAATCTTTTGAAATTTATATCGATGATAAAATACTTTTAGAAAAAGAAAAATATTATATTGAAAAATTTAACGCCTTAAATAATAAAGTGGGATATAATTTGTTACCCTTCGGAACAAGTTCCGCCGGAATTCCTAAAACTCCAGATCATAGAAAAAAGCTAAGTTTAGCGAAAATGGGGAAGATCGGAAAAAAGCACTCCGAAGAGACTAAGGAAAAATTAAGACAAATAAATTTAAATAGAAAATTAATTCTTTCTCCAGAATCTTTACAAAAAATAAAAGAAGGGCAGAAAAATAGAAATCATTCTAAGACTTGGAAATCGGTCAAACAAATAGATATTAATACGAATGAGATTATTAAAATTTGGCCTTCTATAAATTTGGCCGCTATAGTATTAAATAAACCAAACTCTACGAGTAGTATATCTAAAGTATGTAATAAAACCATCGATAAAAATGGTCGGAGATATTTGTATACGGCTTTCGGATATAAATGGGAGTATGTATGAAAAAAATATTTATTTTAATGTGTTTTTGGTTTTTGTGTTTTGGGATGAGTATAGGCAGTTCGACAAAAATACCTAAATCCTCCGAATCTTTTAAAGCGGTAATAACTTTCTTTTTTCCTTCGGAAGTGGGCGGTAAGTATGATTGCGACGGAGATAGGTTGCATGAGGGTATCGCTGCCGTTGATTTTAATTATATTCCCAAAGGATCGGTGTTAAATATAAGTAACAAGATGAAAGTCTTGGCTAAAGACTGCGGAGGGCGAGACGTTATTCATCGAAAAGCGGCTAGACTTCGTGGTTTTAATGTTCTTGTTATTGACGTATGGGTTTCTTCCAAAAGGAAAGCCGAGGCTCTAGCTGTATTATTTCCCCGAATTGTCGATGTTGTTTTAATTTCGCCTATTAAGAGTAAAAAATTATTCGCGTCGAATTAATATAAAATTGACTTTGCGATCAAAAAATCTTATCATTATTAGATGGATGATAAGACCGAACCGTTGCTTCTTTTAGAAAAGATTAATAATTCGATTGATCCTCGTTTTGGATCGTTGAATAGATTAGTTTTAGAGGATAAGCGTTTCAGCTATTGGCCTGCGAGCGTAGGTCATCATCATTGCTTTATTGGAGGTCTGCTTTCCCATACCTTAGAAGTTGTTCGTTATTGCGATTTCGCGGCTTCTGAAAATTCCAAGGTAGATCGAAATATCCTTATCACTGGCGCTATTTGGCATGATTACGGTAAGATTTGGGACTACGAAGAGTGCGAAAAGACCAAGGAAAAGCCCTTGGGGTGGCAGCACACATCTCACAAAAATCGAGTTAGACACATTTGCCGTTCATATTTAGAATTCGAGAAATACATTACTTATCATTGCGATAAGAAAATTTCTAACGATGACCAAGAGAGAATTTCTCATTGTATTTTGAGTCATCATCGTAATCCCGAATATGGCTCCCCAATAGAGCCTAAAACTCGCGAGGCATTTATCGTACATTTCTCCGATTGCATAAGCGCGTTCGGCGGAGCAACTTGTGGAAGATAAAATTATGGATAAAGGATTTACTATACCTGTTTTAGACCAAGGCTTCGTCCGTTACATCGATCGTATGGGAACTGATGAACGAATAGTAGAAGCCGCTCGTATTTCTTATAAATCTCCTTCGAAAGGGCCAGATCAAGATAAAAAATTAATTGCCTATCTTTATAGAAATAAGCATACTTCTCCGTTTGAAATGGTTAAGGTCACGCTAAATATCAAGATGCCTATCTTTGTCATGCGTCAATATGTGCGTCATCGTATGCAAAATCTTAATGAAGTTTCCGCTCGTTATACGGAACTTCCTAATGAATTTTATATTCCTGAAAAATGGCGTCGTCAAGACGTAAAAAACAAGCAGGGCAGTACCGAAGAGGATAATTTTAAGCCTTGCGTAATGTATCCCGATAGTATTTTAGATGGCTCGGGCGAATGGCAGGAACATAATGCTACTAACGCTGTAAGACAACATTGTAAATTATCTTACAATTTGTATCAAAGTTTAATAGAAAGCGGGGTGGCGAGAGAAATGGCCCGTATGGTTCTTCCGGTCAACGTCTATACTGAGATTTATGCTTGTTGGGATTTGAAGAATTTGCTCCATTTTATTACCCTACGAGAAGACGCTCACGCCCAAGCGGAAATTCAAGAATATGGAAAAGCTGTTAAGGCTATTTTAATTGAACTTTTTCCTTGGACGATGGAAGCTTACGAAAAGTACAAATGGAAATTGATAGAATAAATCTATGAAAGCATACGCTATAATCCAACATTTCCGCGAAGAATACGAAGAGCCGGGAGTAGTTGAAACCTTTTTTGATTTAACTAAAGCGGAAGAAGCTTTGGCAGAATGGGAAAAGGAAAACGAAGATAACTGCGAAGAGTCCCGGTTTATCCAAACCTTAGAAATAGAATAATATGAACCCGCTTGCAAAAGGAACCCTTCTTCACGTTGTTTTAGAACGTTTGAATACAGCTTTTAAAGCAGACCCCGCCGCGCTTCACGCCTTGATTTGCAACCGAGTGCCGTGCAACGAAGCTTTAGCCGATCATTCGACATTTACCGTCGATACAGGAATGTATGGACATAACGCTGGAGCTTTAGGATTGATTAATTGTGCTTTATCCGATGTTTTAGGAACGCGCGTTGCCGCTCAATTCAGCGAGCCCGACGAGTTTGGGCGTTGCAAGCTGGTCGGATTTCAAGAATTTTTACCAGACAAAAAAGAATGAAGGAATGGCTGTTTTTTGTATTTACGCGAGTGGCTTATTTTTGCTGGATGGTTTTGTGTATTGGCGCGTCCGCCGGATTTTCAATTAGTTTGTTAGCTTATCAGAATGTTCTTGGTCTTTTGCTATCCTGTATGTTAGCGGTGAGTTTGCCTCTTTTGTATCAATATGGATTAGATCATTTGGATTTCGAAAATGCAAGTAACATGTTCGAGTTCGAATGGAACGACGAAGGAGAAGATGACGAGTGATTTCATAATAAAAATCATAAAAATTTATATGACCAAAGCCATTCTTTTTCCCGATAAATATAAGAAAGCATTATTAAAATGAATCAAGAAGAATTCGAAGCTAAATGGCTTCACAAAAAAGTACGAATTAAGCAGTGGACGACGTTTGCGAAATCGTTTCCCGATAAATTGTATTCTGTAACAGCCGCTCTTTATCATTTTGATAAAGAAGACGAATCTATTTTTGCAATTATCGCCGAAGATTATAATGCCGAGAATAAACATTGGTTTACGATATACCTAAAAGACGAAAATTTACATACTTTAGAAGGGCTTTTTACAATCGAATGAAAATAGCATTAGATTTTGACGGAATTCTTTGTGACCCTCATACCGAACGGTGTAAAAGGTTGAGCTATAAATTAGGAATAAATTTTACTCCTAACGATATCACCGAATATAGGATTGATAAGTGCTTGGGAATTTCTACAGAAGAAGTCCTAAGCGTCTACACAGCGGATATTTACGATACCGCCCCTCCAGAAGACGGAGCAATCGAGGGTGTTTATCGTTTGAAGGGATTGACGAATAATCTAAAAATTGTCTCGAATATTGCCAAGGACTCGTTTGATCCGGCCAAGCGAATTTGGCTTAAGAAGTATTTCCCCGATATCGATTTTGAAATCCAATTCGTCAAACATGGCGACGTCAAGAGTAATTATTTGAAAGACTGTAACTTTTTAGTAGACGATTACGAGAAAAATTTCGATAATGTAGAAGGGATTTGCATTTTGCTTGATAGACCTTGGAATAGACATACCCGCTTGGGGGTTAGAGCTAGAAATTGGCCCGAAGTTGTTCAAATAATTTCTCAGACCGCAAATTCTTCCTTCGCTTAATTTATGACTATTTTAAACAGTAAATCTATCTATTATGATGACGTTAATTTGCTCGCGCGTCCATGCGTTGTCAAAAGTAGAAAGGATGTTCCCGTCGAAACAAATCGTATCATCGTTAGTCCGATGGCTTCTATTGTCGGCAAGAAATTTATTGAAGAAGCCTCTCGTTTAGGATTAAATGTTTGTGTACATCGTTTCCAATCAATCGAAGATCAAATAAAATCTGTTTCAGAAATTCCTAACGAATATTTTGACAGAATATTTTTCGCGATTGGTTTGTCAGATATAGAGAGAATCAAAGCTATCACAAAATTTGGAGGTAAAAATTTTATTATCGATATCGCCTCGGGATATATGTTAGAAGACATAGCGAGCACGGTTCATTTAATTTCAAAATACGGCTATTTAGAAAGATTAATAGTTGGAAATGTTCATACCAAAGAAGGATATTTGCTATTGACAGATTTAAAAAAGTATTTAAAGGAGAATGAAGTTATCGTCCGCGTGGGAATCGGTAACGGAGCACAATGTCTAACAAAACATAAAACGGGATTTAATAGGGGACAAATTACAGAAATTTCCGATGTTCGCGATACGATGCTTAAGCAAGGAATAATTTGCGCCGACGGGGGAATTAAAAATTCGGGAGATGCCGTGAAAGCTTTTGCGGCGGGGAGTGAGATGATAATGTTAGGCAGTTTTTTTGCTAACGCCGAAGAGGCTGAATGTCAAGTTCAGGGTCATAAGATGATTTGGGGCGGGGCGAGCCGAAAACAAGCCGAGTTGCTCGGTAAGGTTCTCGGACACGCCGAGGGCCGAGAAAGCGCCGTAGAAGGCGAAATAAAGCCATTGCGAGACATCGTACAAGAATTGTGGTCGGGGATTGCAAGTGGCGTTTCCTATTCTGGCTATTCTAGTCTAACGGATTTGATAGGTAACGGGCTTTTTGAAATAAAAATATGAAACTGAAAATCATAGAATCTCCAGACCATTCTCCTTATTTACTTAGATGGAGTTTATTTACTATTTTCGGATGGTCAGTTAAGCTTCATGTCTTTTTACGATCCGACGATGACCGTGCAAACCACTGTCATCCTTGGCGATTTAAAACGCTTATTCTATGGGGCGGCTATTGGGAACATACTAAAGAAGGAAGATTCTGGCGCAAACCGGGTTATTTCGGAGGAGGCAATGAAAATTATTTCCACAGAGTTGAGTTATCACGTTATCCTTCCGATGACGAAGACAGCCCAAATCAAGAGCGCCCCGCCGTTACTCTTTTTATGACAGGGCCAAAAACAAGTGATTGGGGATTTAATTGTCCGCAAGGAAGAGTCGATCATACAGAATTCAATAGAAAAGGCGGTTGTTAATGAAAACAATCGCCACTGACTTCGATAGGACTCTTTCCCAATATGAAGGATCGAAAGATTTCAGACCTTATGGCCCATTTGGCCCTCCGATTCCTGCGATGTATTTTCGCGTCAAGCAATGGATCGATAACGGAGATAGGGTTATTATTTTTACCGCGCGTTTAAGCCAGCATTCCGAAATTATCGATTATGATACGGCGAAGGTTGCCAGCGCCATTCAGGATTGGTGCGAGTCTTACGGTTTACCCAGATTGGAAGTTACTAATCAAAAATTAAGGGAATTTGATGAACTGTGGGATGACAAAGCAGTGAGCGTTATGGAGAATTCCGGTCTGGCGGTTTCGTTTTTATTAGATAGCGATAGTGTATTTTCCAAGATAAAGCCAAGTCAAGATTAAAAATAAACTACTTTGATTTAAAAAAGTAGAAACAAACGACTATATTCTATACAATTAGTTAATGAGAATAGCTTTGAGATATGAAGGCGGCGCGGGAGATTGTCTTTGCGCCAATCGTTTCGTTCCTGCCATTTACGATAGATTTCCCGATGCCAAGATAGATGTCTTCTTAGACACTAACGGAAATAAAATGCAGGAGAAATGGCTAAGGACATTTTATGGTTATTTCTATAATGATATTATTACAATCCCCGGCAAAAAATACAATCCCTTTGTAACGGATTCTCAGTTTGCTAAAGGCGAGACAACGCTTGGAGCCCTAGAGAACACCCCCGATGAGTATTTAGATAGAATGAAGAGCTACGATCGATTCTACGATATGTGGATTGACGGTATGCAATGGGCCAAATATCCCTTTAATTTCTTTAAATATTTTTACGAATTCCCCCTTCCCGACGACGCATTAAATGAAGTTAGCCCGAAGTTTCTTCTAATTAAAGAAAAGTTTTGGGGAATGAAATATGCTGTTTTAAATTTGATTCCAGACAGAATTAAAGATAATAAAAATATCAGCGATGACTGGTATATTCGAGGGCTTATAAAGAAACTTTCGGTTAATATCAAATGCGTTCTAATAGCAACAGAAGTAACATACCCTCGACTTAAAGAGTTTGAAGGCATGGAGAATGTCGAGATTTTTATAGGAAGTATCGAAAATGTAGTAGGATTAATTAGAGATTCTTCTCTTTTTATTGGTTTGGACTCGGGGCTTAAATACTTCGCGCACGCTCTAGGGATTCCAAGAATTATTTTTGCCGAATGGTGCGCCGAACCTCATAAAATTAGCAATGCCCATAAATTAAGATGGCTCCCCACTCCAGAAGATTGTATTCCGGTAAATTATGATTTTAATTACGTTGCCGGTCTGGCTACGCGACTGCGTGATAACCCACTATTGGGAGTTGTCCCTTCAATTAGAAATTTTGAAAACGAAGCGGTGGTAAGAAACTATACGGTTGATACGGCAAAAAGCGTTTTAATATGAAGCATATAGCGGAACAGTTTTTATTATTTCCCGAATGGGAAGAAGAACAACCGAAATATGGCCCGAGTAAACTTTTCCTTGATGCTAAGACCCAACAAGATTTAGATAGACATTTGGAAAAATATATCGAAATAAAAAAAGATGAAGATTGAACTAACTAACGGCACCATACTAGAAACAGAACAATTGCCGGACGGGGAAGCGATGGTGATGGAAAAGCTCAACGAACTTTATAAACTCAGCGCCCAATATGAGATTCCCATGTATGCTTCGGCGGCGGTCAATGGCAAGCCTATGTGCTTTCATAACTTTGTCGATAAAGATAAGTTTTTAATGATGGTTGCTTATACCGCTTTTTGTTTTTCTAGATGGACGGATGGCGATGTCCGATTTGTAGCTATTGTAAACGACGCCAATCCTAATTCCGAAGTAGAAGAAAGTCCCGATGAAACTAATTGACGCCTTCCCATTTTTTAATGAATTAGATTTACTCGAAATCCGCTTAGAGTATCTATACGATATTGTTGATCATTTTATCCTCGTAGAAGCTGGCAAGACCCAAACTTTAAGAGATAAGCCTTTCTATTACGAGGAGAATAAAGCCCGATTTGAGAAATATGCTAAGAAAATTATTCATGTCAAGGTAGAAGATTATCCCGATTCAGGCGATGTCTGGTCGATGGAACATTATCAAAGAAATTGTATATCTCGCGGGCTTCAAAGCTTCCGAGGAGATGATTTGGTAATGATTAGCGATTTAGACGAAATACCTTGCAAGCCTTCATTATGCTCTCAGCTTTTAATGTCCTCTATTAGCTTAAAAACAGTATCCTTTACTCATATTTATTTTGCTTATTATTTAAATTTAGCGTGCCTCCATAAAAAATGGCACGGAACGGTTCTAACCAATGTCCACGATGCCCGCTCTCAATCTCCGCAAGCATTTAGAAATCAAAAGGATCATTTTGATCATATAGAAGGTGGCTGGCACTTTGGTTGGTTGAATAATTTCGAGGGTTTTAAAAGCAAACTAATATCTTGTGTAGAGCCCTTTAATAAAAAATTAGATTTTGACGAATTAAAGAGAGTTTACGATGCCCATGCGAAAGACGGTGGATATTTTGTTCATAGTGATAATCCTTATGATATGTCGGTTCGCCTAGAGAAAATTGATATCAACCTATTACCTTACAATATCGTAAATAATCAGGAAAAGTACAAACACTTACTTTTAAAATAGCATGAGCAAAAAAGTTATAATCACTGGAGTTACCGGCCAAGATGGAAGTTATATGGTTGATTACCTATTAGAGCGTACTGATTATAAAATTTATGGTATAGTTCGCCATATTAGTCGCCCCAATTTAACTAATATAAAACATATTTCTGATCCTAGATTCGAGATTGTCAAAGCGGATATGACAGATATTGTATCTCTAAATGAAATAGTTCAACGCATTCAGCCAGATTTTTTTATTAATTTTGCCGCTCAATCCTTTGTAGCCGAATCATGGAATAGTCCAGTAAATACATTCGAAATTAATTCTCTTGGTGTGCTATATTGTTTAGAATCTATTCGCAAATATGCGCCTCAATGTAGATTTTATTCAGCGGGAACCTCAGAAGAGGTAGGTGATGTAGATTATTGTCCCCAAGGCATAAACCATCCCTTAAAACCTCGTAGTCCTTATGGGGCGTCCAAAGCAGCAGCGAAGCACCTTGTTAAAGTTTATCGAGAATCTTATAATATGTATGCTATTCACGGCAGACTATATAATCATGAATCCGAAAGACGGGGGGAGATGTTTGTAACCCGAAAAATAACTAAAGGGGTTGCTCGCATTTATCGCGCTATCGAAAAGGGAGAAAAATTTGATCCTATTGAATTAGGAAATATTGATGTTAAAAGAGATTGGAGCCATGCTTTAGATTTTTGCGATGGAATCTGGAAGATGCTGAATCAAGAAAAATATAGAGAAGATAAATGGCTTCCAGAACAATTAATTCAATCTTTAAAAGAATATGTTCTTTCTAGTAACGAGGCTCATACCGTTCGAGAGTTTATTGAAAAGTCCTTTCAAGCAGCAAAAATTAAAGGTCATTGGTATCAGATTTCTTTACGAAAAGGAGAAGTATATCTGACAGACGAAGAATTTGCGCGCCCTTTAGTTACTATTAATCCTAAATTTTATCGTCCAGCGGAAATTGGTATATTACAAGGAGATTCTACTCCAATTAGAAACGAGTTAGGCTGGAAACCTAAAATATCCTTTGAACAACTAGTTCAACGCATGGTCAAGCACGATTTAAATGACACAACTATCTAAAGTTATGGATAATTCGATTGCTATCGCCAGAGAAGAAGGTTAAGCTTCCTATGGTAACGGTTTTTCTTTAGATCGTAATCCTTATTCCAAGAAACAGAACTATCGTCTTTGGGAGGCTTGGTCGAATGCATGGCTAGACGCTAAAATAGAACATGGCAAACATCAAACTCGCAAAAGAAAAGTATAATACTTGCCGTTTTCGTTCTAAGCATTTCGTCGTGCGTCAGATTGATCGTAGTCATTGCGGGGATTGCCCGCCTAAGAATTATACCTCGTATTACTGCGAGAAGTTAGATATTTTCCCTTTTACCGATTTTCAAATTTGTGAGAATTGCCAAGAGTACAAAAAAAGAGAAGAATCCTGAGAAACTAAAAGTTGCTCGATTCGTGATTGAAAGATGCTCTGGAGTTCCGCAAGGCAAAGAATGGGGAAACTACATGTTAGCTTTCAATCGACTTTGGAAGCTTTATCCTGAAATTGAATTTTGGAGAGATTACTTTGTTCCGTGGCCGAAGCCCTATCCAATGTACGCTTATACGGGTGTCAAGGGAAAAGAATATATAAAAGAACAGCATACGCGATTTTTATTAGAGAAAGAAACGCAAAAAACATATAATCTAGAACTGGAACCCGTAGCTTCAGTTACCGTACCCCAAAAACCCAAATCACTTATCGATTTTTTGAAAGAAAATTATGGCGAAAAAAGAAGTTGAAAAAGAAAAAGGCGTATCCCCGCAAGACAGATTGCAAGCCTATCTAAACGAAACTAAAGCAGAACATTATAACTTCGAAGAGACTGTAAGCTATAAGGTTTCAAGCGGTTCTCTTACCTTAGATTCGGTTTTGAATGGAGGCTTCGGCCCCGGTTTAATTCGTTTGGTTGGTTTTAATCAAGCGGGAAAAACTCCCGAAGCTTTCGAAATCTGTCGCAATTTCTTAAAGACTGTTCCTAATTCTCGCGCGATTTACATTAAGGCAGAAGGAAGATTATCTCAGGATACAATCGAACGTTCTGGCTTAACCTTTGTTTCCGGCTCAACCGAAGATTGGGTAAATGGTACTTGTTACATTCACGAAAGTAATATTTACGAAAATATTCTTGGACTGATTCAGGGCCAGATCGAGAATAATCCCGAGCATATCAGATATTGCTTTATTTTAGATTCTGTGGATGGTGTTATTCTTAAACAAGATAAACTTAAGAACTTAGAAGAAAGTAACAAGGTGGCTGGCCCGCAAGTTGTTTCTAAGAAGTTCTTACAGCAATCCGCTTTGCCTCTGTTTAAATTTGGTCACTTAACAATCTTTATTTCGCAAGTTTCGGCAGACGTTAAAATTGATCCTTATGCGGCGGGAGTTCCACGAACGATTTCTGCTACAGGGGGAAACGCCCTATTACACTGGTCGGATTACATTATTGATTATGCTCCTCAATTTCCCGGCGATTTGATCCTTGAAGACCCGAAAAAGAAGCCCGATAGAATTCAAAACAAAATTCTAGGCCATCAATGCAAGGTAGAAATCAAGAAATCTTCTAACGAAACGAAGGGCTTGAGACTTACTTATCCAATTAAACACGGACGAAAGAATGGTTCTTCTATTTGGAGGGAGTTAGAAGTTTGCGACTTCATGTTGGCTAAAGAGCTTTTAATTAAATCGGGCGCTTGGTTTAATTTTGAAGATAGTATGCTTGCGGAAATGAGAAAAATTCAGCCCGAAACTCCTGATAAGTTTCAAGGGATAAAGAACGTGCAGGATTATTTAGAAAATAATGAACCCGTAACCACTTATCTTTATAATCTCGCTTGCTCGTTCCTAGCGGCAGAAAGCCCTGTGGTTGAATTCGACAATGTACCCGACAAAACTTAAAGAAGAAAATAAAAAATTTAAATTTATCGTTTCCAATATGTGTAATGTTAATTATGAGCAAACGCATTTCAATGATAGGAAAAAAATTTAATAAATTAACAGTTTTAAGTTTGAAAGGTAAGGCAAAAGATTACCATTTAATATATAAATGTAAATGCGATTGCGGAAATTTCCATACAGTGTCCGGTAGTCTTCTAAGGAGAGGAGAGAGCAAAGAGTGTTCTCTTTGTGCTATTAAAATAGGTAAAAATAATCCTTGCTGGAGAGGGCACGAAGAAATTAGTAAATCCTTTTATAATTCGTATTATGATAATGCTAAACGAAGAAATATAAAATTTTCATTAAAAATTAAAGATTTATGGGATTTATTTCTTAAACAAGAGAGAAGATGTGCTTTAACAGGAATTGAACTTAATTTTAGAAGTAGGATTGATACTTATGATGGGACGGCTTCTTTAGATCGTATTGATTCTTCAAAAGGATATATTTTAAGTAACGTTCAATGGGTTCATAAAGATGTAAATTATATGAAACAAGATTTAAGTCAAAAAGATTTTATAAGATTATGCTATTTAATTTGTAAGAAAAATCCTATCATATGAAATTAAAAGGATTCAAATCGGATAAGTTAATGTGGGTTAAAATCCAACCTTATATTGTAGAATGGTCGGGTAAATCCCCTTCCAAATTTCAACAAGAAGTAAAAAAATTTATAGAGCCTTACTGGAATAAAGATATCGTCTGTGAAGAATTCAGAATTCCTCAGTCGTTATTACGGATCGATCTTATCAATTTTAATAAAAAAATAGTCGTAGAAGCTTCGGGAAATCAACATAATAGTTATTCAGAACATTTTCACGGAGGAAATAGATATGCTTGGGTAAGTCAAATGAAACGCGATTTAGCAAAGGAAGAATGGTGCGAGCGTAATGAGTTTAAATTCGTAGAAATCTTCCCAAATGACCTACCTTTAACCAGAAAATTTTTCAAGGAGAAATTCGATATCGATCTAGTGTAATTATTTGTAATGAGCGAAGAGCAACAACATTGTGTCCCTCAACAAGTAATAAATCAAATCGGAGAATATTCTCCTGCTGGATTCATTCTTTTCGTAATGAATCCTCACGGTTCACCAGAAGCATTTCATTGTTATGATAGCGATATGTCCGCCCTAGCCTTACAAAGTTTTGCTCGCTTGTGGAATGTAGCGATTAGAGACATGCAGCACGATAAGATGTCTCAGTCGATCAATCCTCCGCCCCCTCCTAAACAATTAGAGGAAGAGGATTAAAGAAAGTAGATTTTTCCTCGTTTTTTCCCTACAATTTATTATGGCCGATCTTTCCTCTCTTGAGATAGAAAAGAACTGTATTTGTTCTCTTCTTCATTTTCCCAAAGTTGTCACCGATTTACCCTCAGAAATAAACGCCGAGGACTTTTCCCTAGAAATTCATCGGATAATTTTTACTGTTATTCGAGGTATCATCCAAAACGGAGAGACGCCAAATAAGATTCTAATTTCCGAAAAGATTCGTAGAATTGGCGTTGTCATCAAAGAGGATTTTGATATTTACGAATATCTCGACGCCTTGGAATTAATTCAGATTAATGAAACGGCGATCTTTCCACTCTTTCAAGAACTAAAGAAATTAAGCATTTGCCGTGGTTTGGATTCCACGGTTAAAGATATTCGAGAAGCCATCCGATCCAATCTAGACCTTTCCGCTCCTAAGATTATTAGTTTAGTCGATGGAATTTATAATAAACATCTAGATTTGTATGATACTAGACATCAAGATGTTATAGATATTTATACTCAAATGGAGGGCTTGCTCATGGAAAGAGCGAGTAATCCGACAGAAGAAATGGGTATTTCTACTCCATTTCCAGTATTCAATCGTTATTTTGGAGGTCTTAGACCGGGCAATGTTTACGTTTGGGCTAGTCGAGCGGGTGAGGGAAAATCAACGCTGTTGAATTATCTTGCTAATCAAATGGCTTGGGGTAATAAGAAAATCAAAGTTCTTTATCTCGACACTGAAATGGAGACGAATGATATCATTCTTCGCATGGCCGCTACGATGTGCGATGTTCCAATGTGGTATTTAGATACCGGACAATGGATAAAAAATAAGGAAATGCACGCTAAAGTAATGGCTGCGATGAAGACGATTAAAGAGGATCGAGCGCCGAATTTCTACCATCGTTACGTTGCGAACGTAAGCGTAGATGAAATCATTTCAATTATTCGTCGCTGGTATTATTCTTATTGCCAAAGATTAGGCGCGGACACTCAAGCTATCGTTGTTTACGATTATTTAAAAATCACAGGCGAGCGCGTATCGAATGATAACAAAGAGTATCAGATTATCGGAGAAAAGGTAAATAAACTAAAGGAAGCTGTTACAAAGATTGGCGCTCCATTGTTAACGGCGGTTCAGGTAAATAGAACGGGCGTTAATAAACACGGCGAAGAAGCAACGGACGATGATTCCATTATTGCTTTGTCAGATCGTATTAAATGGTTTTGTAGTTACCTTGGAATTTTTAGACGAAAGACTTTCGCGGAAATTGACCGAGATGGTACTCAGTTTGGAACTCATTTACTTATTACTTTGAAGGGTCGATTCCAAGGAAGAAGCTCTCAGGGGCATTTAGATTGGGTTAAGATAGAAGAGGAAGGCAAAAGACCAATATATCGACAAAATTATATTAACTTCAACGTTTGTAATTTTGCCGTAGGAGAACGATCCTCGCTTCGTGATATGGTTAGTAAACCAACTCTTACCGTAGAAAACGCTGGTAAGGTAAGAGATTTTTATACAGAAGAGCCCGAAATGACAGCCGCAGCAGCCGATGAATAACAGAATACATGAAGTCCTACTTAACCTTGGCTATTCTCCTACAATTTCTGGTAACTTTTTCCGAGTTAAAGCCTTATATAGGTCGGGAAATTCCGCAAATTCGGTTTCGATAAATCGAGATACGGGATATTTTATTGATTTTGTTTCGGGGGATAAGGGCAGTTGGAAGGATTTTCTTTTCTTAGCTTTAGAAGGGAATAAAGAGTCAGTTAAAAAGTATTCGGAGGGCGAATACGAAGTTGCGGTAGTTCCCAAAGTAGATTTAAGACTAATGCAAATTAAGAAATACGATGAGTCATTACTTAATAAACTAATCCCTTATTACGATTTTTATACAAATAGAGGAATTAGCAAAGAAACTCTAAAGACCTTTAAAATGGGTTTGGCGACGAATGCCAAGCTTAAGAACCGCTTAGTCTTTCCTATTCGCGACGCAGCGGGGTCTATTATCGGTTTTGCGGGGCGTTTGATCCAAGAAGGCTCCGATCTACCCAAATGGCTCATCGTGGGCCGTAAAGACCATTTTACGTTCCCTCTGCATCTTCCAGAAGTTAGACAATCAATAATAGAAAAGCGAGAAGTAATTTTAGTCGAAAGTATCGGGGATATTTTGGCTTTATACGATGCCGGAATAATGAACGCAATTTGTATTTTCGGTAAATCAATTTCTAAAGAAATTCTTAAGCAATTAATTGGTTTAAATGTCAAAACTATCAAAATCGGGCTTAATAACGATGAGGAATCCAGAAAGAATTGGGGGCAAGAAGGAGCGGCGGAAATAAAGAAGAAAGCCCAATCCTTTTTTGATGATGTTCGAATTATCGTTCCGCCGAACGGTAAGAACGATTTTGGTGACTGCTCCAAAGATCAAATTCGAGGGTTTTTTAATGTCTAAGCAAGTCCGAATTTCCGCTTCTACAATCAAGACGTACATGAATTGTGCGTATTTGTTTTACCAGAGTTATATCGAGTTAGTTCCTCAGAAGCTTCATATTGCCCTTCCGAAAGGAACTCTGGTTCACCTTATTTTAGAATTGCTTATTGATAGATACGATTATGTCAATCAAATTTTACAAAAAAAGACAATCGCGGCAGTTCCTTCGGTTTATCGTTTAGTTCGAAAGAATTTAAAAAAGGCCGGATTGGACGATCACGTTACTTTAAAAGAAATAGAGTCTTGGGTTTTAGTTGGTTTGAATGCTGACTATTTTTGTAGTGGCGCTCCCGAAATAAGAACCGAAGAACAATTCGAAATTGACCTAGACGGTATCAAAGTCACCGGAACTATCGATAAAATTGGAGTTTTCAAAGATAAGATCATCATTCAAGACTATAAAAGCAGCAAGCAAAAGTTTTCAGGGGAAGATAAAGAAGCGAACATTCAGGCTATGCTTTATCTTTGGGCGGTTCGCAAACTCTTTCCGGGAAAAAAGAGCTATGAATTTAGATTTGTTTTTCTACGTTTTCCTCGGAATCCGGTTCAAGAGCATTCCTATACCGAGAATCAAATAGAAGGATTTTCCAGTTGGGCAAACTACATAATTAAGATTATGGCCGATATGGATGAGATTTCCGCCTATTCTAATTTCGCCGCCGACGATAGACATAAATCTTGGTTGTGCAAGGCTGGCAAAACGTGGAAATGTCCTTACATGGATGGGTTTGAGTATTATCACATTGTCGATCAATCCGGTGAATTCGTCTCGGCTGTTTTTCAGCCCCCTCTTGATCTTCAAGAAGGGTATTCGGCTATAAAAAAGTTATACAAAGGATGCCCACGTTTTGACAGGTCAAGAGAAAAAGATGCGGCAAATGATTTTTTAGAATAGAAAAAACTTTGGTAGAATGATATAATGATCTATGACGAAAAGAACCAGACCAACTTTTATTGAAAATGCGATGGCGATTGCTTATCAAATCGCCAATCGCAGCGAAGATCCATACAAACAAGTGGGCTGTGTAGCTATAGATTCCGAAGGCTCTTATGTTTCTAACGGATATAACGGAGCGCCGCCGGGAGTTGAAATTAATTGGGAAGACAGGGACGGAAGAAGAAAATACGTTGTTCATGCCGAATTAAATGCGTTGCTCCGCGCTCCGCGCCATTCGATTAATACTTTGGTTTGTACTATGGTGCCTTGCACCAATTGCCTAATCACTTGTGCCGCGCATGGGGTTAAGAAGATTATTTATGATGAGTTTTATTCCTCTGAGACTTATGGAAGCGTGCAAGATACAGAAAAAATGGCGAAAGAAGTTGGGATAGAGTTGGAAAGATTTCCTCAAAAGGACAAAAAGGCTAAAAGCTTATAATCTTCTATGTTACCTCTATTCACTTCCCATTTCTCATTAAACTCCTCCATCTTGACGCTCGAACCCGCCGAGGAAATTAAAGATAATTCTCCGGTTAGTGTTTTCAGTATCGCGAAAAAACACGATTTAAAGGATATATTTCTTGTGGAAAAATCCATGACGGGTTTTCTTCAAGCTACAAATTCTGCTAAAAAGAGCGACGTTAATTTGCGATTTGGAATCAAGCTTACTATGGTGGCTAATCAGGAAACTAAAGATGAGGAAAGTTTTAAGACTGAACACAATATTATAGTTTGGCTTTTAAATTCCGAGGGATATCCAGATTTGTGCAAATTAGTAACGAGCGCGAACACCAATGGATTTTATTACATTCCTAGAATTGATGAGAGCTATCTTTCTAAGTATCTAACCCCGAATTTGGCTGTATCCATACCGTTTTATGGATCGTTCTTAGCTAACAATCTATTAAAGTTTTCTACTTGTCTTTTCAATTATGAAAGATTCAACCCAACTTTCTTTAAAGAGAAAAGTAATTTGCCTTTTGATCCTATTATTCAACGCGGAATTGATAAGCTTAAAGTGGGGGCGGAAGAAGTAAGATCGATTTACTATTATTTGAAGAAAGACTTCCCGGCGTTTATGACGATGAAATGTATCGGCGGAGGGCCGGGGCGCAAAGCTACGTGGGACTCACCGAACCAAGAACATTTTGCAAGCCGCGAGTTTTGTTTTGAAAGTTATCTAGAACAAGGAAAATAAATGAGCGAAGAATTGTCCCCTAAAAAACAAATAGAAATCCAGTCTGGTTTATTTAATGATTGGACTAACTATACGCCTGAGAATCTAGAAGCTATAGCTAAAGATATGCGAGAAAATGGTATTTTTTCTACTATCATATACGCTGGAAATGATGGATTAGAGTGCCGAGAAATACGAGAAGAAACAGATAAGGAATATGAAAGACGACTAAAAAAAGAGGCTAAAGAAGAAAGTCAGCGTCTCAAAATAGAAGCTTCTATACAAAAACGAGAACTTAAAGAATTGGATCGACTAAAGAAAAAGTACGAAAGATCGAAATGATAGGCTCTGAATCCCTTAAATATAACTTCTCGAAAAAGAAGTTCATGGTTCCCGATTTGGAAACTTCGTGTCTTAATTTAGCAATGGGGTATAACAGACCTTGGCAAGTCTCGTGGTTGATATGTCAAGGAACTGAAATCATCAAAAAGAATAATTATTATCTTAGATGGCCTGATTTTTACATCTCACCGGGGGCGGCGGCTGCAACAAGATTCGACCCTAGAAATATTGAGCTTTACGGACAAGACCCTAAAGAAATATTAGATTTGTTTGATAAGGATTTGTATAATGAAGAGTATATTATCGTAGGACAAAATCTGTTGAATTTTGATGTTTACATTCATAGTATGTGGCGCGAAAACTTCGGAAACTCTATAGACTATTCTTATATTGATAGGATTATCGATGTTCGTGCATTAGCGGTTTGCTGGAAATTAGGGCTTAAATTTAAAGAAACAGAAGATTTCTTGGCTCAACAATATCGCTTCCTAAGTGTTAGAAAGAAGGGACTAAAGACGAACCTAGCTCAATTGTGTAGAGATTTGGGAATCGCTTATAATCCCGATGAAATGCATGACGCATTAGTAGATATTAAAAAAACCTTTGAGGTTTTTCATCCGTTAGTAAAGCAATTAGAAATTTAATATGAGTTTCACAGATAAATTTACGAACTATAAGTTCGATTTTGGATATATTAGATTACCAGAAATACGTCTTACCGAAGAAGAACTCTCTACTTACGGAAATAAGAACTGTAGTAATGATCAATTTCTTGGGTTTATCGCTCAAAAGGGTTTTGCTCAACGCGGTTTATCAGATAACAATCCTGATTATTTAGCTCGGTTACATAGAGAGTTAGATACGATCAGTGAATTGGGTTTTGTAGATTATTTCTTACTAGTATGGCGCGTATGTAATTTTTGTCAAACTAATAATATTATGCGAGATTACGGTCGCGGAAGCGCAGCAGGATCGCTCATATTCTATTGCTTGGGGGTTACTGAAATCGATCCTTTAAAATATGGATTGTTCTTCGAACGATTCATTTCTAAGACTCGCGCTAAAAAGAAGGTCGTAGAAGGAATAACTTATATCGACGGGGGATTGGCTCCCGATGTCGATTTGGATGTGAACCCTCATAAACGTCAACAGGTAGTCGAGTTCCTTAATTCTCTCTATCCTAATCGTATGTGCAAAATTCTGAATATGTCAGAATTGAGCGGAAAAATTCTAATCAAGGAATGCGGAAAGATTGTTGAGGAGCATCCCGAACATGAGATGGTTAAGGTCGCCGATTTAATTCCTAAACATTTTGGCATAGTTCACGATTTAGAAGATGCATATAAAGACGAAGCGGAATTTCGTAGATGGGCAGATGAAAACAAAGAAGCTTATGAGATAGCTTTAAAGCTAAGAAATCTCTATAAGAATTCCTCGGTTCACGCTTCGGGATACGTCGTTTCGTATAAAGAACTATTAGACGAAATGCCCCTGCAACTTACCAAAGATAAAGATTTAGTCAGTTGCTATACTATGAATGATGTTTCCTCTTTATCTATTAAGTTAGATATTCTTGGTTCGCGTTGTTCTGCCGTGGTTGACGATTGTTGTAAGCAGCTAGGAATTGATTGGCGCACTATCAACGTAGACAACGATCCTATTATTTACGATAATTTAAAATACGGTTTAAAGTATCCGCATGGTATTTTCCAACTCGAAGCGGATTGTAATTTGCGCGTGGCTAATCAAGTTTGTCCTAAGAATTTGTTAGAATTATCTGACGTGGTTGCTATGGCTCGCCCCGGCGCTCTTGCTTATGTGGATAAGTACGTGGCTAACTCGGATGAAAAAGTTCATCCTATTTTTGATCCTATTCTAAAAAAGACTCGATATGTGTGTTTATATCAAGAGGAAATGATGCAAATGGCTCATGCGATGGGCTTCTCTTTAGAAGAAGCGGAAATTCTTCGTCGCATCGTAGGTAAGAAAAAAGTAGACGAAGTTAAAGAATGGAAAGAAAAGATTTACGCCAAATGTAAGGAAAATAAGCACCCCGAAGCTTTGGGCGAATTGCTATGGAAGATTCTAGACGATTCATCTAAATACTCGTTCAATCTTTCTCACTCTGTTTCCTTCGCGGCCTTAGCTGCTTTAACTATTTATCTAAAATACAAACACCCTTTGCAGTTTTATATTGCTTTGCTCAATCAAGCCAAGTTCGAGCAAAACCCATTACAGGAAATTAATACGATTCAACACGAGTTGCAAGATTTCGGAATTAAGCTTTTACCTCCAAGCCTAACTAATTCTAAGTTGGAATTTTCAATTGAGAATGGAAATATTCGTTATGGGCTAGGATCATTGCGTGGTATTTCAGATAAGACCATCGAAAAGCTTCTTGGTTTCCGTAAGGAATATGCAAATCGATTCGAGCTATTTGCCGCCGCAGAACAATGCAAAATCAATATCGGGGTTCTTTCCTGCTTAATTCAGAGCGGCTGTTTAGAATCCGATATTGACCGAAGTTCTCTTGTTTACGAGGCTCAGCTTTATCGTTTGCTTACAGCGACCGAAAAGAAATACGTTCACGCTATCTTTATCCAAATGAGTGACAAGTATAAAGACTTGCGCGAAATTTTAGGGTACATGATTAAGAATAAAAATGATAAGGGAAAGCCTTATATCAAAGACACCCGACTAGAAACTTTAAAGCGTCGTGCAGCACCATACAAAGAGATTTTCCAGAAGAATAGTCAATTTGATAAACTAGCAATCTACTACTACGAAAAGCAGAATATGGGTTATCCATATACTTACAATCTTCGAGAAATTAATTCTGAGTACATGAATCTTCTAGAGACGGTTCGGGATATCCAAGACAAAAAAGACCAGAATGATCGAATTTTCTCTGTGTGCGAAGTTCTAGAAAGTTCAAAAAAAACCTCTCGTAAAGGAACAGTCTATCTCGCCCTAAGTCTGCAAGACGAAACGGGAATCATTAGAGCTATGGCGTTTAACACGGAACGTTCGGCGACCGTCGATTTGATCATGGAAGAGAATGGCGGAGTTATTCCGAAAGAAGGAGATATCGTCTTTGTCAAGGGAAAAAAACAAGATAACGAAACAATCTTTTTGGATAAATGTGACATTCAAAACTTTAAAATTTATACTAAGCTTTCAGAGTTAAGAAATGAATTTAAAGAAGAAGAATTAGTGGATAAAGTAACGTAAGAAATATACAATATACAATAAGGAATAAAATTATGGGCCTAAGTTTTTTCAAACCAAATAAAACAGTAACGGGAGCACTCGCGGACTTTTCTTTCAATAGTAAAGACGGGGCGCTATACATTCAAATTGTCAGACAAACAGGATACGACGAGTCTCGTCACATCGGAAGCTTTAAGGAGGGACAGAAGCTAAACATTAAATTTAACGCAACGGAGATTGGCGGATTTCTGCGCTCGCTTCGTAATTTAATCGAAGTTAAGTTTTTCCATACAACCGCAGATTCGAAGACTACCATTTTCTTTGCTCCTTATAAGACAAAGGATTCTGATACGGTGGCCGGATTCGGTTTGACCGTCCTTAAGAATACCGAAAAGTGGAAAGTGCCGTTTACATTAGACGAGGCGGTTCTACTAGAAGAACATTTAAAGTATGTTTTAACTCATTTCTTCGACGCTCAATATTCAGAAGATATCAAGCGGGCAAAGGATTACGCGGCTAAAAAAGCTCAAGCTCCGAAGTCGTCTGAAACTCCAAAGGGTGAGGATTCAACTGCCGGAGAAGATAGCGGGGCCGATCCGTTTTAAAGACAAGTCCTTTCGTATGTCTATAAAGAGTAAGCGATGTAGTTATCAGCTTAAACGAAAATAGCCTGAAACTAATAATGCGGAATGGGTCAAACTATTCCGCATTTTCCTATGAAAAAACAAAGACTCCCTTTCGATTCAGAATGGAAAGAAAAACCATTCAAATTAATTAAAGTTAATTTGCATTTAAATCCTACTCCAAATCAGGAAACAATGCTATTGGAGATTTTAAATGGATTTAAAAAAGCTGTCAATGATAGTCTTGAAATTATTCACGATAAATATAATAATCAAGAAATCTCTTTGGACGATTTAAAACCGAAAAGAGCTAAATTCCCTGATGATTTTACTAGAGAATTAATGCCAAAATTTCAAGAGAGATTCGGGTGGAACAAGCAAGCCCCAGCCAAAGCTATTTCGTTTAAAGCTATCGAAATGTATTCCTCGCGAGCCAAGCGATTCAAGAAAAAATCAATTACTTCTCCTCCTAAAATCAAGAACGGAAAATCGATTCAAATTCAAAGTAGCGGAGTGGTAAAAATTTCGAACGATATCTTTTCCTATTATTTGAAAGATAATGAATGGTTATCTATTCCATTTACCATTCCCGAAGCCGCCCAATGGAAAATCGAGACTCTAAAGAGAAACTACTCGCTTAATACTAAAGGAGAATGGTTTAAAGGAGGAAATCTTATCCGATATAATAGCGGAAGATGGGAATATGTAATGGTTCTACTTATCGATTTCGAATGGGCTTATTTACCTCAAGCTTCACTTGGGATCGATTTAAATCGTCATAAAGACAACAGTATAGTTTTTAGCCAGTCTATTAATGAAAAAATCAAATTATCCTTGAGTCCGGCGTGTCAAAATGCAATTCAAGGATTAAACGAACTTAATAAAGAATGGAAAGAAAAATATGACAGAAAATTTCCTTCCGAAAGGCTGACGCAAGCTCGAAGAAGCGCCATTCGTTTTAAGATTCAAAGAAAGCACGCTCATTTTTTGAAAATTATACGTCCTATTGTCGATTCTTGGTTTCCGTTTATTAAAGAAAATAGATTTTTGCTATGTATTGATAATTTAACCGCTGGTGCTAATATGGGATCGTTTGGTCACGATAAAATTATTAAATATTTGCAGAAACGTTGTTATGAAGAACGAATCCCATTTGTTTTGGTGCCGACCGCTTATACTAGTCAAATGTGTTTGGGTTGTGATGCGCAATTAGATCGTGAAACGCACGATAAGACGCAATGCCCGAATTGCCATTCTGCTTTCGACGCTCACATTAGTGGAGCTAAAAATATTGCTCGATTCGGACTAATAATTTGGAAAGAAGGACTGAAAGATTTTTATACGTGGCGTTCTATTAGAACAAAGGGTTACATGAAGTTTAATAAAACAAAAAGGGGTGCTCCATTGACATTTCAAGAATTTAGTTATCAAAAAGCTAAAGAGACGGTTCCTTCTTCCCGTCTATAAAGGGTTGTTGATGTAGCTATCTAACAAAGAAGAAATACGTAAAAGCTCGACAAGTCCTTTCGTATGTCGTTAAAGAGTAAGTGATGTTGTTATCCGCTTAAACGAAAATCGAGAGAAACAAATAAAAGCCTATAATTAATTTTATAGGCTTTTTATTTTATTGACTTTAAGTGGTTATCTCAAACAATAATATTGTTTTTTATATCAATAATTTATTAGACTTTTTTTACTCATTCATATATAATATGATATGGAGAAAAAGAGGGTAATGATTTTAAGTAACTACTGTGGCGCTGCCACAGGTTTTGGGAGAAATGCTAAATCTTTACTTAAATATTTATTTACTAATTATAGCGATAAGATAGAATTGATTCATATCGCTTGCGGAATGCCCTACGAGCATCCCGATTTCCAAAGATATCCTTGGGCAACGCATGGAGTAATTCCACCCGATCCGGCATTAGTTCAACGTTTAAACCAAGACGCGCACTTAGCGAAAATGGCTTCGTATGGCGATAACGCTATTGAAGATTTAGTTTTTAAGTTTAAACCCGACGTACTTCTTGCTATAGAGGATACTTGGGGCGTTAGCTTTATAAGAAAGAAATCCTTTTTTGGTAAAGTTCCTGTAATTTTTTGGGAGACGGTAGATAGCTTGCCTATTAGCAAGCAATGCATCGAAGACGCGCAATCCACCCCTTATTATTGGACTTGGAGCAAATTTGCCGAAGACGCTCTTAGAAAAGAGGGAGTAGAAACAAAGACCCAATATCCCTGCTTAGATACCGAAGTCTTTTATCGTTTGCCTGATTCTGAGCGTCTATCTTTGAGACAGCGCCATAATATCCATCCTCAAGCGTTTATCTATGGTTTCGTGTTTAGAAACCAACCTCGAAAGCTTGTCAACAAGTTAATCGAAGGATATGCCCTATTCAAGAGACAGCATCCAGAGATTAAGCATACAATGCTTTATACCCATACTCATTATGGCGAGGGATGGAATATCGAAGAATTATGCAAGCAATACGGAGTAAATCAAAAAGAAGTTCTCTGCACTTATGTTTGCAAGAATACTAGAGATTATTTTGTTGGCCCGTTTCAAGGACAAGACCTAACCAACCCTAAGACTGGCATTCCTAAATCTCTAATCACCGCTAATATTCAATGCGGCGTTACCGAACAGCAATTGAATGAGATTTACAATCTGATGAATTTTTATATTCACCCAGCTAATTCGGGCGCGTGTGAAATGCCGTGCGTTGAAGCGGCTTTAACAGAACTTCCCGTCGCGACATGTAACTATTCGTATGGAGAGGATATAATCAAGTTTAATAAAGGTTCGATTGAGCTTGATTATACTTTCTATACTGAGATAGGAAGTTTATTCTTAAAAAGCAATCCTAATCCCAATACTATAGCTAAAATTATTTATAGAGCTTTAACTATGAAGCCGGATAAGATTGCCGATTTAGGTCGGCTTTCTAGAACTTGGGCTCTGGAGAATTACGCTACAAATAAAACCGGAAAAGAGATAGCCGAGTCCATTCTCGCAATTCCCAAGCACGATTTTCATTTTGATAGAAATAAGTCCGCCGAGAAGAATGACAAATATCCCATGCCGGATATATCAGATAATCTCTCATGGCTAAAGGATATGTATAAAAATATTCTTTTTATGGATTTGCCCGATGATGATAGCGGGGTTATTCAATGGATGCAACAATTACAAAACGGAGCCAAGAGAGAAGATATTTATAATTTCTTTATTAATGTCGCCAGACAAGATAACGACAAACTTATCAAGGTCGATTTTGAAAATATACTTGAAGGTGACAGGGATCACCGAATTCTAGTGGTTATTCCTGAGTCCGCAGGCGACATTATTTTAGCTTTATCTTTATTAGAAGATATTTTTAATCTTTATCCCGAAGACAAAATTTATTTCGCGACCAAGCCCGAATACATGGAAATTGTTGAGGGCAATCCTTATATTTTCAAAACGTTACCGTTTATTCCCGAGATGGACAATTTAATTTGGTTAGAAGGAGCCGGAAATCATAAGGGATTTTTCAAAGTTGCATATTTACTCCACGCGAGCACACAAAGATATCTGACCTACTTACACAACGGTAAGGACAAAACCCATATTAAATATAAGGATTCCTCTACAGCCTTCGTAGACGAATATACCGTATTAGACACATGCACATCTTAGAATCATACGCATCGATTGCTCGCGCTAAAATTTCCAAACCTCATTTGATACCCAAGTTTTATCCTTTGGTTCACGAGAAATATATCACAATTCAGGGAGATTCTCGTTATCAATCTAGACAGTATAACTGGTTTCCAGAAGTCCTTTCGATTTTAAAGCCCTTTTTGGACAAGGAGAATATTAAAGTTGTTCAAATCGGAGGCAGCGGCGACGCGATTATTCCGAATATAGATGTCAATCTTTGCGGGCAAACGTCTTTTAGACAAACATTCGATGTCGTCAGAAATGCATTATTACATGTTGGGGTAGATTCTCTAAACGTGCATATCGCTTCTGTTTTCGGTACTAAAATTGTGGGTTTATACTCCAACATGTATATCGAACACTCCAAACCGTATTGGAGCAATCCAGAAGATGTTCGATTGATTCAGGCTCCCCTAGGGGAGCGCAAGCCTTCCTATAGCCAACAGGATGATCCTAAAATTATCAACTATATCAAACCGGAAGTTATAGCTAAATCGGTTTTGGAATTATTAAATATCGAAGGATCGATTGAACGAGAATCTATTTTTTTTGGCAAAGAGTTTTCTTCTACTTCTCTAGAGTCTATTCCTGATTGTTTGGTCGATCCCAAATTCATGCCTAATGCATTACTTCATATTCGATACGATTATGTCCAAGAGAACGAGACGACCCAAAAATTTCTATACAATCAAATCGGGCTAAGAAAATGTGCTATTTATACAGATAAACTTTTAAACGAAAATGCCCTAATGCAACTTCGCCAGAACATTGTTCAAATTGTAGTTTTAATTACAAGCGCCGACCAACTCCCTATTGTCCAGCAAGTACAGAAATTGGGGATTCCCTACGCTTTGGTATCCGAGCTATCCGAAGAAGAAATAAACAAGTTAAAAATCGTTTATTTAGATAATACGCCAATTCAAAAAGCGAAGTTTTCTTCCAAAGATAAATTGCCGATTTCCTATATTTCCGATAAGACCAAATTTAAGACAAGTAAGTTTATTCTTAGTCAAAACAAAACTTATCCCTCTAAAGCCCACTGGCTCAGTCAAAAAGATTGCCCTATATCGTCCGAATCAGCAATCGGCGAGTTTATCGATTCGAAGGATTTTTGGAATGAAGCGGAATTCTATTATTTGTTTAATACTCTTCCGGCTCCCAAAACGAGTTAAAGTCAAAATTGATATTACCATTTATTGTTAATGAATAAGTGGTCGAAGGATCAGAAATATTTTTTTGCCAATATAACGGGATAATATAATCTTTTCCATCAACAGTCCAAGTCATATCTGTGACATGTTTGTATTCATAAGTGGTGCTATTCATTTGAAATGAATAGGGAAAAAATAGAGCAAAATATCCTTGCGAGAATTGAAAACCTCCTCCTAAAAAAGAAAAACAATTATTGTCATCGTCTAATAGCGTATAACAAAAACTGTTAGGTATATAGGGTGTTTTAGATGGGTCTACGCTCGCTATTTCTATTTGCCCCGGCCAAGACCATTCCCATAAAAATTGCGCCCCCCCGGGTATCGGGTAATTTACATTATAATCATAAGTGTCAATTGACCCGTCATATGATACATTCTTGAATGTTCCTTTATCTACGAAAGTAGCATTGCCCGCATTAACATTACTAAAGATAGGATAGGACTCACAATACGTCTCATTATTGGGAAATCCTTTAAAATCAGATTGCGATATCATGCGGGTTTGAGGCAAAGCAGATTTGGTGTTATCAGAGAAACCAAATAAGCCTCTGTCGGGTGATAGAATAATAGTATCCGCACCATTTACGCTACCGATTAGGGTTGTTGTATCTGTTCCGAAATGATTTACTGTGACGCTCTCGTAAGAATAATCGATATTAACATCATAATCTACCGATTTTCCTAACCAATAAATCTTGCAGAATTCCGATAAAGATAATTGATCTATTAGCCCTTCCACGGAATATGCAGTACCAGCGTAAATTTCAGGTATCAGTGCTCGGTCGGAATTTCCAATCCAAAAAGGCAGATACCCACCAAATTGATTATAAGTTAAAGGCATATTATGATGTTATGTATCTTCCGTAAGGAGATGGAAAAGGAAAAATTGCAGGGAAGCCATCTAAGCAACAAGCCATTAATAGTAAATTTGAAAATAATTTTTGAGTTACAGAAGGACTCCCATTCGTATCCGGTTCTGATTGCGCAATTATACAACTAGCCGATATTTGTTTAGGAGGAGTTCCGTTATCATCTTGAACGAATCCTCCGTTATCCCACGGTGCGGCTGTAGGATCAAATTCGGAGTCTCCTAATCCATAAGAATGCAGTGTTGCTCCGATAATAGAATAATTTGATATTGTAATTTCAATCCAGAGCACGTCATTCGCGTCTAGCGGAATCCATGTTTCTAATCCTGTGATTGTAGTATTATCGTCTGGTTGTAATGAGTTAAGCAAATCTCCAAAATTAACATAAGCTTCCCATAAACCCGACTGAGAATTTTTTCGAGTTTTCACGAGAAACGGCGTATTTGCCGTTGACGATCCGTTACCGATTAAAATACCTAATCCCATATTAATGAAATTCTATTGAAATTGTATCGTTATCAAGCGAATTTGAGCTAGCGATTGTCGCCGTTCCGCTTGCAAGGGAATCAATCCAAAGAGCGCCACGATTACCCGTAGACGCGCAAAGGTGACTTAAGGTGAAGACCGATGTAGGCAGAATCGACTCATTGGAGTACGTCAATGAACCGGCGCTTAAAACTCCACTGTCGGGAACTGTGAAGAATTGAGAATTAGAAACCCAAAAGTTATCTCGCCCGTAGTAGACGTAAGTTTGGATAACGTAAGAACGGTTTAGAACTTCCGTTGTAACTTCCGCGCTAAGCGCGGTAAGGATAGTCGCGCTGCCATCGGTAGTTGTAACAGTAAATGGAACGGAACTAAATCCCGGCCATCCCAATATATCTTTGAATACAACGAACGTTCCATCGGTTACTCCGGTTGTTGGCAAGAAACCTGTGATGGGAGTATAGGAATCAATGAAAATGGAGTTGTACGAATTTGGTTGCGCAATAAATCCCGATGTTAAATCAATGTTATTAACGCTATTCCATTTCACGCTGCTTCCTCCTCCGCCACCAGAAGCGGAAATCACGAGACTATTCCCGCTAGGCACTATACTTACATTAGCGCCAGCTATGATATTTCCGCTAGGAATAAATCCAGAAGGATTCGATATCGAATAAAATAAAGAAGCGTATATGCCTGTTTGGCTATCCGTAACGAAAATACCCGTCTGACTCGCAGTAACGAATCCGCTTGGATTATTGGCGGGATAAAATAAACCGCTCTGCGAGAACGTAAGATAATTTCCGCTAGGCTGTAATATGCCCGTCTGCATCGCGGTAACATACCCGCTAGGATTATAGATAGGATAGAATAATCCTGTCTGTCCTTGAGTAATAAAGCTGCTAAAGTTACCGCTAATTGCTATAGTTTGTCCTTGGTTAATAACAGACAGCGGGGCCACCCCACTAAAATCAATGTTGCCGCCAGAAATTCCGTTAATTACAGGAATGAGAGTTAGCAAATAAACCCCAGATTCTCCTACCGATTCGTAAAGTAAGGCTATATTAGGGTCTTGTTCGACCTGCAAGTAAGAAATTAAATTCATGATTGTCCTGTGATATTGATGTTGAATCCGTTGTTAAGTCCCGATACGATAAGCTGCGCTACGTTTGTTATTCCAGTCCCGTATGGAGTATAACCCACTTGGATAAAAAGACTTCCGTTTGGAACATTAAGTTGCCCATGAGAAAACCCACTTGAGTTGTACCATCCATTAAATTTGTAATCTAATAGCGCATTATTTGACACTCCCGTAGCCAAGCTCCACGCTGTTGTAAAGTTTCCTGTCGATCCAGACACATACAGTAGTTGGACACTTAAGGATGGAGTATTGATAAAATTCAATCCTGAAACAGACACAACCGATATGCCGCCTACATCATAGTAAGTTACACCGGAAGTGCCGCTAATATTACGAAAGGCTGTTGTAGTATAGTTGAAAGCTGTGGTAGGCATACCAGTTACAAAGGCTTCGAAGTTTATAGGAAAAGTTATATTACCAAAGTTAGTATAAAGGGTATAGTTACCGGAATATGAAACTCCCGCTCTCGCTCCGGTAATGGATGAAACGAAAATACCCGAAGAGCCCGGAGTAATATTTCCCGTCGTTACATTTAGGAAATTAATATTAGAATTATCGCAACCTCCAGAGAAAATTTGGAAAACCCCGCTGCTCAGATTGACTATACTTCCTGTGGCGTTACTGGTTGTATAAAAACCAATATTATTTGAGATGCTATAGCTTGGAGAATCTAGCGCCACCGATCCATTAAATGAGATATTATTTCCACTTGTCGTATTCATATACAAGGAGTTAATTGTGCCCGTTGATTTTGGAATACCAATTGCGGTGATTGTTCCGTTAACATAGTAATCTATCCCTGAGTTTCCAATGTCTCCGTCTATGAAAACGTGTTGATTAGCTAAATACGATCCACAATAATATCCCTTGGGATCATAAATTCTTCCATTCGAAAATGTCCAATTTACAACAGAAGTACCACTAAACCCGACGTTAACAGGAACACTAAGATTAGGCACGGATAATCCAAACTGAAAACCGAAATTTCCAGTTTGGTCTGCTATTGATTGTATAATTCCGGTAATCATTAGTATCCAAAAGGTGTCCATCCATAAGGCAAAAAACGACTTTGGTTTGTTCCCCGCTGGAACTCTATATTCATACGAATCGATTCTATACTTGGAATTGACATGAAACGAGTGCCCATTGTATATTCGCTAGAAACACCATTGCTATTAATAGAAATTTTTAGAGACATTAATCCATTACCAATTAAAGGTTGATAATTGTCAGGTAGATCGATATAAGGTAAATGATAAGTTCTAATAATAGTAGGTTGAACTTTACTAAATGTTAGATTTTGACAAAATAATTGGAAAGCCTCTTGCAATGTTTTATAGTTAGGAACGGCCGGCATTACAATATTAATACCTGTAGTTGTTCTAACTTGTCCTAAGAAACCTAAATCTAAAGTTCCTAATGCCAATAAATCCTGATTAGTAATTCTTTGGAAATTCATTTCATTTTTGATTACATTGCTATGACAATTAACAGTGTCTCCGGTTTTATCAGTTTCGGAACGTAAAAATTCTTCCACTTTAGGAACGCAAATTACTCCCGGCTCAGTAAGAACACAGGATAATAATTGATTTGGCCCTAGCAAGTCCTCTGGCGTCTTTAGAATGTTAAGAGATAGGGTTAGAGAATTAACAGGGGTAGAAGATTTTACGCCCCACATTTGCAAGACATAATCCCCCTGTATTGCAGATAAAACTTCAGATTGCCCATTTAAGCTTGTTAATTGCTCTAACACAGAACTCGGATCACTTCTGCTATTGCAAGCTAACGGGAGATTATAAAATATATCATTAGCTTGTAAATAATTTCCTACATCTTCGGGAGTAACGTTGATATAAACCCCGTCTTGAGTTACCGTTCCCTCGACTTCTACAATTTGCCAAGAAGTTAATCCCAAATCTACAATTAAAAATCCATCATCGTTATCAGACTTAGGGGAAATGTATGTTGTTGGATCGTAGCCCTGATTTGACGAAGCCCCCTCGGCTGGATTTCCCGCCCCGGTATTATTGCTAGAGGGAGGTACATAAGGAGTTCCTAATAAGAAAGCTTGTAAACTTTCATTACTTTTAGATTGAGGAGAAGCCAATTTCGCTAGCATTGTGGAAGAAACTACCACATCTTTAGGATACCAGCTTTGACTTTTTACTTTTTCTACCGAATTGTTTAAATTACGCCAATCTCCTCTAGTCATAGGAATATAGAAATATCTTCCGACCTCATCAACAAGTTCCCTATAGGTTTTAAAATTTTGTTGAGCTGTCATTTTATTCATCGCTGAATAATAATATTGATTAAAAATATTATTTGGCGCAGCTAAATCTAAACTTTTACTTTGGGTGCTGGTATCCGCCGCCGTACATTGGGGCATTCCCAAAGTTAAAGAACCGGCCTCATTAGAGAAACTTATAAAAAAATTATAAGCATAAAAAAAGTCCTCTCCTAAAAAGGCGGCTTTAATAGCTGATATGTCATCTGCGCTATAACCGACTTGAACAAGACTAACTTGTTTAAAGGAAATTTGCGTATCTTGAGCGGGATTTATACTAATCCATTGACGGTCTTGACCATAAAAAGCGCACGCGACTCTTCCTACCGTATCTTCTATAGTGACCTCTTCAGTATAAGCGTCCTTAGTAGCGGTATCGAAAGAAGAGGTATTTAAAACTAGATTAGTTGTTAAATCTAAGAAATGAATTGCGTTATTTTCCCAATAAAAACCATATCCCAAATCGGTGCACCATTGTTGAAGAACCCCCCGCAGCGTCCCAATATAGCTCGCAAAAAAGAATTGATTCGAATTTTGTATAAGGGTGAAGCTATCGGGATCGATAGTAATACCATTTACGCCAATAGCATCACACAATTCAGGAAAGCTATAAACCACAGGTAATACGGTATTATATGTATCCGCTATTGTAAGAAGTTGTCTTCCTACGGGAATATAGCACGATCCGGCCACGGCATCATTAGCGTAAATAGGGCCGGGGCCATAAGGATCAATCGGATATTCATTTCCATCGCTACCTTGACGCCCATTTAATACAACAATCACTTTATCTAATGCAATGGAAGTATCAATAAACTTCACTTCTAAAAGTTTTCCTGATTTATCCTCGGTTCTTTTATAATCGACGGGATACATGGACAATTGAATATTGTCTCCTATTGATATCGTATAAGGACTCAAAACTTCTAAATCATCTTGATTAATAGAAAAAGTTCCATCTTCAGAAACAAAATTCATTGTAAGATAAGATGGAGTTTGTCCAAAAGAGGGCTGATAGTTCAAAGCATAAATATATCCATTCCATATTTGCTGTGAACCATTAATCGTAACTTGATCTAGAGTTTGTATCATTTTACCATTGTGTAGTGAATTGGTTTATCTGTAATGAGCTATTATATATTTGAAATATTCCCGAACCTTGGAGTAAATCAATATTAGAAATTTCTACATAATCCTTATTCAAAACTTGTCTTTGCCCATTTAACCAGAACATAGAAGTATCCCGACCAAAACGAGATAAGAATCTACCGCTAGTATATTCAAAATTAGTTATCATTGGAAAAGAAATAATTGATCCGGTGGCTAGAGTTGCATTAATATTTAAATTTCCTCCTCCATAGGTATAATCCGTACCGGATACTAATTTTTGTCCGTTTAGAAAAATTATATTAGATGTTTGCGTTGTTGCGAAAGACTGTCCTGTGCTCGAAGTAAGAATAAAAGTTTTAGGAGTTCCGCTGATGACATCGAAAGTAACGGTATCTGTAGCCTTGATGGCACTATCGATTACAATACTATTTCCTGTTAAATAATAATTACCACTTAAATAAGTAATATTAATAAAACTATTGCCACTCAAATAATACATTCCTGAGTTATAAGCGATACCATTGATATATAAATTTATAACCGGAAAAATTGCATCCATTGCAAACCAACCATTATTATTAAAAGAAGTAGTTAATCCAAGATTATCTAAATTAATAGTTTGATAGGCATACAATTCAAGATTATAATCGGATGAATCAATTGGACGCATTAAATTAACCCCATCCATACCAAAGGAATTACAATATCCAGTATCGACATAATACCCGTTATTTATTAAGCCGGAAACTTGAAAAGATAAAGATGATGTTAAAGGAACGAAAGTATCTTCGATAATTGCTCCTGTGAGATTGTTATAAAGAAATACTGGCAATGGGCGACTATCGTTATCGAAAACATATCCAGAAAGATATACTCCAAAGCCGGTAACTCCCGTACCAATTTCCGCTAATTGAATCGACGCGCCCGTGATAAAATCGTTAGTTTGATCTACCACGACAACGGTATCGGGTAGCCCACTAGCAAAAAATCCACTAAAAAGTGTTGAAATCGTATTGCTTGTTAGTGCGGTATTTATATAGACGAACTGATCCATATAGCCACTAAAACTTTTCTCAGTAACATAAGTGGGAGCGTTTACTGGCGAGCCCAAGTAAGCTTGATTATTTTGATAAAGGGCTGTTGAACTAATAAAGAAATTTTCTGGTTCTATAGATTGCGTATTAAAGTTATAATACATGAAGTTCAGAATATTATTCTGTTTAACCACCGCTACCGCATTCTTTCCCCCATAAATATTAGAAGATGTATAGATATTTTGTCCATTTTGATCGTAGCATTCAAAATAAAGTCTATTTGCATCATTAATTCCAATAATAAATCCAGAAGGAACGCTCCCCCCACTGGTTAACGAAGAAAATAGAACGGCGTTTCCCGTATAGTTTTTCTCATATACAAAGAAAGCGGTGAAACTTGTTGCGTTGAGCCCACTGGCATTTTGTATAGAAATATTTTGACTGGAAGAGAATAGACCAGAACCAGAAACGGAATAAAATGATCCTAATGAGGAAATAATGCCAGAATATCGCGGATTTGAAGAGCCTTGTGGAATAATTGGATTAGCCCCGATTTCATTGAAATCATAGTAAATCTGGTATTGATTTACTGGCAAACTTAGTTCACCAGTATAAAAGTAATCGAAATTCTTCACCTTTTGCCTTTTTCCTACCCTTTATTTTACACTAAATTATTAATGGATTATCCTCGTAACTATAAATAACCTCAAACGATAAATCCTTTCCGATATCATCGTTTCCCCAAACAATTTCTTGGCTTTCTAAGCAGGGACGATTCTTACCATTTATAAATGGTTGAATTTGTATATTAACAAAATTTGTTAATAAAGTTACACCAGATTGTTGACTTAAATTGGGTAATATTACCGCAGTTCCCGCCATAGTTACAACAGTTCGATTGGCATATCCCAAGTTCGTAATCCAATAGTTGCCAGAGCCATTCAAGATAGGAACTGCCGAATATTTTGTCAAAGAGGGCGTTACTTTAAAACTATAATCGAAGCTGGCGAATCCGCTTACCGGAAGCATTTTATCGTTAAATGTAGCTCCGATAGAAATCTCGCCACGATAAGGGTCTTTTGAATTAGAAGAGGTTATAAACAAAGGATTCAGGATGTATTGATATCCGTTATTGTAATATTCTCCTAAAGTTAAATTATAAGTATTGATTCCGGTGGAAAAAGCCAATACTCTTTGATATCTGTTATAAAGATCGCCCCGTCCTTTAATTGTTCCCTGAAAAGTGGCAGAAGTAATATCGGTAATGATATCATGGTCGAATGATACTGAGTAATCCAGAAATGGATTAGGGGTTTGATCATTATTGAAGGAGATATCAAAATTTATCGCTCCGCCAAAATTATCTTCTGTAACGCCGGAGGACAAGTAGAAGGGATTTAAGTCTATCATCCCATTCGTAGCGCCACTATAAGCCCAAACGGCGGCACTAAAAGCATCGAAGGTCAGATATCGATTTCTAATAAAATTATAAGGATAATTTTTAGAAGTTTTTATACTTCCCGCCACTCGAACAGAAGATAAGCCGTCTGCTATCCCTGAATCATAAGTCGTTGCGTATCTAAGAACACCAGACGTAAAGAATGGATCGGCTATATAGGTTTCATCTACGGAATAAGTTCCCTCAACTCTATTTATATTTTCTATTTGGCTGATTAATGAAGGCGTAAATCCAGACAATCCAACGTTAACGAAAGCGGGCATCACTCCTTGATATCCAGAAAGACTAGCGATGTAGTTCTTGGCGTTTTGTAGAGCGTTCGAATTTCTAGAATCGGTATTAAATCCTCGACAAGATATCGTGTGTCTAATCGCAATAGATTGGTCTTTATTTTGAGTAAATGAATACTCGTTTTTAGGTTCTAAGATTCCATAAGTTCCAGAAAAGAATCCCGACTCATAACAATCAATATCAATTTGAAAAGGAATTAAATAGGAATATTTTCCTTGAGGAAAGGAAATTGATTTGATTAAGGCGTAAGGTTTATTTACCAAAACCTGACCGTCTTGTACGATTTGAAAAGATTGAAAATCTTGAGAAAAATTTTGTATCAAAGCTTGCTGACCAGATACCAATACTTGAAACGAACTAGCGTCTAAGCCGGAATAGGAGAATTCATCTACTCGATAGTCTCCTGATTCTGTAATCCTAATAGAGTTTTCATCGGTAATTAAATAATTAATTATTCCGCTGACACACCCACCGACAATATTTCCATATAAACTAATTTTAGTTAGTTCGCCCCATTGTTCGCCATATTTGATGAAATTATTCCGCTGCCCAATGATAGGCGTCGGACAAATTCCAGAGAAAGCATCTTGGTTATTATAAAAAATCTGTACCATACTTATTCCATAACACCGCTATTACTAAAAATAATGTCGGTAAAATTCTTATACAATCCATCGTAGTTATAAACCACGTTGAGTCCAAATTGATTATTTACTGGATCGTAACTATAGTTAGCGTTAGCTGTCCAAATATCTGTTCCTATATCCTTAAATCCCGTCAACTGTCCCGAAGCGTAGGTTAAATAATTACTTACTGGTAATCCTCGATTACCAATCATTTTGATATCAATATTTCTTTGACCCAAAGTGGATTGATTAGTAGGCTGTATTAATTCCTTTACACCTAAAATATTGAACTTATTTGTCGCTTGGGTTGGAATCTTATCGCTAATTTTGAATTCAAATTGACGAATTCCACTAGTCGGAAATAATGTAATATTATCACTAAAGGTTTGGGTATAAGTAATAGCTCCTTGATAATAAGAGTAAGCTACTTTAGAGTCTGTTAAGTTTAGATTTAAAGGATATGGATTTACAGAGTCGTAAATTCCGGAGACTCGGGCCGAAATTCCACTTTCAACAATATTAAATCCTGATAAGGCGTTTGGATATTTATTAAGTAATCTACGTCCGATTCCATCTACTTTCCCGTTTTCGGTAACGGTATAAACTCGTTGGGTACTAACATCTATCGTTGTTGTATATTCCCAAACGTAAGTGTTTTGATAACGAGGATCATCGGTATAAGCAATTTCAAAATCGGCGGTTCCTTCGAATCTGTTTACCTTAATATTTTTCTTTACCGGATTAGGATTTAAAGGATAAGCCCCACTAGGAGAATAGAAAGCGAATAGACCAGAACAGCGAGCCCAAGAATTAGGAATCTCAATCGCTAGGCCAGAATGAACCCCTTGCATAAGAGGATCATACAATCCTTTGATATTTCCATTTTCGCTAACATTGATAATGCCATTTTCATCTAGAGAATAAGAATGATTATAGTTAATGGCATAAATTCCAGACTCGATAGGGAATTGAACATCATATTTTACCGAATAGGTACTGTCGATTAAATTGATATTTTCAGTAAAATATTTATGAAAATTTTTGCTATAATCTGATCCTAAAAATCCAGTAATATTCGTATTGGCAATAAACCCACTTGCGAAAGCCTTTGCCAAATTTAAAGGGGTATCGGGTAGGCTTTGTCCGCTATTAAATCTAAGATTTAATTGTTGACTATATTGCGAAGACCCATCTTGATTTCTAGTATAGCTAAACGATTCATCGAATCGGTCTAGGATTTGGGCGTTTTCCCAAGTCAAGCCGCTATAGTATCCACTAACAGCATTGAAAAGATTCCCCGAACTATAAACTTCTAGCGAGGCTGTATATTTTTTATATAAAACGTCGCGCGTTTGTTCATCTTTATCAAATTGGAAATCGAGAACTTTTCCCTGTCCAAAATTGTATCCATTTAAAACGATTTCGTCATAATCCTTGGGATTACTTAACAAATAATTTATACCGCTTTGAATACCAGAAACCCCACTAAAAGTTGAACTTAAAATCCATCCTTCTATAGATAGATTTTGAGTTACTTTATATCTTAAATTATCTCCTAAAAATTGTGGAGTATAATTCAAACTTAAGACTGTCGCTAGGGAGAAATCGATCATTAGCTACCGCTTCCATTCAAACTTGTTCCTGTATCACTTGTATCGCTACCACTATTAGAACGATCCGGTACTACATTTAAGGAAGTATTCTTGACATATCTATGAATAGCCTCCTGAATTACTTTATCCAATTGTTGCTGCAATTTTTGTAAATTATCCGCATTTCCAATACTTTTTGCTAAACCAGAAGTTATAGACACTTTGGAATTTAATCCGATATCAACTTGAATTGGTTTTCCATTCGCGTCCGAAGCGGACGCTTCTTTTAATGCGGCTACAAGGGCTGGGGTTAAAGCGGCGGTGAAAGTATCGATATATTGTTGCTGATCCTTAGCTATTGCCCCGGCATTGCCCTGATCCCTTGCGGTAGCTACCGTTAAATCGTGTTCGGCCTTTGTTTGCGTCTGTCCTAATTGCGTTAAGTCATAAGCCCCAACTAATTTTTGACTTAAATCTCCAGATAAAGTAACTGTTGTAGCTTTAATATTCAAATCTTGAGTTGAGATATTTTGTAAACTATTAGTAATGTCTTTAATTTGCTGAGATACCGGAGCATTTCCAGCGGCAATGTCAGCTTGAGTATTCCCCTGCGATCTAATCCCTAGAGGATTAGGTATGATTGGCGAAGTCGTCTTGGCTATATTCGCCAGTGGTTGCGATAAAGTGAGAGGGCCATTTTCTATATCCTGAATTGCCAAATCCGCTTGATGTATTAATTTAGGGTCTGTAAGAGAACTTCTAGTCTTTCTCCAACCATCTATTCTTTTTTGAGTTTCGGGGTCAAAAACTTTATTATAAGCATCTCTCTTAATAAAAGAATCTAACGGATCACTTCCTCCACGACGAGTATGAAAATAATCTTCTATTATATTCTTTCCGCTAAAAGCCTTATTATAAGCATTTCTATCGATGCTAGCTCCGTAATGGGACAAAGAATCTCCTATCGACAAAGAGGCGGGGCCGGTTCTGTTTTGCGCTAAAGTACGATAAACTTGTCCCACGGAAATCCCATTAACAGTATCGGGATGAATAAATTTATTAGACTGTCCTAGAGTATCTAATACTCCTTTAAATTCTGATTGAATATCGTTTCCTCGAAAAGCCGGGTCTTGCGAAATTTTTTGAATTTCGGCTATCGTTCCACTTATATCTCCGCCGTGTTGCAAAGAATAAGCCGATTGATTTTGTAAGCGAGATAAGACTTGTCCGTTTCTCCCTCCTAAAGTTCCCAATTGTCCAATAATACCTTTAATATATCCGGTGATATCATTGGCTCGAACGCCTCCTGCCGTATTTTGTCCGTCGGGGTATAAAAGCTTATTGCGCGCATCATTATCGTTAGCGGCCTCTGGAAAAATCTTCGTAAAGTTTTGATATGCGTTAAAACGCGAAGCTCCAACCCGACCTAATCTCGATTGTTCAGATTCTTGGAATTGTAAATCTCCTGATGCGCCGGGAGCGAATTGCGATCTTCGTCCGGCGGTATTCAATGAACCCGCCGCAATTCCCGCCTGAATATTAACTTGAGTTCCTTGGGTTATAGGATTAATCAATGCGCTTAACGCTTGGGCATTACCTAAAGTACCTATTCCACCGAAAGACTTCTTTGTGTTATCTAGATTTAATGCGTCTTGTTGTACTTTTAAAGAGTTTGCTAAAGCAGTATTCGCAATATCAAATTTTTGTCCAATATCTGCTAAAGATAGCTGTTGCTTTTGTAATTCTTGTTTAAGTTCTTGCTGAATCGACCCGTTTTGAATGGATTTGATAGAATCACTTAATTTTTCAATAATATCATTGCCGGATAGTTTTCCCGCGCCGGATTGATTAATAATATCTAAAATTTGCTTTTGAGTAGCAATATCCGACGGGCCACCTGTGTCTTGAGTGTTTCCCGCTAGACGCTGAGCGATATTTTGAGCTAAACTACTTAAAACCGAGGAATTCTGTTGACCTAAATCATTTTTTAGTCGCCCGGATTGTATATTTTGATTCGCTTGTAAATAATCTTGCTGATTAGTAATATCTTTTCTATTTTCTAACAATTGGCTAGCGTAATCCAAAGCGTTTGTGTTGACTCCGACGGTTTTGTTAATTCTGAATTGATTAGCGGCGATACCTTGATTAGCCGCTAAAAGGAAATTTGATCTTTGATCGCCAATACTTGCAATAGGAGTAAAAGCGTCTCCTGTTTTAATAGCATTTTGTTGATCTCGATATACCTTATTCAAAGTGTTTATTATAGAAGACTTTTCTTCGTCAGAAAGTCTTGAGCGAAAATCGAAATTTTTAGCTATGTCCGAATTACTATTATACTCTAAATCGTCTTTGGTAATAAGGCCGCCCTTCTTAAAAGGAGTAACCTCGCCCGAAGATATTAAACTCTGAGCGATGGATTGTATTTGAGTTTTTTCCGTAGCTGAAATTTGACCATTCGAAAAAACACTCTGTAATCCATGAATATCAGAATTATCTAATAGCCCCCTAAGCCCCGCGATTCCCTGTTGTAAATTATAAGCATTTCCAGAATTTTCGGTTAGACCGGCTATCAATTTTTGTTGATCCCCCGGCGTTTGAGCGGCGTCAATTTGTTTTAAAAGATCGGGACTTAGATTGGGGCTTAAACGCGCTTGGGTGAAATTTTTTCTAGCGGCGTCGATATCTTGTGAGTTTCCGCTATTAATAGCTGATTTTAATTGCGCCTGAGCTTGAATTAATCCTTGAATAGAATTAATCTGTTGATCTTGCTTATCTTTATATTCTTCTGCTTTTTTAGATAAATCTTCGAAAGAGGGAGTCGAGTTTTCGATTGCCGTGCTCAATACTTGCAAACCACCAATAACCGCACCAATGGCCGCTCCATAAGGCCCACCAAGAGCGGCGAAGGTTAATGCCGTTCCAGCCGCCGATCCGACTCCCTGAGCAATTCTTTCTCCTTGGGGATTGCCTCCATTCGAATTTAAAAATTGTCCCGCAACCCCGCCTAGTAACGGAGCAACGAAACTAGCTCCAAATAACTTTTGGGAAGTACCTTCTGAAAATCTAGGGAATTTAGGGGCAACGTCGCTTAAGCTACCGATTCCCGTATAATTAAAACTACTTTTTTTAGAATTATCTAGTTCGTTCTTATTGATATAAGGATTATTTGCGCTATACGGAGCATAACCCCCTTGATACAAAGGCTCGGAACCGGGATACTGATTGCGAATTCCGATAGATTCGCTTTCATCTTGAGCGCGGGCACGATTGAATCTTGCTTGTTCTACGCGCTCTGTTTCAGTCATCGCTGCGTTCGCGCTTTGTATCGAAGCTGTTAATTCTTTTAATACTCGATCTAAATCAAACAAACCCCCTTGTGGATTATCAGCGAAATTAGGTACATAACTCTCCTTGCCACTTCCAGTTAAAGGCAAAGAACCCAAACTTTCCCCTCTAGATAAATGATCCGCGCGAATGGTATTCGATAAACTTCCGTATTTTCCTTGTTGTTCGGTGTTGTAAACTCCAACGGGAATTCCTAATTCAGGAGCGGAGCCTAGAATAGGAGTTTTTCCGAAGGAGGCTTCGCGAGAGAAAGCCGCGTTTAAAGGATCGGCAAAATTAGGAACGAATCCCGCTCCGTAACCAAATAATTTAGCAAAATTAGGATTTCTGTCTCCTATTCTAGCTAAAAGAGGCTTAGTTCCTCTTACAAAACCCGATATAGCATCTTGAACAAAACTGTTATTTGTTAAAGCTCCACTCGTTCCGGCGACGGCATAAGGATTTCCAGTTTTATCTACAGAAGGATTTAGTTCGATAACTCCATATGAGCCATCCTTAAGTTTAATTACATCGGGGGCAAAAACAACATTGTCTCTTTCGCGAGATGGTAATTGATTAATTCTAGCTAAAGCCGCCGCATGAATTTTGCGAATTTCATCTGTTTCGCGGACATAAGGAATTTCATTATATCCTATCTTATGATTTTCATCTTTACGGAATGTAGCGAAAGGAACTACTTTAGATGCTCCGTCCTCTCCCGATCCTATAATATGAACTCGGTACTCAGGAGAAGTAAAATTATCTTCATATTTATCATATCGTCCTCTTTCCGTATCCCCCGCATATCTTGCTTGTTGCTTAGCGAGTTTAGTAGGCTGAGAATCTACGTCGAATTTGCTTTGAAAATAATATCCCTCTTCTGGAATCCATAAATTTCCATTATGATTTTTAATAGCATAATCAGGATAAATACCCTGACTCTGGAAACCGGCTTTGTCCGCTTCCGCAACGTGACCTTCAAAATATTGGAAAGGTCTAGAGTCCTCTGGCTTTGCGTACCAGCCTTGGGGAAAAAGTCTATCCGCGATAGAGATTAATTTTTGAGTTTTCTCTTGATTAGATAATCCAGATTCGAAGTTTTTAGCCAGTCTCCCTACAGAAACAACATTACCCAATCCTGCTAATTTAGCTTCAGAAAATTTACTATTTCCAATAGAATAAGGGTCGTTAGCTCGAAATCCGGGCAAATTTCTACCTGAACCAGTAAAATCCAGATTTGAATCGGTATTGCTAGGATCAGAATATCTTGTTAAAGGAGCCTTTATTACATTTTTAGAAAAGATAGATTCGAAACGACCTAAAGCTCTAGTCTCAGGTTCGTCTGGTAATAAATAAGATAATGATTTTCCTTTAAGGGAGTTCGCCAAAGATGCATTAAAGGGAGATTGGCTAGTTTCAGGAAAGAACTTTGCTAATGCGTTTGTGACATTATTATCTAATTTCGAAGCAACTTCGGGATTTTTAATTAGTCTACCATATTGTTTGTAAAGATGGCCAAGAATCTGAGATTGCTTTTCTGGATTGCGAATTAATAAAGCATTTTTTAATTTAGCTATGAACTCAACGCCTTTAAGATCAGAATTTAAAGCGAAATTAGGAACAAACCCCGCTCCACGAATCCCTAATCCTTGTAGGATATCAAAATTTCCCTGAACGCTATCAGATAAATCATCGTTTCCAACCCATCCCTTTTTAACTAGCCCGTGATAAACATTAGGATATTGTTGGAGAATTCCAGTATTAATACGATTAGCAATTTGAACTTTCGTTAGATTATTTTCGCTTTTATCCAAGACGCCATGAGAACGCGCCATTTGAGATAATCCTCTTTTAGTTCTACGTTGAATAGCAGTAGGCCCGACCAAATCTTCTAGAACTTGCTTTTCATAGAATTCGCCCGAACTTGAAAACCCCTTATCTAAAGAACCTCCCTTTCCTCCTCTATTGAATAACGAACCAAAAATAGTTGCGGCTGTTAATCCTCCGAATACTCCTAATGCCGATAGCAAAGCGGTAGGATCATTTCCATCTGCGAAATTAGGGACGAACCCATCGCCAGAGATTTTACTTAGATTGTATCCCTTTAAAGCCGCCTTAGTTGGATCAATATTTTGGGCGTCGTTTGGAGGGATAATTCCCACGGCATTGCTTCCAGCGCGAGTTAATTTATATTCAGCGGTATTAACAATAGCATTCGGAACAAATCCCCCTGCTTTATTTATTCCCTCTTGTTGGATAAATTGTCTAGGAGACATGCCCGAATCCTGACCCGATAATTGATAAGGGATTACATTTCCGGCAGAATAGCCATGACTATTCGCTAAAGATTGTTCTTTAGAAGCTAGAAAATTAGGAACAAATCCCCCGGCGGAGTTTTTAAATCCGGCGCGATCACTATAACGAACGCCCTCTCCAAAGGCAACCGTCCCCAAGCTCTGACTTACGGCAAGTAGTTCTTCTCTAGCTTGAATTTGTTGTTGAATAACCCCAAGAATTGTCTTTTCTTGTTGTTCTCGTGTTGCCCCGTCTTGAATAATTTCGTCGTATAATCCTTTATTTCGTTGAAGCAGATCGATAATGCCTTGTTGAACTTTCTTTTCGTCTTCTCCGAATCCTCCGAAATTCAAAGTTGTTTTAAAAGCTCCGGCGGAAAAAGAAGCAAATCTAGTAAAGAATTTAATACCTAAAGCCCCCGCCAATGTTAATCCGGGGCCGGAAATGTAATCCCCGATACCCTTTAGAATTCCCTGTCCGAGTTGAGTTCCCAAAGAGCTTAAATTACCTGTCGGAGCCGATATATTGCCAAGAGCACTAGAAATGTCGGACGCGCCTCCCAATACTCTTTGAATAGCCGGGGCCACGGTTAGATTGCCAACTTGTGAAGTTGCTTGAACAAAGTTTGCTTGAGTAGAATTAATTAAAGAAGAATACGAACGATTTTGAAATGCGTTTCTATCAATAGCGGCGTTATTATTAGGATTTTGTGAAGCTGACAAAGCTCTATTATAAATTCCATATTGATTGCTCAAATCGCCCAAAGCCGCTTTTAGTACGTTGATATTATAAACACCGCCAACCAACTGAGATGTATAAGACTTTTGAGAGTCGCTTAATGTGTCATATCTTTTCGCTAGTTCTTCTAGAATTTGAATGGCCCCCAAAGTATGACCTTCGACATCTCTAGTAGCAATGCCTAATTTTTCCAAGTCGTCTAGAGTGGTAGATCTATCTAATCTAGTAAAAATAGATTTTAAAGCATTACCGATAACAGTTCCGCCTCGCTGAGTAATAGCTTGTGTTGCTGTTACTAACGCGCCGAACTGATCTACATTTACTCCCGCGTCTTTAGCCGCAGTTCCCGCTCGAATAAAGGCTTCAGCCAAATCGGATGCGCGGACGGCAAAACCTTGGTCTACTGCAATTAACTTATTAAGTGCATTTGTGCTATTTCCGACTTGAGAGCCGAAAGTGTTAACAATCGTCGTGAGAGCTTGTAGGGATTGTCCTACATCCAATCCGGTCAAACGATAAAGAATTAACGCATCATTAGTTCTGCGAATAATATCGCCAACGTTCTGAGTCTGTCTTGCGAAATTAGTAGCAACTTCAGTAACGGTTTGGAAAGATTGGCCTGTATTTTTAGCTACATTAAAAAGATCATTACCGAAGCTTTGTAATTGACTTTGGGTTAAATGAATAACCGAATTAATGTCTGTAAAAGCTTTATTAACTTTAATCGCATTGTCAATCAAAGATCGTAGGGATTCAGCCACCGTGCCAATGACAATCGCGCCCGCTCCGAATGCGGCCAAACGAGCGTTCGCCGCTTCCATCGATTTAGCGAATTCTGAAACCTCACCTGTAATTCGACCCAAAGGAGCACTTTGAATTCTTACGGGGATGGTAATTTCAGGTACGCGACGAACCGCCGCCGCGATATCTTGTTCTAATCGGCGCGTATCTCCTGATACATCAAATGTAATGGCTGATTGTGGCATAACCCTTATTCCGTACTAATATATTACACCAATAATTTACTTAAAGTCCATGATGCCTTATTACGTCTTCCATAGAAAGCCCCTTTTTGTCCTTTAAAGCTCTCTGTACGGGGCTTAAAGAGAGATGGGCTCCAGCCGCCGTAATATCAGACTTCTTAGCTCCGAAGACGTGTGTAGCTCCATTATTATCGTCTGCCACCGGCCCAATGATGTCTTGGGCATTCTTAGAACTCATATACCAATCAATTAGTTTATCTGGATCAGCTAGGGTTTCGTCGTCTGGCTTGATATCAGCCGAAAGAATACTTTTAAAAAATCGACCATAAGTGAAAATTTCCGATTGATAAAAGGTTAAATCGCACACGGACTTTCCGAAGAACGTTTGGGGATTATCTCCACAAATCGAATAAGAGGATTGAAAAAAAGAAGCTAAGCCTATCTTCTTTATATTTTTAGAATTAAAAGGCGATAATGTTTTGGTGTAAAGTCCAGCTAGGATATTTAATTCGAAAATAGATAGTTCATCGAAATCCTCCTGAGAAAAAAATCGCTCATTTATATTTTCTTTTCTAAAGGAATGATAAATATAATTTTCATTGACCTTTTTAGAGGCGTAAGATTCTGCCACAAGGCCCAATAATTCTTTCTTGTCGCCTTCCTTTTTCTTTAGTTCGACTTCGGCTTCAGTAATTTGTTTATTAATCTCTTCGATCTGAGATTGCCAAGTCATTTTCGATTTTGTTTTCGCCAAATTATCGATATAGAATTTTTGATTGGCGATCCACGCTTCGTCGCTCTTGCCCCAAAGCCCTTGTTGAATCATTAAATTCAAACGTTCTTCTATATTAGGTAATCCCTCTTTAATAGCGTCTTCAAAATGAAATTCGTAATCCGCGTCAATCAATCCTTGATCTAAGGAAGTGAAATGTTTAATTAAAATCTTATCGCCATTGAAGATAAGAGAAGAAAATCCTTGAATTATATCAGAATAAGTTCTGCGTAAAAAGGAAAGCTCTTTATCCTTCACTCTTTTCTTCCGATTCTTCTTTCTTACCTAAAGTAGAATTCTCTCTATCGTCTAATGCTTTTAAGTCCTCTTCGGTTCTTACTCTTCCCAAATACAATTGGGTAATTAGATTATTTAATCGACGCGCCACACCAAGTAAAAAAGAATCCTCGTGTTCTTCCAGTTCGTCGTAAAATTCGATTTTTTCGTTATAGCTATCTCCTTTATAAAGAGGTTCGAACTCTCCTTTATCGTTTTCTTTATAACTTAAAAAAAGAACATACCAAGAAATAGCTTTTACCATAGCAGCGGATTCTGCCGTATTATCGAAAATACTTTGTTTAGCTAATTCATAGTTATTGAGTTTTTGTTGAATATCGGCGTATTGAATAACCGCTTCTTCATTTTGCTTTTTTTCTTCATCGGTTCGATCTTCTGGCTTTTTAGCCGAAAAAGAAACAATGTCATTACCAATGTCAATAAATTTAGTATATAGCCCTTGCAATTCCTTCATTTGGGCTTCTGAAAAAATACCGTTGTCGTTATTTAGTCTTTTAGCAAAAAGGGCTCTAGGCATTAATCCGTCGGTAATGGCCTTATTGTACTCAACACTATAAAAACGTTCACAGGAATCGATTGTGGATCGATTGGGCTTGCGTATAGCGAACCGAACTGGCTTAGTAGACTTAACTTTCTTAACCAAAGTCCCCCCATCTACCTTTTCTTCCTTATCGACTTCAATTTCCTTATTAACCTCGAATGTATATAGCGTTTTTATTGACATAATTCCTTTTGTAATTCCTTGCTTCTCATACCTCCTAATAACCGACAAAACTTAGTTTTCTTTTCTTCCGTAAATCCTATGAATTTTTGTTTGAAATTATCTCCTAAAAAATAATCCGCGCTAACGTTGTTTGGGGAGATGTTAAATTCTTTTATTAATGTTCTTTCTGTAGATTGGAGTGAAATATTATTTTGTACTACATCTTTTAAACTTAAACTATTGAAGCGGCTTCTCGCCAAGTCGATTATCTTTGAATTGGATGTCATATTGACTTAAAATGTTTTCAAATTCTCTATTGGCGTCATTTCCCAAATCAAGAATTCTTTTTCTAATGTATTTATATTTAGCATCATCTAGGTAATCGACCAAATCCAGTTTATGCTTTTCATCTTCAGATAATAAACCGTCAATTTTATCAAGCATTTGATCGTGTTGTTCTCTAATATCGTCTGCTAAAAACAAATAGTTTTTAAACAAAGCGGTAATTAGGCGCGATACTTGAAAATGCAAAATTCTTTGCTCTTCTGAACTAAATTCCATATTTCCTTTTACTAACCTTTTTCCTAAATAAGATTACACGTTATGTTGCGCAATAAGCTTACAAAGTTTAATAAATTTATCTTCGGGGAAATGCTGTTTCATCCTATTGACATCCTTATCGACCCATTGAATATTATCTTTTGTATAACCCTTTTGAGAATTGATGCGGTCTAGAGAAGCGTTTCCGTCTCCCGAATGAGCTAAAGATGAAAATGTTAATTCTAACCCGGACAAAGCGCATTTTCTATTTTGTTTTAAAAATTGATTATGCATATCTTCTATGGAAATTTCAAAAGGAAAATCTCTTTTATAAGCTCCTAATTTAGCTTGGTTAAAATATGTTTTGCTGATTTCACCATAACCCTGCCAAACAATACTATCTTTTCCTCGCGCTTTATTAATGCATCCACAAGATTTTGTGCGTCCGTCTCTTAATCTTTTTCCAGCGATATTCGTTTCGTTTCCACAATCGCATTGACATTTCCAAAGTAAACGATTATCATTATCCTTTAAATTCGTACAAAATAATACGGTTAATTTTCCAAATTTTTGTTTTTCTAAATTAATTCTCTCGGGCATATTAGATTATATGAAGATTCGGCCAAAAAATACACAAAAAAGCCCCCAAAAGGGGGCTATTTGTGTCTTTCCTAAATTTCTTTATTAATTTAAAACTCCCGAAATGTATAGGTTATGTTGATTATCGTTCGGGCCACCTAGCGGAGTTAGCCAATTTAAAGTTAGGGAATTATTACTTCCAACATTGGCAGAAGAATTCTGGCTGTCCAACTTAGCTCCAAGCAACGTATATTGAACCGCCGTAGCACCATTGCCCGAACAAGAAGGAAGGGCTAGGTTAACCGTTAGGTTATAAGCTTGATCGTTGCAGAGCACATCCGCTAGATCGGTCGCATTCAAATCACCCACAACCGCCGATACTTCGAGGGTCGCGTTAATTGGGAAACGAATCAAACGAGCGAAGGGGAATCTGCTTCCTAGCTTCTGAATTGGTTCGCGGGTAATAGGAGCGTTCAAACGGAAGCTTTGAATCTTCAAATCCGCGATGCTATAACCTTGTACTCCAGATAGGGACAGGGTAATATCTCCGGGCTTTAATACGGAAACACCAACGCCGGTTGTCGTAGCGGGTAGAGCATAAGCCTGACCTGTAATTAATAGACCGTTAGAAGTATTGATTGCGGGAATATTATTTCCAGAAGAACCAATATCGACCTTGTAGTTGAAAGCCTGTACTTGAACGGTAGATTTAGGAAATTGTCCGACTTGACCTTCCCAAGATAGAGAGGAAATAAATCCGTTACCGATACCATGAACACCGTTAGCGGCTTCATTAGTATCTCCACCAACCGCATCATTGCCTTCAGGAACTTCAAGAATAAAGTAATTCTTTTGATCTTGGCTGGCGTTAATAAGGTTAGAAAGCACTCCCGAGGAACCGTCTACAACTAAACCTAGCTTTTCTTCGTTTAGGGCATTTCTGATAAGATAAGAAAAGTCCAAAGCTACTGTAGGAGAATCAAGAATAACACGGTCAATAGCGGCAAGAACACCATATTCGTTAACGTCTTGACGTGGAACATTGAAATTATGATTGGAAGACTGAATACGATCCAATTGCTGAATAAGATTGCCGGTAATATTACCGGAACCGTCATAAAGAAAGTGTGCTCCTGTAGCTGGCGTAGGGCCGACGAAAAGGGCTTCACTCTGATAAATTGTACGTTGGCGTGGCATGGTAGATTAATCTCCTATTAAAGTTTCATAAATGATTACAGGCTAATTTAAACGGTGAGAAACTATTTTATTCAGTAATTCGAATATAGCCGTCTTCTGTTACGCGAAAATCCGCATATCCACTTAAAGGGCTAAAGGTTAGTTTGACGTTGCGAGGGCGCTCGACGGTGAAATCGATCATTGCGGTATAAAGCTTTTGTCCTACGCGAGTTGCGGCGGCATCTGAGAGTTTTAAACAATCGACATCGCTGATCCAAATAAAGTTTTCAGGGTTAGTGCTTATATTATTTAAGTAATTAAAAGGAACCCCTCCTTTATAATCTCCCACCGAATTAAAAGGCAATTGAGATGGGTCTAAAAGAGTAAAGTTAGAAAGTCTAGAATCTCGAAATATAGATAGAACTCCATCTATTTGAAAGGAACTATCCGCCACAACCAAGACTCGGAATTGAGATACGGTATTCTGAGTTCCGCCGAACATAAAGTCTTTATTATCCCCCGCATTATATTTAACAGCGCAACAAGGAAAGGTTCTCGTACTATAAGGAAGTCCCGTTGACGGGATTTGCATCGAAGTTTGAGGCTTGTGCTCGAATTTAGTTTGAGAAATAAAAGTATCTTCATCTTCATTGGTATAGAAGACATCGAATTCGCGAACCGTATAGCTCCCACTCAAAGGCGCGGCTAAAGGAGAATTAGAGCCAATAACCCCTTTATCGAAACTAATATAAATACCAGAATCTCTGGTCAAAAAATTTCCATTGGCATCGTAAACACCCGTAGGAACGCTTACGCCAGAAACTCCAGTATCATAAGCCCAAGGTCTATAAGGAGCAGAATAAAGATACTGATTACTATAATAATCACTTTTAGTAGGATAAAGCAAAGAACTAGCGTTAAAGAAAGCTCCGCCGTTGTTGACTAAAGTAAAGTCAAACCAAGACATAAAACTTGCAACAAGAACGTGATCGTATGTTAACTTCATTATTCTCCAAAAGCGTGATAGAAATCGGTTGAGCCGACAGACTCAACAAAGTTTTTAAGTATTTCTTTTGTATAAGGGGTGGGCTTAAATGATCCTTGATTAACGACAATAAGTTGTCCGTCCTTGGTTTTAGCCTGAATACCTTCTTTAGATCGACCATTAACCCAATGTTTATATAAATAATAAGAGAAAGTATCCGTTCCTTCTTCTACTATAGCTACCCAAGAACGATTTCCCGAAGTTTCTCCCCACTGGACGGGGGTGTTTTTATAAATTTCTTCTTGCGTTGGAATTCTAGCTGTAAAACGATAAGTAATGAAATTACCTCCTGAACTTTTTACAGGAATTGTATTTAATCTTACAGATTGATCAATTAAAGAATGTAAATCTGCGATTTCTTCTTCTTCCGATCCGTCCACAAATCCTAAAAATGCACAAAGATTGCCCGGTACTTTAGCCCGCGAAAGGGTTCCTGAAATATTATCTCCTTGCGGCCCCTCTAGAATTTCTTCGGTAACGACATGTCGATCGAATTGATCTAACATTTTTTCCTTAGAAACCTCAAATCTATCTTGAATTAAGGACACGGCATACTCATCCAATCCTCTATTACGAAGAATGGCGGCTCTGATTTCTGTAACATTAATTCTTCCCGTTGCCATATTAACTATTTTGTTCTAACCATACCGTCCAAAATTCAGGAGTAAATAATCCGTGACGACGATAAGCTGTGAAAAAATTAAAATTATTATCGTCAATCTGAACAGTCTTAGCTCCGTTAATGAAATCATATCCGCTGCAATTTAATTTCAATCGAACGTAATTTTTATCATTGCGAAAACGAATTTGAGGTTCTCCTCGTGCCGAAAATTCTCTATCCGAACTAGAGGTTTCTAGTAATTCTTTATTTCCGGCTATGCCCGGCATATACCAGATTCTCGCGTCTATTACGCCGGATTGAATAACATATCCAGATGAGCTTGTGTTTTCTTGATTATCTCCGTAAGGAAAAACAAAGTTTGGGTTTTCGCTCATTACCACTCGTTCTGCTTGACGGAAAACCGTGAAAGGGCGAACAAATATATCGTGAATGTTAGCTAAATCTTGCTGATAAGATTGCTTTTCCGCGTCCGAAAGAAAAATATTTCCATTGCCTTCCATAATTAAAACGAAGATGACCGAACAAAGAACCAGTCGTAGTAAGGAAAAATAGTATCCGCAAACCCGCCATACATATAACGGTCAGTATAAGGGGCAAAAATAGTATCGTCGCCGACAACAGCTAAAGGCTGACCAACATTTAATTTATACTGAGCTATCATATAATATAGTTTTTGTTGAGAATCTTGAGCCATTCCTCGGAACGTCTTTGCTAATTCATTACGAGAAACCTTAACGATTCTAGAGTCCGCTTCCTGTAAGCTAGTCCAATCAAACTGAGATGCGCCAAGAAGATTATTAGCATTTCTTAGATAATAGTAGTTGGTAAACATTTCTTGGTAAACCGCCACTTCCTGATAATTCATAGGAGGAACAGCAAAGCCGGAAACGGTATTAAATGTAGTTTGTAAACTATTATTTAACTCTCCAATGTGATTGTCGAGCCAACCAGAAATATAAGCAACGGAGAACGCGGTACCAGAACCCAACATTAAATCATTGGCGATACCGCTAGCAAATAAACCCAGATTAGTACCACAAAATAAGGGTACGGAATCCGGGTCTGGAGCGCCAGTAAAATAGGTTGTCTGTATTCCTGATCCTGAAACTCCAGAACCAAAAAACTCAAAACTAGAATCGAAATCGGGCATAATAGTATTTACACTAAGTAGCTCTCGTGTTCCTCCTTAAGATACGGACAAACCCATCTTCCCGCTTCAACATGTTTCTTTATCTCTATCGCTCCGAAAATATCATCGGAGTAGAACTCGCGCCAGCATAGGTAGTCGCCGAGTCGATTTCTTTGGTGAGGGTCAATAATGAATATAACGTGCATAGTTTCCTTTTTAAATATCGACACAGTTCATCTGTATCGATTAATTCAATTAAGGAAACTTAAGAGCTAAACTTTGTCTGGCTCTTCTTAGCTTTGTCAATAGTAGCAGTCACGAGATTCTTATCTTTAAAGTCTCTCGAATCCTCTACCTTCCCATTGACTTGCTTTGTTGGCAATTTCTTTTTCATTATCTTGGCTTATTCGCGCCCTCTGCTAGAAGAACACGCATTTCTGGAGTTTGGTTAATTTTAATAGGCTTAAAAGCAGGGCCATTTACCGAAGACGTTACTTGACGGAATTTCTTCATCAAACGTTCGATCATAATATTGCGATTATCATTAGGATTAAGTCCGGTGCGCCAACATTCTTTTTGAATATCGATGATGTTTAAACCGACGAGGGAAGTTCTATATTCGGTTTCGTTATAGGTCTTATAAGTAGCCCCGTGGAAACCAAATAGCTCATCCATCGATCTATAAATTTTCGTGGGGGTGACTTTAATAACCGCCCCTTGCGCGGAATCGTCCTGTCCGTCTATCCGCTTGAGTTTCTTAAGGTTAGGTTTACGAGTTTTCTTAGTTTTTGTAGCCATAATGATTTGTACTTTCACTGCCCATTACACAACGTTAAAGTATTTAGGAAACTCTTTTTTGTATTTTTCAATTCTATCTAAAACTTTGGGATTATTCCATTTTCTATCTAGTTTGGGGATAGGAAGTTGGCGAAGAGTGTCGATGATGATAGCGGCTTGAATTCCACAGAAGCAAATTTGATAGTATTGATTATTATAGTTTTTTATTTTACTTATTCGTTTTCGTATTTTAATAGGAAATTTCATATTTAAAAAAATATTAAGCCATTCGATGATAGAAGAAGAACAAGATACATATTTTACCATCAACGCCTTATCGTTGCAAAAAATGCATCCATCTCCGTCGGTATATCCGACAATGTAAGCTAATTGTAAATCGTCGGATAGATTAGCGGGTTTGAGTATTTTTGTTTTTAAAGGTACAATATTAAATATATTCTCCAAGTCTATTTCTGCCTGTTTAAGTCCATTTAGTCTCAGGGTAAGCATTTTTGAAATATTACCCTTTTTTGTTAATCTCGTATGCGGGAAATAACTTCCGGTATATTCAATATCTTTAATAAAAGTATCTAAAAGAATTCTATCTATAGCATTAATGGAAATGGAAAGAATTGTGCATTTTCCTTGTTTACGAACGCATCCATCTGCTGCTATTTGTCCCGCCCAATATGAGTTTATTAAATTTGGTTCTGACCAAAATTTGTCGTTAAAAGTATATTTTGATTTTCCATATTGATATTTTTTTAACTTAAGATATAGCGCTCTATTATTAATCGAGCTAATAGAACGATGTGGTAATAATTTTTGAATTGAATAAAATGTAAGATGAAAATTTTCTTTCAAGATTCGATCTTCCCAAGGTAGCCACTTAATTTGTATCATACATAATTATATTACTATATTGACTAAATATCCACTTTTTCTCAACAAAAAACCCGAATTTCTTCGGGTAATTTGTAAGTGATTGATTATTAATCAGATCACGAGCCCAACGAGTTCGCGAGTCGAAGTCAAAAGATGACCGAGACGTAATGAACCATAGAATCCAATTCTTTCAGAACGGGAACTGAACTGGTCGTCGGGCTGTAGGGTGAAAGTAGAGCCCGTATCCAAGTCTCTTTCGATAGCGCGGAAAGCGAAATCGTTTCCGGCTAGGTTTAGTCCGATAGCCAAGTCGTTTCCAGAACCGAAAGACTGAGTTCCAGTGCCGTCTAGCTTGCTATATTGCTGGCCTGCCTGAGCAGCGATTTGATTGAATAGAACAGTAAATCTCTGATTTACGCCCAATTCGACCATTTCGATTAGGTTAACACCCAAGAGGCTCTGCATTCCTGCTTCGCTGAAAGCCTGTGCTCTTACAGAGTCAGGCAGCGTTACAGTCGCGGAGTTCGTGTTTGTTAGTCCACCAGTCAAGTTACCAGCGCCAAGAGCGGAACGAGTGTTGATAGGGTTATAAGCCATCGTTCTGATGAATTCCATCAATTCGGGCGAAATAACCAAATCGGTCAACTTACCGTATTGCGTAGCAGGAGTACCACCAGCAAAGGATTCGTTTTGACGCTTGATTAATGTGAATAGCTTGTTGATGTCGTCTAGAGAAATCGTTCCATTTCCGCCTTCCTGTGTTAGCAACACAGATTGGCGTCCTTGGTTATTTGCGGAAGCGAGGGCGGTTAGAATAACCGTCCAAGCGTTACGATTTAGCTTGAGTAGGATTTCCTGCATCAAACGTTCTAGGGACTTTCCAACTACATCGAGACGAGTCTGAGTAGCATACTTTCTTAGATAAGAAATAGCTGAATCTAGACGATAAGTAGAAAACTTAACTTCATCGATTGGCTCATAGATGTTGTTGGTAGGTAAACCACCGGCCATAGACTGTGACCAAACTGAGAAATGCCCTTCGTTTACGCCCAAGAACAATTCTAGAGGTAGTGATGGATCATCATTTTCGTTATAGATTAAGTCTTTATAGAGAAGCTTGGTAGTATCGGCTTCGTTGATAACATAACCGAGAGTAGGAGAAAGAAGGGCTGCGAAGGCTTCCTTAGCGGCCTCGGCGGTTGCCTTATTTTTCGATCCCATCTGGCGGATGAGTTCTACTTGTTCGGGTAGGTCTTTAATATTAAGTTGCATATTTTTCTATTTCTCCTGTATTCTATAAGATTATCTACGGCAGTCGATATCGACTAGGATAAATCCGTCCTTATCGGCAGCGCCCAAAACTTGACCTACAGCTAGAGGATCGGTTGCGGTTGTCACAACATATCCACCGCTTACATCGGCCTTAACACCAGAGTTCGTAGGATTAGCTAGTAGA